CATTATTTGGGCCTAAAAATTTAACAAAAGTATATTGAGATCCACCGCGTCCCATAGACATTTTATGCTCTTGATATGCACTCATCATTTGATTAGCATCAGGCATATTATAAACAGGCATTTGTCCTTGCATAGGATATGGTGATTGAATAGGATATCCTTGTTGTGGAAATCCTTGTTGCGGCTGATATGCATTATTAGGATATTGAGGTTGATTATTAGGATATTGAGGTTGATTATTAGGATATTGAGGTTGATTATTAGGATATTGAGGTTGATTATTAGGATATTGAGGTTGGCCCTGTACAGGATAATATTGAGGAGGCATATTTGTGTTTGATGAATTACTCATTTTTTCTCCTTAGATGGATAAAGGCGCACCATCTTCTGTATTACGTCTATAAACCATAGACTTAATTATTTCTTTTTTAGATAACAATGCTTGCACAATATATGATACTGTATTATATACTTCTTCGGCTCTTTCTACCTCTAAGTAATAATTAGAATAAAAAGGATCTACTCGAATAAGTGAATCTATTTCTTTTTCCGTATGCTTTTCCCCAGTATTTCTATACTTTAAATATTGTTGTGCTTTCCATATACGGTATTCTCGTGCCTTTATATCCCATACTCTTTTACATTGCGCACAGTACCTCCCCCAATGCCCAATTTTTGCAGATATTGTCTGAACTTCTTCTTGTAAATTACTTTCATCTATAAAAACTTCTTTAATAATATGTGCACCAGTTACTTCCCACCATGGAGAAGTAGATCCATCTAAATTAATAGTGTGTATATTAAAATTAGATATATTTTGTAAACGTTGAACAAGGACATTATACATAGACATTATTTATTCCTTTCATGCAGCTAATTTCAATCCACGTTTTTCAGACCAATTAGTTAACGTATATTCAGAGTCAACTATTATAGGAATAGGTTTAAATTCTTCATAGTCTTCCATTACTGTTTTAACTATTTTACAAAATTTAGGCAACACATCTACACAACAATCATATTGTACTTCATCATGAATTGTACAGACTGGAAAAACTAAACCTTGTAATCCTTCAGACATAATTGCTTTATGGATGCGAACAAGAGATTCTTTTGTTAATTCTCCCGCACTACCTTGGATATGCGTAGCAATAGATTGCCGTTCAGCCCTACTTCGGTCTTTTATATTATAACTATTAATATTAGGAATTCTTCTCGGTCTCCCAAATATATTAGTAAAATAACCACCATTGTTTCGAATGTATTCCCAAAGATTCTCTCTAAATAATTTGACACCATGATATCTTTCAAAAAATTTATTAAGAAATTCTCGAGCTTCCTCAACTGTGATATTTGCTGCGGCTGCAAAATGATATTCAGTCATTCCATAAGATAAACCAAAATTAATTACTTTAGCTAATCTACGAAAAGCCTTATCCTTATTCCCAAATACTTCTAAAGAAGTCCTAGAATGAATATCTTCACCATTTAGATAAGCTTGCACCATTACTGGATCTTGTGAATAGTACGCTAATATACGCAATTCTATTTGTGAATAATCCCAATATATACGAGGCCAAGACTTATCTCTTACTATATAAGCCCTTCTAATAGACCAAGGATCTATTCCATTATGCTCTAAGTCAACACCACTGTATTCAATTGCTCTGTCATCGTCATCGGTAGGTTGATTTTGTAAATTAGGATTTCTACAACTCAATCTAGATGCAATTGTTCCTATTTGTTGAAAATCGCAATGCACTAGATTTTTAGAATCCATACAACGGACAATGGAGTCAGTATATGTATTGGCTAATTTATCAGCTTCTTTCCATTTAGATATAAGGGATAAAGCAGAATGGTAACTTGAAAATGTTTTTAAAACGTCACTATCCACTGATAATTGAAATTTTTTTGTTTGTTTAGTTAAAGGTAAAGATAAATCATTCAATAAAAAATTACGTAATTCATCATCAGAAGCTATATTAAAATTACGTATTCGCATATTATGGAATAAATTTTCTTCTACTTGGGACTTAACTATTTGTAGTTTACTCTTTAAATCAAAAAGGTAATCCGTATCTATAGGCATGCCATTTTCTTCCATATCGCAAAGCACACCTAATAAATCCATTTCAGTATTAAATACCCTAGAGTAATCAGTTGATATATGATTCCTTTCGTAAAACCAATAAAGCTGAGTAGTAAAATCAACGTCGTAACAAGCATAAATTCCACAAAGATCAATTGGCAAATGAGAATAACCAAATTGGTATTTATATTCAGTTATCTTCATATTATTAAGCTTAGCTAATTCTTTTAACTTAATATCAACTGCTTGCTCATATAATTGAGCATCTTTTATATTTAAATCTAAAACCGCTCTATTCTTTAAAGCAGCAGATACATTTTCATTATAAATATGTGCCGCAATCATTGTATCGTATCGAGGTCCATTGATACTAATACCTTCTTTACGAAACATATGTTCGTCAAACTTAAAATTATGTGCAATTTTTAAACGATCATTCTCTAATAATTTTTTTAAACCACTTGCACACCTACTAAACGATAATTGAGTTTCCCCAGTTTTATGTCTAAAAGGAATATAGAAACATTTAAAAGCATTATCTAAAATTCCTGAAAAAGAAACACCACAAATAGAAGCATGCCTATACCAGGCAGTTCCAGAAGTTTCGGTATCGAAGGTAATAAAAGGAGATAGCTCTAAAAAATGAACCATTCTTTCAAATGAGTCATAATTTCGAACTATCTCCTTATTGCCTTGAAAAGGAGGAAGGTTTAAAAATTCCGTAGGCGTGTACTGAAAAACCATTCACTAGAATAAAAACTATTTGAGCCGCATAGTTACGGTAACAGTTCCAAGCGCATTACTGAACTCAGAAGAAATGACTTCGCCAGTGGTCAAAGGAAGAATTGCTTCAACCGAAAAAATCGAGGTCCGCTCCAATCCGGACACGGCTTTGCCCCTTTTGGACGTTTGCCCTGACGACGTTGCTTGGGGCGGATTCGCTGGCCCACTATTTGTTGCACTAGGCTGTACAACGTTGGATACCGATGTCCTTTGTAACGGTAATACCCCTGGCATACTACCACTCGATGTATTTCCCCCTGCCATTCCCGCAGTAATACCATTCCTGGCAATAGGTTGCGTATTAACCTGTTCTGGCGTTCCCGTTGCCACCGACGGTGATTGACTTTGTTGGTATGCCTGAAGTTTTTTCGCCGAGATATTGCCGTAACCTCCGCATACGGCGCAAGGATTTCCGTCTGGACCAAATCCATTATTGCAATAAGGACAATCCATCAAATCTTTTGGTCGCTTTCCCTTTCGCTTTTTACAAGGATCAGATGACTGCTGCGGTACTTGAGTAGGAGGAGTAGGCATTTGAACAGGAGGAGTAGGCATTTGAGTAGGAGGAGTAGGCATTTGGGGTACTTGAGGAGGAACAGGAGGAGTAGGCATTTGAACAGGAGGAGTAGGAGGAGTAGGCGCGGCTCCCCCCATAAACTCATCGTATTCTTGTTTTAGCACATGAATAGATTCTACAGGAATAGTCAACGCCTGTGAAAGCTGGTCATTGGTAATACCAGGATTCATCGATACTACTTCATGAAAAACCCCATGCAATAAACCGTCTTTGCACTTAGTAGCAGCTGAACACTCTTTGCAAACTGGATCGACATTAGCAGCCCAGCCTTTAGTATAACATTCAGAAAGTTGCATTTGATCTACTGTCATTTTAAAACTCCTTTTGCTTTTTTCAAAACGTTTTGGACTTTGTAATAAAAGCCCGATTCAAGTTCTAAATAGTTATAAGACTTAAACACCCATTTTAGCAACAAGTAATATTCATATTGTGTCAATTTTTCTTGCAAAATGTGTATTGCCTCAATAGCTTCTATGTATTCATCGTATGTAATACTTTCATTACTAGCTAAAATATAGTTTAATTTATACTTTCTAAGTAAATCAATTTTAATATTTTTAGCGACCTGAAATAAATAAGAACGCTTATTTTGTAATAAAACATTATCTTTTATAGTTTCTAAATATTTAATACATAATATAGATTTATAGTCCTCTAAAGAATATCCAAACCTATCCACACTATTTTGTGGCACAAAAAATGTATGACGTACTACTGATTCTATAATCTGCATGTCCAACTAAAACACCTCTATTATAGAGTAAAATAAAAATAAAAACTTTACAGGAGTTTTACTACAAAAATGTCATATTTTGATGTACATTTTTTATATAATAAAATCAGATACTTAAACAATGTGCTTTAGTAATTTTTGAAAAATATCAAAAGAAATTTTATACCATGACGACTTTTCCCCCATAAGAAAAGTTTTTGCAGCACCTAACCCCATTGCAATAGATATCGCATAAAACGCATTTTTGGATATACCAAGTCGATCAACGACTTGGTTAATCTCATCTAAAACAACTTGCGTTAATCTAATATCAGTTTTTACCCTATTATCCATTACAATACTCCTAACGTAGAGATATTATTAGCCAATCTAGAATAATTTGTTCGTATTATGTTTAAATCATTTCTAGAATAATCGCCTGGATCTCCTTGGGGAAGAAAAACTACCCTTGTATTGAATATACCACTCAATAAAGGAAGTACTTCAAACATTTCTTTTATAGCGCCAAAAGGCTCTTTTTCAGAAGGACCATCCCACATTAAATCAATATTACGAACATTATGTTGGCAAAGTTTTAATATTTGTTTTTCAGTGATATGTTTTCCGAAAGTGCAAACTGCGTCGTACCCTGTATGAATTGCATCAATAGGGCCTTCTGTAATTACTACTCTGTCCCAACGACTAGCATTTTCCAAATTAAATAAAACATCTTCTGTTCCAGCAACCCCAGAATCTTTTGGAGGATTAAGAGATTTTAAATATATTTCTCCAGGTTGTGAATCCCACATAGCACGTCCTTGATAAAAAATTAACTTTCCTTCCTCATAAACTGGAAACATAAGTCTATTTCTATACCGCCCTCCATCACAATAAAATAATCCAAAATAATAAACATCTTCTAAAGTTATACCCCTTTTATAGCAATAAGGCAATATGCCGGTAATACTTTTAGAAAAAGGAGGAAAGGGTATTTCTTTTTCCTTAACAATACCTTCCTCCAAATCAGTGTAGGTAAAGCCTTTTGAAGTAATTCCGATATTTTCTTTAACAAATTGTTGAGCTATTTGGTAAGTAACTCTATCTAAAAGCATTACTAATTGAACTATATTACCAGCACCTTTAATAGGTACACGTTTACCAAATTCATTTCTTTTATACTCTTGGCATACCCAACAATGCCAAAGCTTTTTTGAAATATTCACTACTAATTTATCTCTATGGCAAATAGGACAATTAAGTACCCATTCATCTGTTTTACAAGATACAGGATTAAAACGCATAAGGTATTTTTCTAAATTAAACAAATATCTTTCCTAGTCATCTCATAAATGGGAATACTAATCATTGTATAGGCGCCCTCACCTGTTGTATGCCATGTTGGTAATTAGTGACTACTTTTTCAGTATTAAGTGGCTTTCCTCTAAGGTCTCGTATAGTCATTGTATGGAAATCAGCGTATACAGGAATAACTATTCCTGCCTCGTTATCTCTATATAATTCTGCATATAAGCGAGCTTGCTTCGCATCTCTTTCTTCTTTAGTTTGATTAATACTGCCGATAAAATCTACTTTTTGAACCTTTGCTTGACAGTCTGCTATATTCTTAAAACTCAATAAACCAGCATCTGTTTCAATGTCTCCTTTAGGTCTTTGCGGTTGAGAAGCTGTCCAAATAGAATAGCCCCTATTTGCTAAAGATTTTATGTCCTGATATGCTGCTCGTTGTTTGGATTCCTCTGAGTTAAATTTACCTCTGGCACTTAATAAATCGCCATAGTCAATAATCACTAAGGAAGGAATCCAATTATATAATCTTTTTAAATCATTTATTTCTCTATGAATATCTTCTATGTTATAATCCCATCGTTCAGTAAATGATCTAATTACTAAACGCTTTTGTAGCATCTGATACTCTGAACAAAGCGCTTTATACACATCAGCATTGAACTGTCCACGTTTAACTAGTCCATAATTTTCATTTGCAAAAATAGCATCATATCGATTAGCAACTAATGACCCAGAACCTTCCAAAGGGATATGTAATACATTTTTTAAAGACCTACGAACAGCTTGCACTCCATGATTCACTAATAAAGTGGTTTTTCCACGTTTAGAATAACCAATCCATAAACCTACTTCACCTAAACTCAAACCTCCATCTAACACTTTATCAAGCAGTACTATACCCGTAGAAGTAGAATCCATTAATGGATCAAATGACAAACGCTCCATAGTTCGTTGTTGAAAACTTTCAAAGAACCATTGTCTATCTTCTGTCTCCCAACTAGTTTTGGAAATACTATCCATGGCTTTAGACATATGGTCGTAAACCTCATTCATTTTACTAGTATTCCAAAGCTCAACACTTTCCTGAAAAGCCCTATGAAATATATTCCTTTTAATAAATTCTAATGTTTGATCTTTTAACCATTCAATTGAGGAAACATCTGCTTCTTGAACTCCCTCTAAAGTTATCCTATATAATTCTCTGCTAATTCCTTGAATATTTTTTGTCTCTTCTAATAGTATTCTCAAATTAGGAATAGCATTATACTTATTTCGGTATTCAAGGATGTAATTATAAGCCCACATCAATACTTCATTCTCAAAATATTCTACCTTTAAATGTGGAATTACAACTGAAGCAAAGCTATAGTCTTGGGTGATTACCAATAAAAGGCTTTTTTGATAATCTACTCCAAATGGAAAAGTTACTATATTAGCATTTGATCCAAATGAAATAGGAGATCTATTCATTAACAGAATTCCGTAATTCTATTATTTTTTGCCCAACTAATTTAGTTAATTCAGCATAACAAGTATGCCTGCCGTCACAATGATTACAAATAATACTTTTTGGATGAAAACCAAAAGTTTCTTCTTTCATGTACTGCATACATAATTGAGATCCACCTTTTACTAGTAATTCCCTTTTACGCTGTTCCACTGACGAAACTATATCTTTATTAGCATCAAATTGAATAGTAGATGGATTAGTTACTCCAGTATACTCATTAAAAAATGAGTAATCAGTTACTTTGTAAAATCTGGGTATATGCTTTTCAGAACATAAATGACTTATTTCTAACTTAGGAGCAAATTTCCAGTATCTCATTACAAATAACGTGTAAAGCCACTGCCTCACAGGTATATTCTTAGAAGCACACCAATGAACCAATTCATCAAACAATTGTAATCGTTCTCTTGTCGGTTTTAACGGCTTTAAATAAGGTACTCTTGTTTTTAATAAACGCACATTATCCGTTTTATCACGGTAATAACAATAATCTCTAAATAATTGTTCATATAAAGGCATTATGAATCCTTCCTTAAATATCTAGCATTACCAGTCACAACCTATACAATATAGAAAATTTTTTCCCATGATTATATAACATAAAATTCAATAATTTATTATAATTAGCAATATCAACCATTCCGACCACTGAAATAATGATATTATCAGAACAAAGATCATTATAAACAGTATAAGTATTATAAAATGTAGTAAAATCAATTGGAATAGCTACAGGAAAACTATTAATAATAATTTCCTTAATATTGAAATTACTGTGAAATGCAAAAAATACCCCATCTTTTATGTTTTCAATAAACTTTAATTTACTAAGTCTCCAATAAATAAGAAAATTAGTAGTATTAAGCTTTATATGATAATCTATACCTTTATTTGTATAAACGTCTGTATGAATCATTTTAACTCCTTAAGCTATTTAATTGTATTTAATAAAATTAACTTTCCTACTTCTTTTAATTCGTCTTCGCTTAATAATGATGTGCGCACCTCTTTTACTGTGTAATTAGCTCCAGTAAATTTATTATATTCAGTAATATTGTGACCAGTAGGAATAGTTTTTCTATGTTCTTCGTATTTGACTAATAACTGCTGAAATAACTCCAATTCCTCTATAGACAAAGCATCTATAAAATGGAGGCCATTAATAAGTATATACTTCCTACCAGATTCTATTAACCATCTTTTCAACTGCTCTTTGTCCATTACTTGTACCCCACTATCATTATTTATTAACATACAATACTCCTTTATTCAATATTCCTTATAAGGAAATTGATTTAACCAATTACTAAAATCCTCAGCTTTATTTAATACCGATACATCAAATGTAGATTCATCATAATAAGTATTAGCCCTTTCTAAAGAATGTTTCAATAATTTATTATGGTGTCTATCTGAAAAATCGACCAGTATTGCATGAGTTTTCCCTTTAACCGCTGTACCTATTCTATAGGCATTTTGTGTTAAAGTTACCTCTGCTTTTTGACCATATGCATATACTAGTGAATCTGCTGTAGGTAAATCCACTCCTTCTCCCAAAACTGACGTACCTATCAATATCTTAACTTCTTGCTTAGCAATAAAAGATTTTAATATATCTTCTAAGAGATTGGTTGGCGTTTTGCTATTAACAAATTCAATGGTATGTAAATTTTTTGAATGTCCTTCCATTAGAAAATAACTAGACAAAATATCTTTAATTAGTTGGCCCTGTACTTTCGTATTAACTAATATCAATACACTTCGACCAGTCCTATTCAAAAGTACGGATAATTGAGATACCAATTGATTTCGATATTTATTCTCTGAAATTCCAAACTTACCATGACTAGTATTATAGTTACCTGTCTTGCATTTTAAATTGCCCAATACTGGAACAAAAACTACATGTGTAGGTACCAGAAATTTATTATCCAATAAATATTTACTATCTACCTTGTATAATACATTAGACAATACGGAATGAAGGGCTAATAGGTCATCTCCACTACGAGTGAATGTTCCAGTCATTCCAAATCTATAATAAATATGGTCACATTTTTTAATTATATCATGATACATAATAGCAGCTGCTCTATGAAATTCATCAATAATTAAACATTGCCTACTTTTGTATAATTCATCCGGTAAAGTTACAGCTGTATTAGGTGTGGTTAGGATAATAGGATATTTGGATGCTTCATTTAAAGTTTTTTTACCAGATAGTTTAATGGAATAATTTTTATAAAAAAATGAATCCAATGCTCGCTTAGTTTGTTCAATAATAGCAATAGTTGGGGCAATCCAAATAGTATTATGGTTTAATCTTCTTTGCAAATCACAAGCAATCCTAGTCTTACCTGAACGAGGAGGCATATCTATAACACCTCTGCCCCACCTATAAGCCTGTTTAACCGCCTCTTTTTGATAATCCCTTAACGGTATGTCCACCATTTCAGGTAAATTATCTCTAGGTCTGATTCTTTTATCTACTACGTTAGCTGGAATAGAATGTTGTACTAATATGTTGTATACATAGCCAATTAAACCAGTAAGAAACCATGGAAGCATCGTCTTAGGACGATTCAATAGTCTTACCCAACCATCCCAAGTTCTCATTTCATTTACTAATTGCACAGTAGAATCTACCACCAAATTTGACGGATAACGAATTACTTGATCAATAACATCGAGTATAGCACTACTCGCACCTTCAATATAGGTACGATTATTTTCTACATACAAAGTAATCATTTCATAAATTAATCAAATATTGTAATACATGACAAAGTATCCATGTACACAAAACAGTGATGCAAATAACTAATGAATTATTTTCTATGATCATAGATTTTTGGTAACAAATAAATCAAAATCAGGCTCTAAAGTAAAAGTATATGCGACTACTTTCAAAGTAATACCTTTGCCTAAAAACTTATCAATTAAGTAATCACCTTCCTCCATAGAACATTCATCCAAAACAATATTGATTTCCCTACCTATTCTACCTCCCCTAAGCAATAACTCTAAATCTTGAGCCGCACATATATTTCCTTTACCCATCACTTCTTCATATATTTGTGCAGTACTTCTTTCAGGAACAACCACAATTGCATTAAACTCTTTCGCAATTGCAAAAGCCGCCGTAGTTCTACCTGTACCTCTTTCACCAATTATTCGTAACATTATATTACTCCTTTTCCTTTAATAAACCAAAACGCCTAGAACTCCATGAAAAAATTTCCCCTTTTTTATTTTTACATTGTATATAATATACATCATCTCCTTCGTATTTATGAGTTTCTATATAAATTACAATATCATTATCCCTAGCATAAGCTAGACAATAACTACTTAAAACTTTTAATCTATCCCCCTTTTTCAATAATTTGATCTCTTTTTCTGTAAGCGCATGTGTTTTATTACTCATTTTATTGCTCCTTTCTATAGTGCCGAGAACGGGAATCGAACCCGTATGGGGTTGCCCCCGAGGGATTTTAAGTCCCTTGTGTCTACCTGTTCCACCATCCCGGCAAAGCCTCCTTTGTACCTATCTACGCAATTAAACGGCGCCACGTAGAAAACATATTTCAATACAAAGGAGGCAACCAAAACAAACAAAAACCGGTTATCGCAATCAAATTATTTAATGCGTTAAGGTGGTTTATCTAATGTAGACGAAGGTTGGTGTTTATTATATACCAAAATGCGTATTACTAAAACAACGTAATCCACAGCGTAATACGCATTTGATATAAAAATATTATTTAAACATTTTTTGTATTTAAAATATTTTATCGAACACGTATTAATCAATACTTTATCATTGATTAATACCTTAAGCATATGAACTATTATAATTAAATTAAATTTCATATTATTAATTTTTAATGGCTTTTCGTTTTATCCCTTTATGATAATAATCTAAATCTATTCCGCTTATTTCTTTTAATAATAATTTGCGAACGTGATCCAACTCTTCTTCAGTATGAACTACTCCGCCACTATTAAGATCTAAATACCATTGTAACACTTCTTTTCTAGTATATAAACTATTAACATGAAATATAAAATCCACAGTAATATGTAAAGAATCCTCAAATTCTTTAAAATAACATCCAAATGCTTTTATTTCGTTATTAAGAAATAATCTAACAGCATTTAAACGTTGTTTTCCATCTACTAATACTAAAGGATTTTTTAAATCTGTATCCTTTTTCCAACGCATCCAATTGGCTTGGTTAAAATAAATATCGCGAGAAGATTTTCCTCCTCGCAAAATGAATTCAACATAACGTTGTTGTTTTTCCAAATCCCATACATGTGGTCTTTGAAAATCTGGATCTAACTGTAACTCAAAATCTTCTTTATAATGATTTAATGTTTCTTCTAAATATCTCCAAGAAACATTAACTACATAATTTCCATCACGAGTAAACTGGGGTATATCTTTGAATTTCATTGTAATTACTTTACTACTTTTTCAATTTTAACAACTGCGCCTGAAATAATTTTTTCAATCCATTCTTTAAGGTAAGTCATGTCTACAAAAGGTTTATCTGTGTGCATACTACCTTTTTGAGATATTTGATAACAAAATTCATCCTTACAAGAAGAACAATAAAATGTAAAAATTAAAGTCATAAAACTTCCTTCCTACATCACAGATTTATAAGGCATTTTGCCGGTAAAAGCAACTACTTTCTCATTCCCTTCGGGGATGCAGGATATTCAATAATAAATTCTTGAATATCCATGCATGTACTTCTATACCTAATATCTTTAAATCTTTAAATCTTAAAAGAAAAAACGTACTGCGTAAGCAGTACGTTTAAAGACGGATAAAACCTAAAAACTTTTAAAATTTTTTTGAAAAAAAATGTAAAGAATTGAAATTATTAGGAATTAATCTTCGGAACCCGATGTTCTTCAGTAGAAGGGATAGAATTTGAAGGCCAAATATTCCTTAAATCAGTTTGTAAAGTTTTAAAACGATAATCCATAAATTCAATCTCTTTAGCTAAGGCAGTAGCTTGATTTTTCAATTCTTGTAATTTAGGAAGATTTTGAGTAACAAACTCTTTTGCTTTAATTAGCTCAGAAACTAGATATTTTGTTTCATCATTTACTGCGGAAATATTTCCCTCAATTAAATCTTTTAATGATTCTTGCGTTAATGGATAAATACTAGCACTTTCAGACATTGCAAAACTCCTTTTGTAGTTCCTATAAATTAGGAAACAGTTTCAATCGATCTAGACAATATATTAACATCTTTTCTATTCCAATAAAACCCAACTAAGCTTAAAGACAAACTAATAGTAAAAGTTCCACTACCTCCTAAAAAGGTAATTAATTTATTTCTAATTCTACCTCCCCCACTTACAGTATTATCCATATAAGGACTTGTTTCTATATCCGCTGTACCTCTAAAAGGTATAGTAATATTACTTCCAAAATTATTTTCTTCACTCACACAAAAACCACATCCTTGATCAATAGAATCACAATTCAAGGAACTTCCTGATATATATTTACCCATTCCTATATATAAATTAACAGACGCACTAGGATCTAACTGAACAGTCCCAACTATCGCTACTCTTGCCATTCTACTAAGTGCTCCAGGTATACCTGGAGATCTTCTCTGATAAGCACCTCCTGTGTCAACATAATCCAAATCAATGTAATGGTACCCAGAAGATAAATCACTTGTATAAAAAATAGTACCATTTACTTCAGTACTTAAATAATTAGCTACTTCAAAAGAACGATAATCTCCACCTGTATAAAGTGCTCCAGATAGATTAATAATATCACTAGAAGAACCCGTTGCTGCTTTTCCATGTACTAACCAGCATACATCAATTAATAAATATTCATCATCTCTAAAACCAGTTTGGGGTAAACCGGATTGAGATCTAGGCTTAACCCTTGGTCCTCCATATTTCCAAGGTATTCTCGAGTCAATGTCTGGACCAAATGGTTCAAGCCAAAAAGTACCATCTTTACGTAGCCAGACATAAAGACAAAAACAATTTTCATATCCATTTGTGGCACTTCCTATATAAGTCTTTGCTTCAGCAGTTAATCCGCCATTAGAATCACCATTCCATAAATCAGATAAAACAATTGATTGGCCACTACTATCTTTCACAAACATAGTAGCACCATTTATGTATGCTACACCTGGTTCAATTCTAATTGAATTAACTAAATTACTTATGCTAAAAGATCCACCTGCATAATGATCAATACCCGTTACAACATTCAATCCTTCCAGTAATTGCGCTCTAGGAAATATATTAGTACCATTCTCCTTATACCATTGATTAGACCTACTAATAAAAGAATTTAGATTTCCTCCTGTATAAATATTAGTAGTTTCCAAAATTTTAAATTCATCTATTTTATAAGTAGCCAAAGTTGGGGCATTATCATCTAAGCAACAACTAATAAGCCTTCCACCATTTACTGAAATATCATCCCCATTTCGCAATTTAAGTAATGTTTTATTAGATAAAGAAAAAGTCAAAGAATCTTCTACTCTACCATATTTTAAATGGGAATCTGTATCAAAATTAATAGTGCATACTCCAGTAGTAGGACTACCTTCTAATTTCAAAAAGAAATTAGAATCTCCTATTCCTAGAACATTTTCAATAGGGTCATCATCAAACCCAACATTCATTCCACCAATATCTTTATCCCACCAATTACGTAAACCCCGACCTTTTATATCAATAATGCATTGTTGCATAGCTTTAACAAATGTATGTAAATCAGTTACACCATACAAACTTCTATTATCATTTCTATCGATACTACTTCCTCCTCCATCACTACTCCAACCAGTTTGATAATTATTCTCAACAGAACCTTCAAAATAAAAATCACGTTTATCAATAATAGACATACCTGGTTTGACAACTGTACCGATTAAAAACCATTCTTCACCAGGAATACTAGTTTCTATACGAATAGACCAATTAGCAGAATAACGAGTCTCTATTGCCTGTGTATACTCTGATCCATTACCGGATGGGTTCCAAAATATACGACCTTCATTGTCACTTGGTATTAAGTCAAATCTAATATAAATATTGTAGGAATTATCAGGATAAGTAGATATGTCTATTATCCTGTAATCTTCTCCTTCAGTAGCCAATATTGAATAAATAACTGAACCGTCAACTCTTTGGTGTAATATAGCTTTCCCTTTATCCACCCTTACTTGATTTCCAGATGGATTAGACATTGCAAATCCCGAAATGATACTTTGATTGTATTCATCTGGATTACATATAAACTGATTTACTAATTCCCTAATTTGAGCAGTAACGCTATCTCCTGCTAAAAATTTAAAATCATTAAAATCTACTCGTTCATTAGATTGTACTCTTAATAATTTTTTCATTATTCCTCACTTTCCTAACAATTTAGGAATTACTCCCGCAATAGTCAGATCTTCTAAAAATTCTTCTAATTCCCCAAAAACATCAGATAAATAAAATGGATAATATTTATAAAGTAATGGAGAAGTACTTATGATATTATTATGTACAAGATGATCTTGTAATAATTGGGCTGATAACGCATTACTTATCCCTATGTCCATAACTAAATCACTATTCCATAGACCAGATCGTAAAGTCAATGTATCACTAATTTTAGACCCAGTATCTGAATGAATAAAATCTAGATTAGATTCTGTTTCAAAAGATATCAATATTTGAATATCCAAATTTTCTTCAGGAATTAATGTAGCGTTTAGTACAGCTATATTTGTATATTCTTTATTATTTGTAAGGTAGGACCCAATAGACTTAATTACTCCATAATTTTCCAAAAAACCTTCAACTAGTAAATCAATAATAGTATAGGTACCATTATTTCCTAAATTAGAATTATTGATTTCTATCTTTTTTCCTAAATCATCAGGATATGTAAATTTAGTATGATTATCTCCTAATTTTAAAATATTATTATTACCTAATACCCCAATTATACATCTACTATATTCTATAGGCTCTAATACTATACTAGTTGTAGATAACACGTTTTTTATTTTCCCAATTACATTATTATTGCCACCATATAAATTAGAAATAGATGACCCCTTGACTTGAAAGTACTTACCAACGTCATTACTAGTAAATAAATGACTACCTGTTATGTTAAAAACTGTCGGTGATAAACTATCAACACTACCTACATTATTGTATTCAGAAAACCAGTAATCTTTATAATTTTTAATGTGTATACCTAATTGTTTAATATCAAAAGATCCGCCAATAGTAGGAGGTGCTCCTAAAATTCCAAAAAGTATTTTATGTAAAACAGTTGATGTAGTAAATGAAGTATATGATATATTAGAAACAATGATACCGTTTACATATAAAGAAACACTAGTATTTTTTAATTTAACTATTTTAACATTATAAAATGTATCTAGAAGCAAAGTATAGGATCCACCAATAAATCCTCCTGCCTCAGTATCAAATAAACCTATACTATAATCATCATTAAGACCAAAATTAACAATTTTACTTCCATCATAAATAGCAAAATAAACTTGCTTTAATATACCATTTGCTAATGAAGAAGTACTTGGTATACGAATTACAAAATTTAATTCTACATCTGAATCAACTGTAATTCGAGATCCTTGAACATCAGACATTTCATAATATAAGGATCCAGAAGATGACAAATTAAAATTAGTATAATCACCATTAGCAGTTACATCAGATTCACTAGCAGAACCGTAATAAGTAAATGCATGATCTAATCCATTTCCTTCAAAATACTCATACATACTATCTGAAGGAATTTCGTTTCTAAAATCAAAGGTTTCTCCTAAATCTTTTAATTTTGCATAAGAAACTTTTAATGGACTATATGGCAATACAATTGTGTTATATGATCCACCACTAATGAAACCAAATAAATTTTCAGATATATAAGTTTCTCCGTATGGTGTATCATTTAAAAAATAAGATTCATTTATCTTAATAAATACAACATTAGGATATTGTATTAAATCTTCATATATTTCGTAATTACCAACACCTAATAAAGCATTTAATGCTAATTCTATTCCATAAATAGTACCTCTAGGCGCAAATGCTATAGCTTTAATTATTTCTCTATAAGTATCATTATCCCCATATAAAGGCTTTCGTGGTACACCATATTTTCGCCCAATAGCATCTAAATATTCATCCTCAGCATAACTAACCAACAAACTTTTTTTTGCCAATTGAATTGCATTAAGATTTTCATTTACATTAACTACTTCAGAATCTACATTATGTATTTTTGCTAATCCAAGTTCAATAATACTTTCATTGATATAGTACAATCCGCCTATTGTATTTCCTACAATACTAACATAATAATATAAAATACCATCTATTGCTAATTTACCAGGATAGGACCAATTTAATGTAGATTCTACTTCTATTTCTGTGTCCCCAATGCTTCCGACAAAAACTAATCTAGTAGAGTATAATCCACCTAACTCATTATCAGATTCACCTATTATCCCAGAAATAGCTTGGAGTATCCCCATAAAATCAGTATTAACAGAATTATGTAAACCAGTAGCAGTGGGATATTCTACAGAACCCCAAGGTTCTATCGTACCATATTCTCCTAAACCATAACCTTTAACAGTCATCTAAAATTTCCTTTAAAGCAAACTATTTGGTATCCAAGATTTACTTCCATCTTTTGTAAAAGTAGATACCTTTGAAAATTGTGAATGTTTTATAATAGATTCTCTTTGTCCATATGCTTTTATTGTAGGTAATTTATTATCCCAATTAGGCTGGGGTATTTTACAATTTTTCATAGATTCAAAAATTCTAAAAGGTATTTGCCAATCTGCTTGAAAATAATGAATAGGTTTCATAGCCTCTAACGAAAGTATAGCGGCCTTTTTAGATAGCAAATAAGCCCCTAAAGTTCTACTAAACTTGACTTGCCCATCATCATATAAAAATAATCTTTTTCCGGGGTGATTTACCCCTATTAAATAATAAAAATCACAACTATCTGGTATAGCTATATTAGATAAATCCATAACAGGTTCAGTATCATCTTCAATTATTATAGACCATTCGTCTTTACTATCTATAAAATCTATCCAAGCTTTCATATGCGATAAATTACAAGCATATGTAGTAGGGAACATATAAAAATATTTTGAATTTATAGGATATTTATTATTATCCCAATTAGGTCTTTTATATGCATCAAAACTATTATTAGAAAATCGCATACCGTCAATAGCAGTAATACGCTTAACTTCATTAAACATTGATAAAATATGAAGTATCCTGTCAGTAGATTTACTCATATTTATACAACGAATTGGGGCATTACTAATAATCATTAACTTGATGCTACATAAGCTGTTTCCGCAACTGTAAATTCAGTGATATGACAAACATGTAAAACAGTATCGCCCACTGATGCGCCAGAAACGGTAACATCTAAATTAAACCATCCATCTGTAGCAATATAATCAACACTAATAGTAGGTAACCAGCTAGCCCTATCTAACACAACTAAAGCACCGTCTCCAGGTTCATCGGCATGATATGTAGAATTCCATAAAACCCAATTAAATTTCTGAACATAAATTGCATCTATATGTGAACCTGTACAAGAAGAGACTACTGTACCACTGATACAAATAATTCTATTTTCAGGTATCTTAAAAGGAGTATAAGAATCATCCTGAGAATCTGATAATTTGTATCTAAAATGTGCTGTCTCATTTCCACTAGTCGCTACTGTGAGTATTAGCCCGTTCCCCCCCATCACACTACCGCTATTAGTATCCTTTCTATCTAAACTAAAATGACTTGCTCCTTCAAATATAGTAGAAACGTACTCCCCGTAGCCCCTAGCGTAATTACCATGGTTCATGGTACAATTTACACCTACTACAAATTTAGGAGATTCTACTCTAGTAATAGGTGAATCAATTGTAAGTAAACTTCCAAAAGTAAAATTTCCTGAAGAAGAATCTATTGATAAACTTCCTGTAGATTCTATTTCTATAAATCCACCAAGGGGTCCATAATTACCAGCCACTGTTTTAAATCTAGCATAAATAGAATCGTCTGCTTTAGCAGTTGATTCTAGTATTGATACTGATGAATCAACTGCTGAAGGATTATCATATTGAAAACGTACTGCTGATTTTCTAGTTCCATCCCCACTTCCTACTTGAGAAACAATGTCTATATCAGCATTTGCATTTGCTCCTGTAGTGGTAGCGGCTATCTGAATATAAGCATCTACGCTATCTTCGGTTGATTCACAAATAAATCCTAAACCTGCTTCAGTACTACCAGAATCTGTAGCAATAGATTTATTTATAATTGATGTATAAGCCGACCCATTAGTTTGCAAATTACGTATATATAAAGTTCTATCTCCAGTGCCTCCTGGAATAGACAATTCAGTTTCATCATTAGGATCTGTAAAATCAGATATTTTAAATACAGCAACATCATCTATTTTAAAATATACATCAGTATCTAATTGTAAAGTGGATGATCCACTATTTCCAGTAGCCTTTACCGTAACTACAGAACTCCCACCCGAAGTATTAGAACTATCCGATAATATATCAATACTAGCTGCTCCATCGGGTAACAACGATTTTATAGAAGTACTAACTGAACCACTAGAATTAGTCGCACTATTCTCAATAGTAATATTCGCAGTATCATAAGCAGTATTAGTAATTAATATAGTGGAATCTTCATCAGTACTAGGCGTTGTATGAGTATTGTATATATCTAAATATTTTTGCTTACCAGTTAATCTTGAATGCTCTGAAGATACAAAATTTAGATATAAAAGAGGTTCCCCATCTATTTCCCACCTATGCTCTCCTTGTGGATTAGTATAAATACCGTAACTTCCTGTACCATCATTACCTTTGGCTTCTATAGAAATAACTGATGCACCACCTGATGTCCCTACACTAGTAGAAACCATACCTAAAGAAGTACTCCCATCTATAGCTGAAGAAACAATAGAACCTGCCGCTGTAGAAGATCCAGCAATTGTAAAATTCAAATAGCCCGTAGTTCCTCCAGGACTATATTTCAAATTCGCATGCGTAGCTAATTGATTAGACCCATCTGTAAATATAACGCTAATGGGATCTAAAGGCATATTTGTGGTTAAATCATTATGCTGTGTTTCTGTCAAATGGTAACGTTGATTAGACGTTCCTCCTTGAATAAGGCTTAAAAGATTATGTACACTAACGGTTCCTCCTGCAATTTCATCAATAAATATAGAAGTAACGTCAAGTGTGTCTGTTCCTTGTTGAGTAATTACTCTTCCTATTAAATAGGAAAATTCATTAACCTGCCAAGGAACTAAAGAAGGAGTAGGAACTTCTTTTGCTGCATCTAATGTTGCATAAGATGCAATTCCGTAAACAACATATATATCCGTATTAGAGTAATTACGATATATCCAAAATAAACCATATTCACTCGCACCTAAAGCGCTTAATCCACTAGCAATATTATTGTAATTAGCATTATCTATTTGAGTTTGGCTAGTAACTTTTGTCCAAGTAGTCCCACTATCTGTTGTATAAAAATTAGACCATGTATCTGATGAACTAGAATCAAAAACAGAAGACACTACCTTAGATAAACCCCAATACATCCATCCAGAAGTTATAGCTAAATTACGAGTACCAGTTCCACTAATAATTATACCCGTCCCGTATTCAGGCTTATAATTATTTTTAATAATAGATTTTTCATTAATACCATATCCTAAATCAGAACCTTGTGCGTCTATGTTGAGATATTCAATAGAAGTGCTTTCTCTTTTTACTAAAGAAAGTAAAATTTTATTTAAAGCAAGTGAGCTAGATAAATCAGTACTAGCAGTAATAGTAGGGGTAGCAGCATAATTAGCTACAATACTACTTACATCATTATTAGTAATACTTAAAGCAGTAACAGAGGTCCAATTAGCAAAAACAGTATTTGCATTTTCTGTATTAGAGGACTTCACTAAACCATTTAATGCACTAATATCTATTGTTCCACTACCCCCATCTGAAATAAGGCCATCAGTGGAACTTAGTTTCGTAGGACCTTGTACGAAATTAAGATATGTTTGCAATGCGTAAGCAGTAGGAGCATGTCCAGATAATACATTGAAATCGATTTCTGTTGAAGGAGCATCATGCACTGATATAGTGTACACCCCTCCTGCTAATGGAGCACTTATACCTATGCCAGCAGAAATAGTTAAGGCGATTGAGTCATGTAAAGTATTAAGTATTTCTACTAAAGTTTGCGTACCATAATTACTATTTAAATCATCCCAATTATCTGCTATAGAAGATAACGCCCAATAAGTATTAGGATATGTAGAATCATCTAAATTTTTATCAGTGAATCGAATTTGTTGTGTATTACTATTACCTATAGCAATATAACTATTTCCTATAGGAGCATGCGCTCCTATAGTTATAGAAGAATCCCCAACTAATGAAGTACTACTTAAACTAATCAAACTATTTACATCGTTAACAGAAGAACTTGCAACTAATGTTAAACTAGTAGGACCTTGCCCTTCTGACCTAATAGCCACAATAGAAGGACTACTAATAGATGATCCACTATTTGATGTTACATTTATTGTCGAACTACCACTAATATTAGTAGATAATAAATCCAATTCACTAATTTTTCCAGTTGGAGCAGTTGCTTGTATAGTAGCCTTACCCCCTGAATTATTAGTATGACCTACCCCCTCTATTACCACTTGAGAATATCCACCAGAGGTAGTTTTATAATTTCCAATTTTCAAATATTGATGATTATCTGCCGCTTTTATATAGGGACCACTATCATTTCCAAATAATAATTGGTCTACACCACCTACGGTAAAAGCCTCTATTCCTGTATTATATAAACGCCTACCGGTATCTATATCAGATTCGTAGCTGTAAGAAGGAGAAGAAGCGCTTCCACTTCCTACTTGAATAGTATCCCCATTTGTAGCAGGAGATAAAATAGTACTCACCCTTTCCCAATAGCTACTACCTCCTCCTCCAATAGATAGATTATCAACATATTGCCAAAAATAAAATTCAGCTAATGCCCATCCATCATCTAAATCAAATTCAACTTTTTCCCCTGCTGCGGGAAATCGTAAATCATGATTAGGTGTTCTAAAACTTAAACCTATTTCATCTATTTCTTGAACACCATTTCTAATAATGGTGCACCTAATAAGATAAGTACCCCACCTAGTAGATGTAGGAGTAAATGTTGGATTACTAGCACTTTGACTAGATAATACGGCAGTAGCAAAAGGTGGTTGATTAAGTAATTCCCAAAAATAACTAGTTACTCCCGTTGTATCGGATAAACTTAGAGTAACTAAAGGTGTAGGATCTGATATTATCAAAGAATATGGAAACGATCTAGATTCTCCACCACTACCCGATCCTTGTCCTGCTACTGCTATAATAATATTGACGGCCATAATTATCTCCTAATTCTCTTCAGTTATGTTCATAGGACCTAATTCATAATTACTAAATAAATTATTTCTATAGGTATATACCTTAGAACAAAATTGCTTATTTCTAACATAAAGACAATTTAATATACTTCTTGTTTCTAAAGTATCTATGTTGACGACAGTAATTGAATAAGGACTACTATCCGCTATATTTAATAAAGGAGTATACACATACAAAGTATTATCTAATTCAGGATAAATAATATTACCTTGTTCAGGTATACCAGAATAACATTTAGCGTCGTCATCATTTAAAAAATCACCAATAAATACATTATAAGACGATCCTTGTTCTAATACCCCAGAAATAATTAGTTCATAGCCTCCATCATTAAATATTTCTGATTTATCTACAGAATTTATTGAAAAAGTCATCGTATACTCACATTGTTAATAGTAGTCCTAGCTAATTGATCATCTAATATAGGAATATTATTAGACGGAGTAATAATAGCTACATCATATACACCTTCTACATTTTTAATTACAGTGATTAAAGATGACACTATTACGTCACCAGATATATCTAAAGTATTTATATAACGTAAAATAGCACTTTCAGCATTATCATATACAATGTCAGTATCATAACCTTCTTGAACTACAATACTTCCTTCAATGTTTACAATTAATACTTGAGGAGCTTTAACTTTTACTCTTACCCCCCCTCCTCTATAACCAGGGTAATTAAGTCTATCCGAAGGAACACCATTTATTACTTTTTGTGCTAATTCTATTATTCCTGTATATTTTGTATAGTCTCCAGTAATAACCTCACCAGCGCTTAATGCCGTTATAAAATTGATTTGGCCTCTAGATGAATCATAGTAAAAATCAACATCTTTTACTAATACCCCCCTAATTGAACTAGTAAGAATAAAAGGCGCATCTTCATTTATAGCAATATTATCTAAAAATAAATAAGTTTCCCCTCCTACAGCAGAATTAGCAGGAGGCCCAGCTAAACCATATGTTACGTTTTCCCCTAATATTTCTTCAGTACTTTGGGCATAGCCTGTACCATCATCTATATATAAAATGCAATTTCCTAAATTAACGATATCTTCAATTAATTTAGCGAATAATATAACTGACCCAGTAATGGAATCAGATAATCCTAATACCGCATTTTCCATCGCATGTGGAGTAGATCTAACTAAAGAATTAATATAACCTTTAATACGTTTTCTATATTGATCATCACTTTCTTTATCTTTTCCTAATAAAGTATCTGATAAATTAATTACTGAATCAATTCCAATAGGTTTATTAGCAAATTTAATTATAGTATTTGCTGATACATTATTAGTTTCTCCTAATAATAAGGATTGTATAGGAATAGGGGAAGAATCTTGACCAGTTGTATGTCCTGATAAAACTGAAGGATCTCCTGAATTAATGGTAAATCCAGATGTTGTTCTAAAAGATACCCCCGAATTAGTCTTTATAATAATTCCTGCTTCTTTAGTTATAGACCCACTAACTATATTCCTAGAAAATACTACAGTGCCTACTGACCTACTGCTTTGTCTACGTAAAAGTGTTTCTCCATCGTTTGTCATATTAGATAATATTTGAGCAAAATCATCTAAATCATCACTTTCAACATTATCAATATCGTTCAATAATAAAATCAAAGATATTTGATAATATTGCTCGTCATCACTCATCGCAGCAGCAGATAATAAATGTTTAACTGTAGAAGAATCAAATAGATCATTCAATTCCGTTCTAGCAACTAATTTAGCAATCATACCCGCTAATATTTGTTCATAACGCTTTAATACAAATCTAGCCATTCTTACACCTTATACGGTAAAACGTAAAGGAACTGACGTATTGAAGCCCTTTACTGAAATAGATAAATCGCATTTTAAACCATCTTCTTCTTGTACTAAAGTTAATTGTTCAATACTATCAATTCTAGCATCTGATAATATTGCTTCTCTTATTCTGTATTTAGCATTTTCTAAATCGGATGGAGTAAATCCTAAGCTTACAATCCTATTTAATCCAAATTTTTTATATAAAATAGCAGATCCTTTTTCTACGATTATACGAAGTATAATTGCTTGTATTAGATTAGGAAGATCCCTAACTAATTTAACATCCATACTTCCTTTTTCTTTATTTATAGGTATATCGTATTTAATACGATTATTTGTATATATATTCGTATCATTTAATTTATTGTAAATTGGGTCTAAAGCAAAATTAGTACCAAATAAATGATGTTCTAAAGGTTCTGTAAGGAATGTTCCTAATATTGACGTACCTATATAATCTTGAATAGGAGTATTATTAGATGGAATAAGTATAAAATCACCAATACCCAAAGAAGAATTAAATGGATGTTCCTCACTTTTTTTAGATAAATCACGAGAAGCTATGTCACTTGAAAATGGATAAGTTAATCCATTAATTATAGCAATATATTGCCATAATCTAGCATTCCCCATATGTTTAGCAGCTAAAGAAGTTAAAGTATCTCCTGAAGAAATTTGAACTCTTTCAATACTGGTATACTGAAATATATCATTACCTATTTCTAATTCTCCATTAATTGCAATGGCATCCCCTTTAGTTAAACCAGTACCTTTACTTTTTAATTCATCAAAGGTAGTAGGTGAATCACTATCTAAAGCAGCATTAATTCTATCTATTGATAAATTGTATCTATTTTGACGCTTTTTAATATTCTCAACTTTGGTAACAGTGTCATTAGCAAATATAGAAGGATTTACAGAGATTAATTCCAATCCTTTATTCAAACTTCTAATGGACTGCACAACCGGTTCAGGAATTTGTCTAACATTACCAGATCTAGATAATTTGTTATAAGTATTTAAGGTTGAATCAATTAAATCCATAGTGCTAAGAACAATTGAATGTGTAGAATCAATTAATCGTTTATTACCTTTTACAAAATCATCTACAGCTGAATTAATAGCTGTAACTGAATCAATAAGAACTGCGATATTGCTAATAGAAGATCGAAGTTCTCCTTGTAAACGAATCAAATCTTGAACGGAACCAGTAGTTAAATCTAGACCTTTTTTAGCGATTCGTAATACATCAGTAAATTGCTCTAGTAATGTTTTGTCTTCAATATAGTCAAAATCAATTTCTTTAGCAGGACCAACTACTGTTAATTCAATTGTGTAATAATATAAAAACCTATTTTTAGAAGCATCTCTTTCTAACGTAAATTTTTTAGGAACTACTTCCCAATGTTCATCATCCTTTGGATTATGAAATCGCAAAGAAGTACCCATTGCAGAAGCTGGATCTTTTTTTAAATCCGCATATGTCCTAAATACAGAATCTTGTAAATATTGAAAATGCCTGTGACCTGATATAGCAGCTAATACTTTTATAGGTAATTTTCTAGAATATGAAACCGTTTCTAGGGATTTAAGATCTGGTTTACCTATTTCTGAACCAGGAATAAACGAACCCAATGATGCTCTAGCAGCACTTTTTAATGGATTAGTATTAGACGACCTTAGTAATCTAGGCTGAAATCCTGTGTGACCTTTAATAGTTAAATTTCTTTTTATAATACCATTTTCCTCAATGAACAATCCCCCCATTTGTGTTTCAGTCTCTTCTACAGAAAATGGTTCTTCTAACATTATTGATTCAGGGGGAAGAATCAATGGAAATAAAAAATTCAAAGACTCTTGATTTTTAACTTTTTCAGATGGAACAATTAATTCAAAGAAATATAAAAATCTTTTTAGGAAATTTGTATCCCCTGTTTTTTGCTGTCTTACTTCTTCTTTTATATATTCAAGCGTACTTACAGTCATGATTATAATAATCCTCAATTATCAGGAATTGTCAACCTATCACTTTCAATAGATATATCCCAAATAGGTAAAGGAGAAGAAAAAATAGGTGACCCAGTATTTGGGCTTCCTACAGGGTGAACATGTGAAAAAATTGCATTATATAAATTGTTATACAAAGTTTTTAAATGTGTAGCAATAGCTACAGATACAGCACCATTTCCTAATTGCAATATAGAAGATAAACCGGAATCATTTATCGTTATAACATTTTCCCCATCTTTAAATACTTCTATATTATTGTCAACAGCTTTAATAACTAAGGTAACTACGTTTACTGGGTTTATAGGATCAGACACATTTTTAAATTCTATAGAATACTTGCTATTCTCAGGTAAACTATGTATTTGATTACCTGTTTCACCTGTAATCGATGGTAAAGGCTCTTTTCCTAAATCATCCGTAATGCCATCATTAGCGTAAACCGTATTTACTACATAATCACCAGAATCTGTTACTCCATGAAAAACCCCATGATGTTTAACTAAATCTGGATCTCCATCCACTAGCTTAAGTTTAATACGCTTTCCTAATTCATTTTCTTCATTATAAATATCACGTGAAGGATGAGGTATCCCTCGTATAATAATTGGTTCATTAAAAGAATTATTAATAAAACCTATTAATACATGATCTCCATCCAAGGAACCCGGATTAGCTCCTATAGTAGAATTAAAATCTCCTGATATATTTTTACTAACTGCTTTAGGTTTCCAAATATTGTCATTATGTATTCCACCTCTTTTTTGAGAAACTAATACTTTAGATAAAGGAAACCATCTGCAATAAGGCATATTGGAATAAACAACTACATCGCAATATACAACACTAGGAGTATTTATTGTGTCATTAATTTTAGGGTGTTCCTCTGAATCAGTTACATAGGTGGCAATTACCACTGCTTTTAATAATAGCCCATTCGGATTACTATTTTCTCTTCTAAATCTAACCGGAATTCCATTTTGTGTACGAACACCTTTACCTAGCATCATAATACTCACCCTATATCTAACTCTTTTAATTCAGCTAATTTATATCGTAATACCATGTTATTTAAATTTTCATAATAGGTATTCATATTACCTATCCATCCACGCGTAACTCCTAAAGTAGTCCGAACACCTCTACCAAATACCCAATCATTTTTTACTTCTTCAATATAATAATTTTCTTCAGGAATAATGTCTTTATTGCCTATTCTTACTCCAGGAATATGTAATCTGCATCCAATTCTTATATCCGGTCTACCATGGGCTAATACAATTGTTCCTGATAAAAAATAAGGATTCAAACAATACCAATCCCTAATTAATTGTCTTTGATATTCACAAATAGCGGCAATATTATTTCCACCAAAAGCTAATGGATTATTAGGATCTGGATGAATTTCGGATTGAACGTCAAACCTTCTTAATCCATGCCTTTTAATACTGTCTTTATCTAGTAAAGGCGCTAATATAGACAATGAATAACTATTCACTTCTTCTTGATATAATCTACTAGACACATAAAAGGCATTGTATCTTTCATATCCTGATTTAGAGACATTATGTATTTCTATCTCTTGAGGAATTATTGTGAAAATAGGTAATTCTTCCCAAGTATCTTCGTAGCCTACGGGTACAGAAGTATCTAAAAAGGGAAAAGGTCGATCCCTAATTATTATTGTCATATCATTATTGCCAATGTCTGATGAATTACTTAATTCTTTACTAAATGGATCTCCTTTAGGAAGATAATCCGTATATACTTCCATAAATAATGGATCAGAGTATTGTTTAGCTAAATCCCATAAAGTTCCATCCGGATTAATAGCATTTAGGTTAAACAATAGCCTTTGTGGTATATTTTGAAAATAAGTGGAACTCCCATCAGATAAAACATTAAAATTAACATTTGATAAAAAACTAGTTCCTTTAATACCTGGCATACTCTTAGGAGGTGTCCAGTTAGGGCCTTCTACATTTTCTAATGCTTCTAAAAAAGATTTCATAAAAGCAATAACAGATTGAGAAGGATTACCTAATAATTCTGGAACACCGTCAAATACTCTAGAACTAACTGCTTCTGTAATTATATCATTATAATAAGGACTGAACCAAACAGGGGTAGCTTCCCAAATCTTGCCAAAACACCTTCCCGTTATCGTATAAGTTTTTACAGTAGCACCTGTACCACCTATATTTATAGACCTATTAATTTCATCAATTATTCCTCTAAATTGATGGTATGGTTCATTGTTTATATAGAATATAATATCTACCCAATCATCATCTGTAAGACGTTTAAAAAGGTCTATAGTTGTTTGAGAATCTTTTAATACTATAGAAAAATTACCTGCTATATTATTTATACTCTTAGTCGTACTAATAGAAATAACTGTAGGCTCTTCACTACTCGCTTTAGTACCTTTTAAATCAAATGCAGTACCTTTTTTACGATTATATAAGATAATAGGATCATCTTCATGTTGATATATTATGGCAGCTGCTCTAGAATTTTCAGAACGTTGAAAACCATATTTTATTTTTTTATAATTGTCTGCAATATTTACCATGGGACACTCGCGCCATTTTTAAGGATATTAACAAATTGATTAGCTAATTCAATACTTATATCTGTAAGAGAAGACATTGCCTCATGTACTGTTTTTAATGGACCATCTGCTAAATTAATAAATGCTCCAGAAACCTTTAATGCATTACGTTCAAATGCTTGCATAGTAGACACCGCTTTACCACCAATATCAATTTGCTTATTTTGCATTTCTGCTTGTGCTCGTAAATTTGGTGCTCTAACACTTACTACTCTAGCGGCTGCGCCGCTAATTCCCCCTGCTTTAGAAATAGCCGCTAATTCTTGTTGCCCCTTTTGCTGTTCTTTAGCAAAATCAGCAATAGCTTTACCTTGATCTCCTGTCGTAGGCCCACCCATTAATTGCATAGCTAACCAATCAAATTGCTTAACACTCCCTTTTACCCCCCATCTTTGTAGCAATCTTTGAAGTAATTCAGACTTTGTCGCCTGATCTCCTCCAACATTTTGCATATAACTTTTTAATGCTTCACTAATAGGAGAACCAGCAATTCCTTCTACACCCATACCTTTTGCTTGAAATTGTAATTCCTCTAATCTACTTCGTGCTTTTCTGTATTCCCCTACACCTCCTCCTCTAAATCCCCCTAATTCACGAAGCATCATTAAATCCGCACCGCTACTAATTCCTTTACTACCTATTCCTTGAAGATACTGAGTAATACCTTGAGCCATATTTATAGCTCTAGTAATAGGTAATCCTGCTCTACCAATATCAGTAGCTAATTTAGAAATGGAATCAACATTAATACCAATACCAGTTTGTTGAAATTGATAAATACTGGAAGCAATTTGTTGCAGCCATTGGTTTATTTCTGAACCAGATAACCCTAAAGAGATGCCCTCATTAATGGATTGTTTTAATGCATTATCCGCTTTCCCCATACCCCCTACAATACCTCCACGTCTACCAGCTTTTAAAAAAGCTCCAGACACTCCCCCCTGAACACCAAATAGAGTTTTTGCCCCAAAAGCAGTTTGTCTTATCCCTTTCGCTTGTTCCCCTGTAGTTACTCCTCCTCCTGCTTGCAAAATAGACCCAAAGAAACGTAAAGTTTCTTCTTCATTCATACCAAGTAATCTAGCCCCTTCCGTTGCTAATCCTGCTAAAGGATTTGTTGCGCGTATTCCTTGTATACTTTGTCGTTTTGCACTTTTTAAATTATCTATTCTTTCTTGATTAAGTTTATACTCCTCATTAAATTGTTGTAAATTAGCTTCCTGCCTTTTTTTCAATTTTTCAGCATATTGAGGAATATTTTGTTCAATAACAGACTTAGTTATATCTGCTATTACTTTAACGGGACCTTGTTCAATTACATTAGATAATAATTGGCCCATTAAACCTGAACCTGGTAACGCCGCTAAACCTGAACCTGGTAACGCAGGCATTTTATTAGGACCTACTCCTAAAGCTTTTCCCATAGGGGTTTCAGATAATTGTTTACCAACAAAACCCTTAAACATTTCTCCAGATTGCTTAGATTGTTGAGATAATTGGTCACTTATAGATTTTGAAATTCCTCTAGATTGAATTTCCTTTTGCAACTCTGAAAAAGTAGATAAGTAAGGAGCCATTTCTAATTTAGTACGTTGATAATTTATATTTTGGTCAGCATATCCAGCTAATTTACCTATTTGTCCACTAAGAAATCCACCTACACCTGGAATAGACCCTAGAAACTGCTGAAGTCCTTGTACACCTGTGAAAGACCCTCCTACTCCAGCCATACCAGTTCTAAAAGTTCTACCGATAGCCATCCCTGCCATTTGTTGTGGCATACCTGGACCGCGTTGCAAAAACATTGCGGGAGTAAACCCCCCTTGCACTAATCCTTGAATGAACGCACCTTGTTTTTGTTGCTTTTCTAAATTTTTAGATATTACCTCATTTTGTTTATCAAGAGCCTTCGAAAGTTTATCTACCTCTTTTGTGGCATCTTTATAATTTTGTTTCAAACTACTAAGTTGTGATCGCATCTTAGATAAGGCATAAATGTACCTATTATTATCCCTAGATACTTTGTCAAAACCTCGTGCTTTATGCTCAACTGTAACAGTAGTTTTGTAATCTTTAGGCATTTTTAAATCCTTCATTTAGATTAGGGGTTATTCCTTCTAATAATTCTTTTTCCCATTTATCAATTAAAGGATCTTCGCTTAAATCACTATCCACTTCATCATTTAATGCTCTGTCAATACTAGTAAGCTGATTAGTTAATTCCGCAAATTCAGCACCGGTAGCCTTTTTTAAATCTTTTTCCAATTGCTCTTTTTTTAATAATAAATCTTTTAACATTTCAATATGTAAAGAAGCTACACTCCTATTCATAAATAACTCATGATTTGGGGGTAATTTATATTTACTAGTCCACCAATTCTCAATTCTAGCAATACCGTCATCAATTTTACGAAGAGCTATCTTCTTTAAATTCGACATCTCCGAAAAACATTGCCTCATGTGAGGCTACCTCCTTATATAAATCCTGTAATAAATCTATATGCACCAATGTTCTTAAATCTTCAGCCCATTTAGGTTTGCTTTTTAAAGAAATAGATAGATGCGCAATTATTAAATTAAGTTCATTAGTTAGTAAATCTAAAGATTCAACTGGAATACCACCACCTAATCGAGACCTTAAAATACCAACTGCTTGATGCTCGGCAATAGATAATATTTTATTAGTAAAATGCCCTTCCCATTTATGCCCCCTTTTATCTTTCCAACAAAAATCAAATTCATATTCTTCGTTAAGCTTAGGATCATCCATTAATGATTCTTTATCTTGTGATATAGATTCTTCAATTAAATCATCCGTACTAGCGTCTAATAAATGCTTAACACCTTTAACCATGTCATCTTCTTTCATTGCATACTCCCTTTGAAAATAAAAAACAATTTCACTATTACCTAACATACCGTATCTAGAAATTAGACACAATACATCAAAATTTTCCCCCTATCAACACTATTGCTAATAGGGGGAGGCTCATAAACCATCGCTCTATGATTTATGTTATCCTATATAACACTAAAAATTAAATATACAATAAAAAGACCCCTAATATAGATGGGAGTAATCTATATTAGGGGCCAAAGCTAAGGAAAAAATAAAATAAGTTTTAACTTAATTCACTTTCATCCAAAGCCCTAATACCTACAAAGTCTATATCATTCCCCATTACCCCTCGTGCGTCAACTTGCCAATTATAACTAGATACTTTCACATTACTATATTCGTGGATTACCTTTCCCGTTTTTGTATCTTCTATAGTTGCTTTCATAATACCTGAAAGTAACAATACATTCCGTAGATGCTCTTCTGGATCCTTACCTGTAGGAGGAAATAAACCCGCACTTTTTAAACTATTCCCTACAATGCGAAACATAGAAGCAGTAAGACTAACACTATATCCAACGGGAACATGTTCTTCCGTCTCAATATTATCCAATACGTCGATTGCCTCATATTGTACCGTTTCTCCACCACTAACATTTCGCGCATAGCCAATAACTTGACCATTTACACTAAATCGACATCTTGCCCCAGTAATAAGGCGTCCTGGTTGACCTTTATCTAAAGACATAATATGCCTCCTTTATTACGCAGTTTGCGGAATAGTTATTAAATGCACTGTTGTTAAGATAAAGTTAATCGGTAAAACAGGAGCAATTTCAACAGATACCTCCATTACATCAGTAATTAGTTCAATATTTAAACTTCTATAAGCAACTATAATTCCTTCTCTAATAAGTGACTCTAGAATACCCCTAGCAACAGAAGCAGCTGCATTTATAGTCCCGGCGAATCCCTTTTTACCTACTGCAAATTCTAATTCTGTTCGAAGGTTATATACTGCGTAATTAACTGCTTCATTTACACTACCCTCAATATATGCTAAATTATTACTACTTAGATGTGTAGTAATATTCCTAACCCATCGCCTACCTACTCCTGAAACATTTTCCAAAAAGCATAATCCAGATTGTATTAATTCCTCTGCGTCATCCACGGGATTCCAAGTAGACGATTGATTGAACTTCAACACATTTGCATATTTAAAAGTTAAAGAAGTACCGACGCTACTACCTGCTTGCATTCCCGCAGCAATACAAGCAGTAAAATAAGGCAAAAATTCTTCTCGTTCTCCTGCTGTATTATAGTATTCAATAGACTGCGCAAAGGTACGTTCATGCCTACTATTTAAATCTATTATTTGACTTTTAAGTTCTGTTTTAGTAGGAACATCGTCTTGCGCAGTATTTAATAATCCAATAAAACCATCTCTCTCTTTCCGACCTACCCCGCACATATATGCAATATGCGCATCCTGAATAGCGTGTATAGCTGGATCTCCAGTCAAAGGAACAATAGAATTAACAAAAATTTGCTTAAGCCAATTATATGCTGATTGCCAATCTGACGTAGTGGCAGTTCCTTCAGATCCACCAGTTAAGTAAATAGGAACAGTAAAGGTACTAGGAGCACCCCCAACCGCAGCAGTTACCTTACTTGCTGATATTAATTGACTATTATTATTAATCCATTGCCGAACTAAATAAGCATCTGCATAGAATGCGGGATTTGCTGGGCTAAGACAACTAACCGCTCCTCCTGCCCCAGTAGTTATATCTAAATTAGAAGAATCTAAAGATAATAATGCGGTAGAAATTGTAAAAACAAATCCATTAGATGATTCCGATTTACTATTAAAATAATCAGAAACTTTTTGAATAGTATTATGTGTCGTAGTACTCGCAGCCGCTTCACAAGATAACGTCAAAGTTTGTGCTGCCTCAACATCCCCTAAACCTATATAGGTTAATTCACTAAAATTACCAACACTAATAACTGGAGTAGTCGCAGTTAACGTAATTTTCTCAACTTGTAATACTCCTGAAGAATCTTTCCCAATAAGTAAAACATCCTTCGTTGATGCTCCATCTGATACCAAAGTAACTTTGCTATTAGATACATAATTGGTAGAACAATTGGCAATACCCTTAGACCCATTAACCCCAGCGGTAATTGTTAAAATAGTTGTAGGATCAGTATCTGTAAGCGTAACAGTACCGATAGTAGTTCCTACAATTCTGGCACCAATTATTTTAGAAAACGTCAAAGACCCATTGACGCTGGTAGTGCCATTCAATGAAAATGTCTCAGTCTGATAGGCTCCTGAAGCATCTAATCCATAAACAATGAGACTTTGTGTAGTGTCAGAAGTAGAAGAACTAGCAACTATTAAAGTGCCATTTCCCCCTAATTGAGTAATGTCGGAATCTAAACCCCCTAGATCTCTAGTAGCATTGCAACTTATTAAGCCACCACTTTTTACTTCAGCAATCATGGTGTCATAACCATAAGTAGGCTTAACATATTTTAAATTAAAAATAACATCCCCACCTAAATTATCAACCGTCTCAATAATATCTTCATAGACGATAGTAAATAAGATTCCTTTAGTTGTTCCAGAACTAACTAAAACATTTATCTGATTCGTAAAATCCCCCCAATCTTTAGATGTTAAATCTAAAATAGCATTATATGCATTAGATAATTGCCCGCTTGACTGCGTTGCGGGATTTACCTTCATTGCAATTACTTGCTGCGCCCCTCCTTGAATATCTGGATCTTTACTCGGGGAAAAAAGCATCGCAATAGCTTCCCTTAAATTCCCACTTTTAAAGGTCTGCAAACCTTGTTCAGGTTTAGCAATAGATATAATATCGTCAATTTCTGAAATGGCGGATACCGGCCTACCTCCAACAGCTGTTCCAATAACTGCCACAATACCAGAAGCACTTAAACCAATTGTTTCTAATCCTGAAGCATCGATACTCGAATACGAACCAGGAATAGAAATTAGCCTACCATTAAAAAATATTGATGTTGCCATTTTTTAACTCCTTACAGGCTTACATAAAAAGTTTTCATATTCCTTTTGCCATTCAGGAATAGTTAATAAAATCATATTATTTAGTTTAGCATAATGTGCAAATCCAGCAATTTGATCACTTTTAACACCAGATACTAACCTAAATACCGCGATAGTTACTTTAGGTAAATCAGGTTTTCTTTTTTCTTTAACAACATTTTCTAGCCCTATATTCGTCATAGGTTCTCTACGAAATGGTTCTTTCTTTTTAGTCATTTATATCCTCATAAATGTTAACATTGGCTTTCACATCACCAATATCTTGTTTACTAGCTATTTTGTCAACATATATACCAGTAACCTTAAAAGCTTTAGATAATTTACTATCGCGATCAAATCTTGTAAATTCAGAATTACACCTAAAGGTTAATTGCCTAGAAAATAAATGTTCAGGCAAATACCGTAAATCTGGGGCTAATTCTGAACCAGATAGTGATAGGTTAAAACATGCTAAATCGTTAAAGGTATCTATATTTTCTAATAAAATAGATTTAACTATTTCGTAGTAATAGGCAGTTATATCAGGATGTTCTGTATAAATAAATAACTGGTACATATACTCCCAGATAGTAGTTTTTAAATCCATATTGGTATATTGTTCAGGTACATCGTCTATAACCCCTGCGTCATTATTCAATACGTAATCAGCTTCTCTATCTGATAGCAAAGTAATTGCGCACAATGGGAATTTAGAATCGCTTCTTGGATAACCATTCACTACGGTAAATCCATTTGTACTAAAATATGACTTGCACGAAATAGACTCATTGTCTTCTAGAATAAAATTATAACGAAATAACTCATCTAGTATAGTTAAATCGTTTTGTATTGCTGTTATTCCATTTTCTAATATAGTTTTTAGATACCTATTAATCATTTTACTTCCTTCATAAAGGCATCAATTGCTTTTGGAATTAAATCGCCAACAAAAAGCCTTACTTTTTCAGCATAATGCCTTGCTTCAATGGGTTTCCTAATCCACCCAACCCTTTTTGCAGTAGATATTGTTCTAAAAGTCATATACTGACTTTGTGTTCCTTTTACGTAAGTTTTCTCTAAGCGAACCATTCCTGTATAAATGTCAGTAGTGTGGTGTTCTTTTAATTTAGGAGCATATCCAGCAGATAACCTATCCCCCCAAGTTTGTTTTTTTCCACCAAATACCCAACCAGTAGTGGATTTACCGGTAAAAGGATTCTTTATAGTTTCTCGCGTTATTATAGGCGCTGTAGCACTTGCACTAAGTTGCTTAGCCTCTTTAAAAACTTTTCTCCCTAATTTCTTTGCTTCTTTTATCCCCAACATTCCTTGGTAAGCTGATCCCATCGCTTGACCTACAACACTGCCACTACTAGGCCCAGTATGTCTAAAAGGAATAGCACGATAAAATTGCTTATTTTCACTAAGATGTTTTCCTCTAGATCCTAAAGGAACTACTGGAACATTCGGGCCTAGTAAAGTATCCCTCATATCTAATTCAGGACTTCCATCCTCTAGTAAATGTGGTAATTCACCTACAAGAGAAACGGTCCAAGTTCCTTTTCTTCTTTTTACATCAATTGGTTGTATTCCTCGTAAATAATCCAATTTTAAATGACTATTATCTTCTTTAGCAATTTTAATCCAGTGGTTTCTAGCAGACTGTACAACATTATCTAGAATAGTAGAAACTACATCTACGGTTAATAAGGCTAATTGTTCAACAGTAAAATTACCTTTTTCTATTCGATAATCCATAACTATACTAAAAACTCATAGAGTACTAAAGCTTGGGTTGGTAAATCAATAGGATCTCCTGTAGGGGTTTTAGGACTAGGGGTTTTTAATAATTTAGAAGTCATTCTAACACTGTGTGGATGATCTATTACTAACCACGTAGGATAACATAAATAATGTAGAGTTAGTTTAATTCCTGTAGCAGGAGGAGCATTTAGCCAAAAAATACTTCCACTAGTAGTTATTTCAAAATCAGTATCCAATACATAGGTAGTATCAATAGACCGTAATAAATTAATTTCAATTATTGGATACCTAGGTATAATAGTATTAGTTCCATCTGATATTTTTGTTTCAGTATATGGAATATTACAATCCAACCCCACAAATCTGTCTAAATACCCTATTTTATTTTCAGGACGAACAGTTAAACGCATTGAACCGTCTACCCAATTACTTATTTTATCAAGATTTTCTTTCTTATTAGTAATATTAGTAATTATTCCACGAATTACCATTGCGTTTGAAGAAGTGATTATGTTTTGTTGTAATGTAGAAAATATATAAGAAGATAAATCCTGACTACTGCCTCCAAAATAAAAAACACCTTTTCCTTTGCACAAAGTACAATTAGGATCGGGTTGTTCTGAAATATCCGTTTTACATGGACACATAGTTGCCCTTGTCCAAGCTAATAAATAACCTTTAGTCTCTATTGCAAGGTCAAATTGCTTATTTCTAAAATCAACTCTTTGGCCGTTCTGCTTTACTCCAGAAGGAACACCTATTACGGGAGCAACCATTATACTACCACCATTCTAAAACCTTTATAATACCTTCTTAATTCCGGTATCACTTCTTTAATTTCTCTTCCATATTGAAGCAATCTAGCACCGTATCCAGCATTAGTAGCACTACTTGTAGTATTAATCATCTGAGAAAGTCCATCAATGCTTAATGATTGCGAAGCTATGCCTGCTCCCCCAATTAAATCACCCGCAATGTTTAAAGGGCCAAAACTTGCTATTTTACCAATTAAATCTTTAATGTCATCCGGAATAGGATCTAATCCAGCGGTATATGAAACTCTAAAGAAATCAGGTATAGCCCGAGTAAATAATTGATAGTAAGGTAATACGCCAAAAGATGAATTTGTAAAAATAAATGCATAATTAGAATTCAAATTAGGAACTACTTGTAATTGACCACTCTCTTTTCGCAAATGTATATCCGCTAAATCTACAGTCATAATAGTATTATCAGTAGGAAATTCTAAAGTCATTCCTTCTACAGAAATCACAGGATATTCATATAAAAATAAATACATAAATTGTAAAAATTCTTCTCTTATATAATCATGAGGTTCATTACTAATAGTAATTGGAAGTAATCTTATATCTAAAGTTTTTTCTAAACGAGCAACCGCACTTTTTATATAATGTTCGTAAACACTATCTGGTATGGGATTACCTGAATCGTCTGTTAAATCTAATCCAAATAAATATATTTCTTTTAACTCTTCAACAGAGATAATAGATAGAGCAAGTGCTGTCCCACCAGATATAGCATTAGACGCAGTGCTTTCATTATCAGTATCTGAATTAAAAAAGGTTACTTTGTAATAGTATGAAGAATCCCCATTTATATCATCAAAATAATATTCTGTAACATTAGATACAAGATCAATCCTAGTGCTCGGGATCGTTATTTCACTATATACCCCTGATTCTCCCGTAGTACTCCTATAAACTTTTTGAGTATCAAATTGCTCTAATACATTATCTAATTCCTCAACTCTCCATTTTACTTTTACAGTAGCCATTTTATCCTCTAGGTATAGGTTTAAGATCTTTTACAATGGTAATATCTGGTTTTAAATCAATTGCTATTTTTACCTTTGGACCAACCGTAGTAGAAGAAGGATAAACAGTTCCCCCTATGGAAATTCTTATTACTTGAAACTTATTACTAAGTAGTAACATTACGCAACCGATAAACCCATATTAGCTTCGTATGATACACTTCCTCTAGTAACAATAATATTTAAATAATAAGAAGATGCTTCACTTAATACACTACTAGAAACGGTAAATTTAAAAACACCTTCAGAAGTATCCGATGAAATAATTCCTAAATCGCTAATTAAAACTCCATCAATATTATGTATAACAAGAGCAATAGAATCTATATCCTTTAATACTTCTCCATTATCTTCTACCCATAGTCCTAATTCAATATCTGTCCCTTTATCCGAGGCAACATATTGAAAATCAATTTTACCTTTATCATTCGAATCGGTAATAATTAAATCCTCTAAAATAGTTATACCAAATCCAGAATTATCTATTAAATTAAATTCAATTAAATATTGACCAATAGCCAAAGATACAGGAGACCATTCATATATCCATTTACCAGTAGACAATTCTGATAAAGAAGTTATCGCTAAAATATTATTTTCTATACCTGAATCAATAAAAAATACCCTAACTGTACCACTTAAAATATCAGATTTAAATGTACCATCATAATTTTTAGCTAAAATCCATAATATTATTGGATCTTGGTTTACATCTATTTGCATATTAAAAACTCATTGCCGCTAAAATAGGATTACTTACATTTATTTTAGGATTAAGGGCTAATACAAACGCTTGTTTATTGGGCGTGCTGACAGACATTGTCGAGTCAATATCACCACTTGCACCATCTACGTACCATGTACCATGAGCAAATAGACACCACATATCACCTGTGGTGTCTCCAGTATTAACATCCTCTGTAAATGTTATTGGATTCTCCGGGGTACTAAACGTAACAGCTGACGTCCGATAACACCCACCAAAAAATATCAACGTCTCGTTCTGGTACAGAGTAGGCGAGACAGTCCCACCCTTTAATACATCATTATTGTACCCATACACAGCGGATGAATTTGCATCTATTGGATCCGATGTGTCGAATCCTCCCCTATAGGCAACAACCTGTGCCCTAAGCGGCCCCTGGACAACCTGATTAAATGTGTAAGTTCCACTCTCCGAATTGGCAACCTTAAAAAACCCGCGAAATTCAGAGATCCCTCCTAAATACGTCCAGCCACTTGCTGATGTGTCAGCCGCAACGCCACCAACAAACGCTACTAAAAGATCACCGTCCTGGACACCAGCGGGGACAACAGGATAAACAGAATAACTAGAGCTATCAGAATCAGAAGATGTGCTTACAAAAGAAGTAGCCATATTAATTCCCTAATATTTGAGGCATATCACTAGATAAAGCATACCAATCTGTTCCATCGTAGAATAATCCTATAAATATTCTAGCCTCTAAAGCAGTGCTAAAATTTAATACTCCGTATAAACCATGAGTTCCCTCAGTTACCCATGTAATAGAAGTAGTAGCAGTACTACTTCCTTGCTTTAAAACTAAAACAAAATTTCCAGGACCTATAGGAGTGTTTAATTGAATAGTTAAAGAAGCATTATCATCTAAATCTGCAATTATTTTCTGATCAACATCAAATTCACAAGTAATAGTACTCCCACTAGGAGAAACACTACCTACGTCATTAAAAGTAATAGTTTGTGCATTGGTGATATGATGATTATTCATATGCATATCACCTGTATCATTTATCGTAACATTGCTACCTTGTATTAGTTTACCAGTAGTAGAATCAAATCTAACTATTGTATTATCCGTAGAAGAACCTGGACCATTCACATTTCCCAATAAATTAGCCAAGGTAATATATTTCTTACTTCCTGAATCAGCACTATCTTCTATTAAAATTATATCGCCTGATACCGGAGTACTTTTTACAGTAAACGAAGAAAAATCACTTGCACTCCTTTTCAATTGAGCGTCATTGGTAACGTTCCCTAAGCTAACTTGCGTTTTTGTAACCGTATGTGGATTACTAATATTCGAAATGTGAGTATCTATGACAGTATGTGAATTAGTTCCAATGTTTTGGATACTAGTATGATCTATATTGGATTGTGTGTAATGAAGAGTTCCGTCACTTATATGCGAATCAATAGCAATATGCGAATTAGTTCCTATGTTAGACAAAATAGTATGGGAAATTCCACCTATCGTAATATACTTCTTATTATTAGAATCAACACTATCTTCTATAAGTATTATGTCTCCTGATACTGGAGAAGCTTTAATGGTAAAAGAAGAAAAATCATTAGCGCTTCTTTTCAATTGAGAATCATTAGTTACATTTTCAAGACCTATTTGGGTTTTAGTAATAGAATGAGGATTAGAGTTACTAGATATATGAGAATCTATAGCACTATGAGTATTAGTTCCTTTATTTAAAAGATTCGTATGATCAATAAGTGTTTGAGCATAATGTATAGTACTATCATCGATATGTGTATCAATGGTTGTATGTGATTTAACACCTATATCAGCTAAAACTGTATGAGAAATAGATCCTATGGTTATTTTATTTTTATTATTAGCATCTTCACTATTTTCTACTAAAACTATATCCCCTGATACTGGAGAAGCTTTTAAATCAAAACTATTAAAATCCGAAGCACTACGTTTTAATTGAGAATCATTTGTGACATTAGACAATCCTATTTGGGTTTTAGTTACGGCATGTGGATTATCCCCATCAGAAATATGATCATCAATTTCTGCATGGGTATTAGCTCCAATATTTTGTATATTTGTATGGTCTATTGAAGTTTGGACATAATGGATAGAATCATCCGATATATGAGAGTCTAAGTTACTTCCATCAGTAGCTATATCTCTACCATTAATTAAATTCGAAGTAATTGTACCACTAGTTTCAATATCACCATCATCATTAAGAATTACGTTACTATTCTGTATTAGTTTACCAGTAGTAGAATCAAATCTAACTATTGCATTATCCGTAGAAGAAATAGGACCTTGAACATCCCCCCCTGCAATAATAACTTCACTAAGAATATGCCACGAAGAATCTCCTATTCCCCAAGTATATAATCTATATTCCTTAAATTCGGTACTACCTCCTAATAAATCTAAAGTTACGCTAATAAGTAATTCATTAAAAGGTACAATTTCTATCCAATCAATACCATTATCATAATATAAATAGTTAAGAGTAAAAACCCCCCCTGAAGTTGTACATACGAAAACTCGATCAATTGTTCCAGGAATAGGAGGATTAGTACCGTCTATTTGACCAGTTACAACTTTATAACGATTATCCTTTATTGCATAAAATTGCGCAATAGGCATATAATCCTCCAAAATTAAAAGTAAAAGAACTAGGCACTAATTTAAACGTATAGAAGCCACTAATGCCACATCGGAATCACCACCACTACCTTTTATCCAAATCTTATTAATTTCTAAAGGTGCCTCGAAAGGAGTTGCCGTAGCTACAGTAATAAAATTAGTTCCAGAAGTAAAATCTTCTTCAGTAAAGTAAATTAAACAAGGATTTGTGGTAGCAGTAATTCTTAACCACTTAGAGTACCCCCTAAAATCATGCATTCTTCCAGTAGTACTAATAGTGTCATTAAATATATGAGGTTTACCACTTCTTGTATACAGTAAACTCATTAACTAGCCTTTTGTCCTGCAATCTGACCAACGACCACGATGTCTAATACATCATCCGCATCGGGGCCAGTAATTACAAAACCAGTAGTAGTTTTAGTTCCCACTGTAGATGGATCAGCTATATCGGTTTGATTTTGAACAAGAACCTGGTAACTAGCTGAAGCCATATTCGCCAATCCTTGTGCAGCAAATACAATTGCGCCACCACTAACCATAGTATAAGTTAATCCCTGTACACCTACACCAGGTTTACCAGCAGCGCAAACGTTGTCAATACCATGTTTTGCGAAAATTGGATCATAATCTTTAAATTTTTCCATAATATTTACTCTCCTAATGGTAATTGCTGAACTAACTGTATTAGCTCGGCTTTTTTAGCTTTTGGATCAAATTCAATATTTTTATAATTAAGTAAAGCTATCAGCTCATCTTTATGCATTTTAGAGTAATCAATACCATCTTCTAAGGGTGACTTAATAGGAATCCTATCAATTACCTTTCTCCATGCAGAATCTTGCAATAATATTCCAATAGCTATTTCATCCTCAATAAATGCTTCACCCTCATTATTCAATTTGTAAGAATTACCATTAACCCTTACTTTATTGTTTCTCATATGAGGTAAAATATTTTTCATTTTTGGCATAATGTACTCCCTTTAGAAATAATAAAGAAAGTCCCCCTAACTTTCTTTATTGGTAATATCTACATCGAATAACAATTAGTAGTTATTCTTTCCCACATTCTTAAATAAGAAATTCTTATTCGGGGCATAAAGCACAGGAACCCCATAAAGAACCTGACACCAACGAACGGCTGTCGCAATAGTCGCTAATGGGATTTTAACCATCGGAGCTAATTGTTTAAATGAAAGACTATCAATATTCTGCTGAAGTAAAAAGGCATTGGTAGTGTCCGGGAGACTTGCATTCAAATCCGTAATTGTTTGTTCACTTGTAGTATTAGAGTTCACGATACGTTGAATTAATTTCTCCGTACCATCCGCCCCACCCTTTTTAGTACGATAAATTTCGTACCATTCAGTAGCCCCGGCACCTCCAGTAGTTGACGGTGTTACACCAAAAGTAACTGTTTGCGTAGTGGCAACGGCAAAAGCACCTCCGGCCTCATTTGCGTCCACTGGAGCTGACCTCCCATAACGATTGCACGCAACGACAGTCCAATAATAGCTCCCAGCATCATCCGCAGTCCATAACGGAGCTGCCGTACCAGAAGCAGCTAATGAAGTACTGATAGTAGGTGTTCCAGGGATTTTAGTTGCGTCCCCAATTGCTGCGGAATTATAAGAAGCAGTGTTACCAGTAAGAAAAGTATTACTTACAAATTGAACGATACCTGATTCAGAAGTAAACCCAGTAATGTTATTACCAATAATACCACTATTATCAGTAAAAGTATTATGTCGCTCTTTGGGGAAAAATGTCTTAGTTAATTCCGACTTAGTCTTATGGTTTAAATGAAGATGAGTAGGAAATCCATAAGAAGTTCTAACAGTAGCTACTGCGTCCGATAAAATATCCTCGGTAAGAGGCGCTCCTCTTAAATCTAATACATGATCAGAATCTGCATTATCCGTAATTAGCTTATTAAAGCCATCAAATTGAACAGCAGATAAAGAAGAATCCGCGTAATAAAGAGCTTTTTCCAAAATACGAAGTAAATGCAATGTTCCATTAACGGTTTCATTGGCGATAACGTTACCATGCGCTGGCCGAACGAGACTCATTACATGAGTTACAGATCGAGTAGTACCTAAAAACTTTACCACCGCGTACTTTCGCGCATAAGTAGAATCATCACTTTCAGGAAGCGCACCTTCCGGAATGAATCCAGAATCCTCATTAGATCCATAATTCGAAATCTGATTATGCTCTTCCACCGTATTGTATGCAGGGATTTTGGGAATAGCTTTCCAAAAAACAATTTCTTTTGCCGTAAAGGTAACCGTTTTTAAGGTATTCTCTAAAGACTCAACCCGTAAAGGAAAGCCTTCTCCAGCAGCAACAGTAGGCGCCGCTATATCTTGTCCAGCAGTTAAAGCTTTATTCAAGTCAACTACTTCTTGCTGCTGAACACTTCCATATCCCTCGATGCCATCATAATCTGAAAAACTAACCATGTTCTCTAACATTTTTAACTCCTTTTAAGCCCAATGAGGGCACAATTATATATAAGCTCTGCCCTCATTATTAAGCAGTAGCTCCTTGTCTAGCTTTTAAAGCACTAACAACTTGATTAGGTAATTGATTGCTACTTTCCAGTAAAGCAACCGCATGATTTACACTAACTCCCCCAATGTTATCAACTCCTTGCTCTGCAAGATAGAGTAATTGTCCCATCATTTCAGATTTCTTTAAAGACTGCCCTTCTTGCCCATTGTGTCCAACAAAAGCTTTGTTTAAAGGTTGAACAGATGTTGGCTTTCTAATAGGGGCTTCACTATAATTGTCCATAGATTTTTTTAATTCAGAAATAACATTCATTGTACGCTGTAACCCAGTAACAACAGAAACCATGCTCTTAGCAAGAGTAATATTAAATGTATGCTGACGCATAGCATTACTATTTAATTCTCCTTCTAACGTACTAAGCGATTTAACTAATCCACTATGCAATTCTGTTAAATAATCAGAAACATCTAATGATTTCTGAATAGTATCAGATTCTAATGAATTAAGAACAGAATCAGAAAAATCATTAACTTCTTCCGTATTTGAATTTTCAGAACCACTTAAAGATTTAAATAGTTCATTCATCTCTTCAGAAGAAAGATCATCAGTCATTGCTTTTTTCAATAAAGTCTCTTTTCGAGAATTTGGATCAGTCGTATTGACATAATCATTTAATACCTCAACAGCTTTACTGAGGTCATCTTCGGTTAGGTCTTGTGATTTCTTAGTACCGCAAGACTTTTCTTCTTCTTCCATTTGAGAATCTTCGTTATCCTCATCCATCTGATCTTTCTTGTTCTTCATCTCATCATCATTTTGCATTGGCTGTCTTTTCATAACTAACTCCTTTTAATTAATGCAATTTATTTTGCAATTTTAAATCCCGAGTCAACGAGATTATTCTCCCTTTTAATTCAGGGGATATATTGGGTAAATGATTAGATAACCAAGCAAACGCTTGACTATCCGTTAAACCTTTTTTTAAATTCTTTTTCTTTTTCTTCTCTAAGGATTCCTGAGCAAGAACTTGCCCAGCATTTTCCCCGGTTTTATCTCCATCGACAGAATTGCCTGGAATAGAAGTACCCATAGAAAGAGCCTTTGCTAATATATTTAATTGTGTATCTGTATTAACAGGGGCTTTTGTAATTGCTACTTCTCTAACAATTGCCTTTGTAACAGTAGACTTATTTAATGGATCTCTTCGTTGAATTTTACCTTCAACTGAAAAACCCAATCTACGGGGGGTCTTATTTAAGGCACAGGCAAGATTCCACAATTCATCAGCAGGTGAATAACCTTCTAACAAATACCCCTCTGCCCAATGACAATCTGCTTTTGCAATTTTTCCATCAGGCAACCTATCACCTTTTTGAAAACGTTCAGTTAACTCAGGATACCCTACTAAATTACAGGTATGACTCACTTTAGGATTAGAATGGTTGTCATTAAACCAACCATATTTTACAAATTCAGAAAAATCTAAACCATTTTGAATAAGAGTTTCTTCTTGTCTATCCGGAGTTTCTGTAGAAACAACACCACCTATTCGACGTTGTTGTCCTTCGGGAGCTGAAGCTTTTGTAAAAAAAGAAGCTTCTCCTACAGAAAGTCTAAAATCATTTGTAGGAATTTCTTGAGGCATTTAGCACCTTTATATGCTATTTGCCTCAATTGTGTTTGCACACAGGTAGGCTTATCGCGTTATCTATATAAGAATGTAATTAAATTTGAAATTTTGTCAATAGAATTTATGCATTACGGATAAGTTATACCTTAATTAACGTATAACTTACTAATAATAAAAGAAAAACTAAAAATAATAGTAGGTAATTTATAGAGTCTACTTATTCCAATGCATCCCGTTATCAATAGCATACGCGCAAGATTCTAGGTCCTCAGCAACTCCTTCCCAAATAGCAGCTCCCTCAATTTCGTTATCCTTTCTTTCTATAGATGCATTTTTCCTATAGTCTTTTGCCCGTTTCCGCAAATAATCCCCTATTTTATACCATTCAGAATGAATTAAACCAATGGAAGCATGAGAAATAACTTCCGTTAAAGCTATCTTATCTTCAATAATTTTTTTAAGCAAGAACACTATCTCCAACCAAATTTCCGAATTAACTGAAGCTTTTTCTAATGCTTTTTGTAAATTAGGTAATTGATCTAACTTTATATATTGCCGAATTGCAACCGCTTCAGCAATAAACCTCTTGTCATGAACTTCTGGAGTAACCGGGTACCTACAATAGACACAATCACAGCTATCTGTTTTTATTGCTACTCTTTTCACGTAATCTCTCCTTTTTTGCTTTTACAAGTTGATCCCATGTGTACCACCAATCATTTAATCTTTTCATTTCTTTTCTATACAAATACTTAGCCAACCGACATATCCTATCACATTTTTCTTTTCTATTTTGTATTTGTTTTAATTGCTTATAAACTGGTAAGTCGTTAATAGACTCATAATCTTTTACCGTAATATAAGATTCTTCATAAACCTTACCGGTATAATCATATAACTCATATGTTATGTATTGATAAATTACAAATGGCGTGCAAGTAACAACTATTAGAAATATATAAAATAACTTAGACATCAAATTCCTCCATAAATCGTTTCATTTTCTTTAATGCTGTTTTTTCTTTTTGGCGTATCCATTCTCGTGTATACGTCTTTCCAGTAATTTCACTCCATAAATTTCTGATATCCTCTAAAGTATATTCTTCCAAATATCTTTTTTCAATTATAAAACGTTCAAAATATGGCAATTTGTACAAACATTTATTTAACTCAACCGACCTTTTTTTTACTAGTCTATCTTCAGCTGATTCCTGCGGAACCATTATACTCTCTAATAGAATTTCATTACCATAATCTGAAAAGTCTTGATTAGCTTCCCCTGTTTTATTAGTTAATGATTTTTTGAACATTGTTATATTATTATAAACAATGGTAATATCTTTAGAAGTTATAGGCATATATGCGTCCAAATCTTCTAAAGCATTAATAATGTCGTCTAATTCTGGATTTTCTCCATGTGAATTGTAGTACTTCCCCCAAAATTGAATAATTTTAGTCCGGATAATATATTTTTTATTTGGCCATTTTAAAAATGTAAACTTGGCCTGAGAACGAGTAATAATGGCTTTTATCCAATAATATGCCCAAGTAGAAAAAGCTACATTTTTATTAGGATCAAAAGTTTTAGCTGCTAAGAATAGTCCTAGTTTACCGTCTTGTAAAACATCTTCCTTTTCCAACTCATCGGAAAAATAAGAATGTTTTTTAACATAATGGTATACTAATTTTATATTTGCATCAAATAATTCTTGATATGAAGTGTTTAAATGTTTATCATCTAATGATAATTCCATTTATAACCTCCATTAATTTCGTAATATCAGCTACTTTGTCAATAATGGGTATTTCTATTCCATAATTCTTTAAAAAACATTTTGCAGATAAAGAATCACCTGTGTACACAATACAATGGATACCATTCCCCAATGCACAAGAAACAACTTTAAATCCATCATTCTCTTGGGAACAATCCCAATCAGTAATCACTAGACTATATTTTTTATGACTGTTATCTATAGTCTTTATAGCTTGCCTAACACTAAATGCCCATTTCACTTTTAATATAGGATATTTAATAAAAATTCTTATGCAACGTTTAATCATTTTACAAATTAATGGATCGTCATCTACTACCAAAATTCTTTTCTTCTCCATGAAAAACCTCCTATTCTCTTTCCATTTTCTCGTAAAGGATATCAATTACCTTTACCAAATTCTTTATTTTACGTGGGTAAAGAACATGAATCCGTTCAAAAAGAAGTGAGCCACCTGACACCTCATACATCAATTCCCACTTCGTTTGCTGTTCTTCCGGCAATTGGAAAATTTCCCATTTTAATGAAAAATAAGGATCTTTAATTGCTACTCTTTTCATCATTTTCACCAATAACCTCCTTGCTGTTAATCGCCACAAACTGCTTCTTCATCATCAAATTTTACCGGCATTTTGACTTCCTTATTATGCCCTACCACAAAAGTTTAGAAAAACAAAGAAAAAAACAAAGGTATTATAGTATTTAAATACCTATACAACGTATTACTTTTATATTCCCCCATTTAACCATGGCATCCACAAAATCTATAATAGACACATGACTAGAAGATATAGCTCTAATTAAATTATCATTAATGCAGTTTAAAAATTGAGAACATTCCATATCATCCATACAATATTCATCTATTAAATATGTACGAACATCTTCTTTATTTTTTATTTCAACTTGCATTATTCCTCCTACATTTTTTATTTCTATTTTCCAATTCTATAATCGCTAAATGCTCCATTACTGCATCACTATTAGATTCCCCATACATTTTAAACCAATTAACAATTTGACGATTAGTAGCTAAGCCTACTTTTCCATACCAGGCATTAACCGCTCTACGAAATCTATTAGACACAGTAACTGTATAATTAATATTTATTTTAGTCTCGATATTCATTACCTAACCTCCTACGTATAATTGTCCATCAATAGTTTGCGAGCCTCTTTTACAGAAACACATTTCTCTATTTGATCTGCTAATTTGGCCCTATCCGTAATTATTTGAACAAAATGATGTGGTCTAGATGCATACAAAGATTCAAGAGAAATTACTTCTTGCATTGTGTGCAATCTAAGCGCTTGTGCAATAGCAAAAGGATCATTTTGTGTAATAATTGTATAAGGAACTTGGACTTTGTATTGATACATACTAGCTTTTGTTTTAGCACGTTGAAACGCCAAAACCCGCGCACTACTATCAACTTTACCTTGTATTTCTTTGATTTTTTCTTCCAATGTCATTCTTTTTTCCATTTAAATCCCCCTTTTCTTACGAGCTTTTGTGCTCGATCCTACACACAAATAATTTTGTGTGTAGTACCGAAAACAAAAATTACTTTATCTTCATCTCCGCCTCAGACTTTGCGAGATAATAAATATTTTTACGAATCCAGTTACGCCCAACTTCTACTCGTTCTGTTGAGCGATGATACACTGTACTCCAGCCATATGCGCCTGGATAATTCACGATTGTTTTTCCCGAGGGGGTTGTGGAATAACCTGAATTGCCGACTAATTTTGGCTGACTATTCTCTCGCTTTTTTGAACCCTCAATAACAACAACATCGACATGATTTGGAGCGTCAATTTGACGCTTAATGGCACGCCGAACCCAGTCAATTAAATCGCCATTAGCATCTATACCAGTGACACTCTCCCACAACAATGCATGGATTTTGATTCTAATACGCTCTTTACGTTGACGAGCGATTTCTCGTTTACCGATACGTATTTCACGCGCAAATTTTTCTTGAGCCCGCTTAAATCCCTCTTTACACCCATTTTCATAAGCCTCAATTTTTTCCCCACGTATTTTGCGCGTTTCTTGCCTAGCAGCAAAAAGCTCTTTTCTAATTTTCTCAATTTCAATGTTAAATTTTTCACCACCTTTTTGCAATTCATCTATCGCAGCTGCTATGCGCAATTCACCGTCATTTTTTTGCTCAACCAATTGACGCTCTAATGTTGCACGTAGGAGAAAATAACGTTCCATCCATTTGTTAGCTCGTTCCCGTTGTCGTTCGGCTCTGATGGCCAAATCTTCTTTTGATTTTTCGTCAAAATTTCCGCACATTTCAACAACTTTGTCGTGAGGTGTCATTTTCTTTCCTTTCTTTTCCTATTGTTTGTTATTCCCCAATAATACCATACGGTGCCGTCCCCCTGCCAATCCTGTGCCACAACAATCACAGTATCGATGCGAGAATTCTTCAATACCTTCACCCGTTTCAGAGTCATTATCCGAAACAATGTGGCCTTCTTTTTCGTAAAGAGATAATTCTTTCTCTATCTCTTGTATTCTATCTTCCGCCTTAGGCCCGTAATAATAGTCAAAAGATGACGTGTCTCCTGTTTCAGCCACGATATAACAGTCGTCACAAAACCAAAGATTGTCCTGTATTAATTTTACCATCTTATATCTCCTTTATCTTTGCTGCGGCTTTTCGCATTCCTACCCCTAAGGTAATGCAAACGGTGTGCCAAATATTTAAATCTAACAAATTCAAATACTTATAAATATAGGAGTTAAATGCTTTATGAAAACTTTGCATAGCTAAACCACATTTTTAAGATTTTACCACTAGAAACTTAAGTAAAACAACCATTTAATAAACTATGCATATTTTATATAGAAATACGCAAAAAAGTAATAGTATATAAAAAGTTAAGTACTTAAAATCATTAGCTTTTACCTAAAACTTCTATTTTTGAACTTTTAGACACTAATACCACTTTTTAATAAAACCTAAACATATCAATACTTTTAATTTTTGGCACACTATTCGCATAGGTTTATAGGTAAGGAGGCCATTAAAATGAAAAAACGTAATATACAAAAATTATTCATCGCCTGTCGAAAACATATCGCAATGCTCCCAGAAATGGAATCATCTGCCAGAATAGCATTAGCAGACGCTATATACCTATATGACACTAGTAATATACGTCCAGCAAATTATGATCTTTCCTACCAACGAGCATTAGATAGTTTACGGTATAGTGTAGGTGTATTTCATAAAGATTACATTAAATTCAATATCCCAAAATAAGGACAAAACAATCATGTCTAGAAGATCAATGAATGACATCATATACGATGTCTTACTGGCACCAGATATAGAAAGATATCGATATACAGTTATCTATAAAGATCAAATGGTCCTATATAGTAACCGTAGGCCAAAAAAAGGATCGTATCCCAATATAATAATTGACAACCTAGTTACCAATAGAAAATGGGCAAACGGTTGTTTCCATTCATGGGGACAATATCGTAAACAAATCCAAAACCAAATCAAAACATTTTTCAAGGAGAAGCAGGTAAATGACTAAACTAAACGATCTAGAAGAAACGATAAAAGGGGCGGGTATTCTTTTTTTAGCAGGAGAATACATAGAATGCCTCGAAGAGATAATTCGCGCATATAGGCTAAGTGATCGTTGTTTGTATGGAGATTGGGGAATACCACCTTGTCGAAACAAAAATGAATTGCAAAACGGATTAACAAAACAACAATTCTATGATTTTACATATATCTATTCACTATGCGATCGAATAGCAGACATTAAATTGTGTCTAAAAAACACCCTAAAAAATGGCAATCGAAGACCTTTCGCAGATTTTTATCCGCAAGGAGAAGAAGACGAATATTATTTTCCAAATTATAAGGAGTAATTCATGAAAAAAATAAATAGATGTCAATTTTGTCAAAGCGACCCAGTATTAGATTACCAAATAATCAATCCAGCATGCACAAATATATTCGTAATATGTCCGTCGTGCTTAATGCGTGGACCATCTATATCAATTAAAGAATATTTCCAATACACAAATTATTCAGAAATATTTAGTAATCATAAAGAAGATGTAGATCGTGTTATCTTTTTTTGGAATAATATGAGCTATGAAACTGAATAACTGTAAAAAGCACAACAAACCTCCATTTTCATACTTGTGGGCGAACCATAAGGATTTAACGTGTAAATGGATAATTCGGTGCCCTGCCTGTATGGGGCTAAACGAATATGAATCAAAAGAAACAATTTTCAAAGTTATCTATTCAGAAGAAATAGATAAAATGAGAAGGGAAACGGAACAACAATGGAATATAAACAACCTAAAAACAAATATGGAGGCCAAAAATGAAAAATAAAAAAATATCGTCAATCGAAAAAGCACGAAAACTCATGAAAGATTTAGAAGAAGGAATCTATCTGTCAAATGAAGATTTGCTATATCTATTTTGTATCCATACACTATACTTAGGTATTGGATATAGACTCCCACATACATTCATTTCTTCATTTTACCACGAAAATAGTTTAATGGAGATTAAAAGCCAAATTGACAATCAAAGTAGCGTTAAAGAACTATATAATCAATTTAACACTGAAGCCGCCGTACTACAATTCATTTTAACGTATGAGATGGGAGACGCTACATATCTAATCAATTAGCGCTTAATGACATAACGCTCTTTCCCCCTAATAGCTTTGGATAAATCAACTGGCAACGCCACTTTAATGGGTTCGCCACACCAATAACATTTAGATTCACATATATCTCCTTTCCAAATAATCCTCCCCTTTACGTGTAATTTAAATCCATCATCAGTTCTTTGGATTATTTGATTACGACAATTAGGGCACTTCATTTACACTACCTGTCCATTCATCATCTTTAATTAATCCATTTTTAACTGCCCATTTATATACAGGTAATTGCTTAAACTGATCTAAAGATTTTTTATCTCTATGCAATATCTCCATAAATTTAAAGCTTTTATATGGAGGTAAATTCCATTTACTTTTTAACCAATCAGAATTTATTAAATCTTCATCAATATTAATTACCATTACTTTTCTCCATATAATTGTTTTACATTAATATTATACATATAATGATAATCAGCAGCTAAAGAAATCACTTTTTCAGGATCTTTCTTATTTCCAAGTAAAACGCATTCTTGTTCATCACTTTCACCTATACCAACCTTTGGTATAGAAAATATTTGTTCTATAGGAACTTTTTTAGACAATAAAACACTAGAAAAAGAAGAACTACCAACTGCCCCCCTTACAGAAAAATCTTTAGCCTCTGAAAAAGAAGTAGACCAAGAAGATAGAGGTTGGGAAGTAACTTCAATCTCTTTAGACCTACCATCACTTTTAATCTTTTTAAGTTGCATTCCTCTAAACAGAATAATTTCCGATATCCCCTGTTTTTTTAGATATTCTTGTGTAAGACTATACTGCGCTCTTATAAATTTTCTTGCCCCCATAACAGTTTTAGGTATTTTATGTACCTTATTTAATAACTTCTTATCAAAATGTTTAATCGTCCCACTATCCAATCCAAACTCATCCATCGCAGCTTTTTGTAAAATAATTAAATGTATATCATGGTCACTTCCTGTCTCATTCCATTTATTAATTAAGTATTCAATAGTATCTTTTACATTAGTATGACCAATAGATTTTACAAAGTATTTAAAATCTTTATCGTCTTTTAATACTTTGTAAATATTATTAATCCTATTAACATAATCACTACTTAATTTGTTAAAAATCTTTTTATCCTTTAAAACTTTATCTTGTTTTATAACTTCATCACTGGATAGCTTTATTGGTTCTTTCTTTATTGGTTCTTTCTTTATTGGTTCTTTCTTTATTGGTTCTTTCTTTATTGGTTCTTTTTTTATTGGCTTATTCAAAACAACTATAGGAAGGTTCTTTCCTTGCGGAATTATTTCTACCTTAAATCCTTTATTTTTTAAAGCATTAATTAGCTTCTTAGCACCAATAAGTAACTCCTTACCCCCTCTATAAAACAACTCTTTATCTGTTTCCCTAACTTTTTCTAAATGAATATTTTTTCCCAACAATTCCGCCAATACGTTACTTAAAGCACTATCGTTAGTATCAACAAATTTACCATTTGTTGATACTTCTTCTTTCCAAGGTATAGTATGTTCTGAATCAGCCCATTTACCTCCACGTGGACCAATGAACAATGATTTATTTAAATTATTTACATTTCCTTTTTTCCATTTTAATCTTCTAGTAAGTACAAATTTATTCACATCCTTATTTTTCTTCCGTGCTTCTTTCTTAGACTCTTTTACGGTCTCAGGAATTATCAATTCTTTAACCGGTATAATGTTTTCGCCAAATTGATAATCCTCTATATCCCCGTAAATACCTTTATTACCTTTTTGCTTTTTACGTTTTTCTAATTCCTCTTTACCTAATTCCAATACTTCTTTATATCGAATAGTTCCTCCACTATTCGGTTTATTTACATTAGTACCTAAAAAGAAATTCAATCCAGAACCTGGACCAGGGGATAAATCGTAATTAGATTTATAGATATTGCTTTTTAAATCATCCCATAATCTATATAATCTTTTATCAAATTTTTTCTTATTAGCTTCTGTTAAACTATTCAAAAAGGTTTTATCCCAAAAAGATTTTACTTTACTATTAAAGTACTTAAAATCAGGAGAATTTCCTACTATCCTTTCAAATATATGATGTTGATTTGTGTCTTTAAAATTACGAATAAATCTTTCCAATTCCCCAGCACCTTCATTCCAAAATGCATCAAATTCGACAGATTGATTATAATATTCTTTACCATGCTCAGTTACTATATTATGAACTTTATCGTATCCAGCATTAAGATAATGAGATATTTCGTGTATAATAACTCTACTAGTTATTCTAGTGTCTAAATAAGTAGTATCATATGGATTTCTTAAATTAGTTAACACTAATACATCTTTCCCATCACTAGTTTTACCAATACCATTGCCTCTAAAAACTCCTTTAGGAGTAATCAGTATATGTAAATGCGATAAATTTTTATCATTTGTAAATTGATTTGCCTGTATATAAACATTTCCATTTGAATCAAATTGTAAATTATCTTTATTATCCTTTACCCAACTAATCAATCCATCATAAAAATTACTAGCTTTATTTCTCATTGCTAAACTAGGATCTTGATAAGGTATGGTATGTTCAGCATTTGCCCATTTACCACCTTTAGGTCCTATGAATAAGGCTTTATATATTTCTTCTCGAATAATACCTATCCCACACCATCTCTTAAAGGCTTCTATATCCATCGAACTACAGTCATAAATAAATTTATCTGGATTATCGTAATTCATTCTATATACATTTAATGCATGTTCTTCATTTCGAAAACCAAGCATACATTTCTGTTCATCATATAGTTCATTATCCGGATTCTTTTGATCAATTATATAAACTACAGGTGAATCTTTAAATGGTCCAACGAATACATCTAATTCTTCTTCATCCATAGAAGTAGTATTTTTTACGAATCCATAAGAAGCTTCCTGCATAATGGTTTCCCCTATCGAACCATCTCCATTAATCCATTTTCGCTTATCTCCTTTTGGAGTTTCAATAACAATAGGAATTCCTTGGAAAACTATATTAACCTTAGCCTTTAAAGATTTATAAAAAAGATTTTCTTCAATTAAAGCCCTTTCTAATTCTTCTGGTTCATAATATATTTCCCCTAACTTACCTCCTGGAAGCAAGTCTCCTTCTTCATTGAATCCCCATCCCTTTGGAACACTAATCATGTTGCATACACAATTAGGATGAACTGGGCCAACTACAGCTTGCCAATCATTTTGTTTTCGTCCTACGTTACTACCATGTTCCTCTAAAGTAGATAATTTAAATATTCTAGGCTGCCCATCTGGACCAATATGTAAACGAATACAATGCTTACACGCCCCTGGATTAGGAATACGTGCAACAAAAACATCTTCTCCATATTTCTTTCTAAGGTAATCCGCTTGTCCTTGCTGCGTTGAATACATTATTTCAGTTACAGCAATTCGTTTCATATCCCTAGCCCAATCCCCTGTAGACCAACCTAAATCACTTCTAAGCTTTTCAATACTCTCTCTTCTTGCAGCATTTAAAGCAGTAAGATTTTTTATTTTATCCTCATATGCAATTCTAAATCTTTGATCTGCTTCTATTAAAGTTCTTCCCGTATCTTTTTCAATTATATTTCCTAATCCCATACAATACTGACCGGCATTCACTTGGGCCATACGAACAGCTCGTTGTTGCATTTGCGTTAACGGTTGTGGATTTTTTTGAATATAATCTTCAAATCTATTATAGGACATCTGTGAAGCTTGGGGACTATTCAATTTACCAAGCACTTGACCGTATTCATATATCTTCTTAATAAGGTCTTTAGATTCTTTATTCAATAATCCTTTATCTCGTAATTCATCAATTACTTCATCAGGTAACGCATCATGACCAATTGTATTAGCTATAAATGCATTATGATGTAATTCAATTATATCTTGGATTTCTAATATTTGATCAGGAGTTAACGGCATAATAATCACCCCTTTAATATTACTTGTCGGTCAAAATGTTTAAACCTATAGGTATCTGTCCACATTCGCAAAACTCCAATCCTTAAAAATTTTATAATAGTGTCTTGTTTAGGGTCGGTAAACAACCCTTTTCGTAATTTTGGTCTAGGTTTTCTAATTATATGAGTTAAATACTTTTGTCTTGAATATTTTTGATTATATGGATATTCATTGTAATAAGTACTCACTTGAACTAATCCAGCATAATCAGGAATTTCGCTTAAAACCTTATCTATAGATAAAATGTCTGGAATAGCAAACCATAGGTGTTTAACAAATCTAGAATAATGATTATGCCACTTATCTTTATCTGTTTTCAAATCAGCCATAGTTACTTTAATCTCTACTTCATGAAATATCCCAGTTTTAGATAAACACAATAAATCAGGTTCGTGATTAAGTCCTAACCCCCAACCAATATTCGGAACAACTGCATATCTTCCAAAGTCAAAAAGATTATTTTTCCTAGTTAATGCATATTGCATTCGTAATTCAGTCCATCGCTGTATAGGAATTCTATTCATTGGGATCTATGTCAATAATCAAATTTCCATTAAAATCTTCAAATTCTAAGCCACTACAAATAAACCCAGCAGCCTTTTTATGTCCTCCACCCCCAAAAGCTTTTGCTATCTGTGATACATCTATTTCTTTTTCGGTATATAAAGAAACTTTGTAAGACTCCTCATGCCTTACAAAAACCATTATTAAATCAATAATAGATTTGTTATATAATGCACTATCCTTAACAATAGATGAATTACTAAAACCTTTATTTACACACAGTACATTATACAATTCATCTTCAAATTCTAAAACAGCAACAAAGCCATATGCATTTACATATTTATAGTTCAAATTACTTTGGTATTTTTCAATTATTTCACCATTATGAATTACTTGTTTAATTATACTATCAGAAATCACTGAATTATCTAACAAATCCTTCCATTCAGAATTACAAGGCCCTATATCGTATAATTTCATTCCATATTGAAAAGGTACTACTTCTTTATCACTATGATCCCATACATCATAACGTCCTAATAATCTAACAGCTTTTGGCATATCCCCATCTAATGGTAAAGCAAGTACTCCATCAATATAAGTAATTCCTGTATGAAAATACATATAGGTTAATTCACATGCAGCGTAATTTATATCGCGCACACCTTGAATATCTTTGTTGTCGGCAATTACACTCACATGATGATCTATCCAAATTAAATCAACTAAATTATTTAATCTTTTCATATCTTCTTTAGATAAAGAAAAATCAACCATTACTACCTTGTCATAAGGAACACAATCTTCTTTATCTTCTTCAGTCATTTCATCTTTGTCTATAAATGACCAAGGAAAATCATCTCCGTAATTCATTCCATATAGAATAACATTTCCATCGATAACATCACCCTGGCAATTAAAATAATCGTAAACTATAGCTGCTGAACAAATGCCATCTAAATCCGCATTATGATAAATACACAATACTTTTTCACGCATAACTAACCTCTTTCATCTTCTTCTATTTCCATGTCTTCTTCATGAACTTCTAAAAACACATCAACTGGTTTCTCATCTTCTCCCCATAAATAAATAGAACCTGTCTGCGGAATAAAATCTAAAACGGCTTCAATAACTGGATCATCTGAAATAACCCCGCTATGTTCTTTCCCTTCCGGCAATTCAACTGACCAATTAATCTCTAAAATACCACTCACCCTTATACTCATTTCGCCCCACCTTCCTCTAAAATAATCTCATTCCAAGCTTCTTTTAATCCTTCCGGTATAGGATACCACTCAACGTCTAATTCTCCATCATCATCAATATCTTCATTCATTTCTTTATTAAATTCTTTTTCCATTACCGTGCTCTCCATGTCTTAGGTTGTTCTCCAAGTAGTTCAATAACTTCATCCATGTAAAATCCCCCTCTTTCCGCAATCCTTTCCGCCGACTGAATATTATTCCATTTCTTATGGTATGCTTCCCATACCTTTAAATGTTCTTCCCAAGAAATAAACCCATCGGGTATACGTAGTAATTTACTACCAATAACTCTTACATTTCGTCTTTCTTGCATTAACCTACCTCTTTCCAAAGTTTTTCAGATGCTCCTACACTTTTTGCCCATTGTTCAAATACCATTGGATGGATATAACTAGCCTTTGCAATACTAGGAGTATTATTCAATATTGTAGCCACTTTTTTACTTGTTTCCAACAATGCCTTTGCTAATAATCGTTTATCCTTTTTACTATCTCCGGTTAATGGAGGAGGAGTGTCAACTTCTTTTAATAATCTTTCCGCTGATTCGGTGGCCTTAATTGTTCTAAGGTCTTTCACCTTCATTCCTTTAGGAAGTATGGTTTTACCAGTATCCAAAGCATTGGAATTAAATATACTACCATTTTCGGTAGCATTGCTTACGTAATACTCTAAAGCTTTTAACGTAACAGGATTTTGAATCACTGTAACATTCTTCTTTCCTTCTTTGCCAATAAAATTTAAAACAGCCATTTTATTATTTAAAGCAATGTGATCCTTTTTTAAAGTACTTATACCGTAATGACCATGCTTTCTAACACTTTCAGTACTACCTGGACGTAATCCTGTTTCTGCAATAATGGCTAATATAGTATAACCTTGGTGGTCAATACTACCGGGTTTCCCCTTAATCAATTTTTCATTTAATGTATTTACAATTTCTTTTTTCTTACTTCTAAATTTATTAATTCTATCCCATTTTTCCTTAGCATTTATTTCATGGAATTTTGGAGTATAACCACTTTGGACTTTTCCTTTAGTATCTTTCCAAGTAATGATTGCTTTTGTATCAACATTACCTGTTAAATCAATTCTAATGTCTGAAATTGGAATAGTAGATTGAGGTAATTTGTCTACTTTCAATTCTTTTAATTTATTTTGTACGTCAATTGCTAACTGTGAACCAGGTGGTTCTCGCTTAACAGGTTTTCGAACTATATCTTCTTGATAAGGTATGGTATGTTCAGCATTTGCCCATTTACCACCTTTAGGTCCTATGAATAAGGCTTTATATAAATCAGATTCACTAATTATAAAACCTTTTCTTATTTTAACTATTCCTGGATCTCCTTCTAGCACCGTTGCATTGATACCTTGCTCACGTAAATTATTCATAGCTATTTTGGCGTCATCTACGTCTATAGAAAAATTAGTTTGATAGACATCGTGAACGTCATCAGAAGCAACTTTTTTAAGTTTTATATTCTTAGCAGAAACGTAAGCTAAACTAGATTCCGCTTCTTTTACACTTTGTGGCTTTGGTGGCCTTCCCCTACCTTGTTTAACAGGTTCCTCTTTTATAGCTTCTCGTTTAAATGTAGGAGGTGTTACTTCTTTAATAGCAACTCGAGTCATTTTGTTTTTAGAACCAGGAGGTCTCCCTCTTTTCTTTTTTTCAGGTTCTTGGATAACCATTGGAGGAATAGCAACTCTTTTAATGTTTTTAGAACCAAGAGGCCTTCCACGTTTCTTTTTAACAGGTTCTTGTGTTTCAACTTTTACAGGTTCTTTTTCTTGTATTACACTAATATTTTCTTCATATTTGTTTAAAAGCTTTTTTAATTCTTGTATCCTATCATTATGTCGACTTATTTCAGCATTATATGTAGTTGTCCTTTTACGAGTTATAGATCCAGATTGCCAATCTTTTAATTGTCTATCTCTTAATTTATCAATCTTATTTTGTGTTTCTTTAATATCTTTTTTTATATCTATTATATCTTTAGATTCTTTAACTTTTACAGGTTCTTGCATAATAAATTTAGGCTTCTGCTCTTCTTCTTGTTTAGGTACTTCTATCGGAATAACAGGAACTTCAGGTTTATTTTCTTTAATCAGCAATTGTTTTTCTTCTTCTATAGGCGTTTTACCTCCATGTATTTTATTCAATATATCACTAACCGTTAACGGCTTATTCATCCATGCAATTTCTTCTTGCGTCAGCTTCTTTCCCTGATTTACTTTTTTAGATAATTCATATTTCCTTTTAATTATCTCCGTAACTGAAGAATCAAATAAATTATTCGAAGCAGTGACCCAATAAACATTTACGTTGTTCTTTTGCCCAATTCTATGTGCTCTATCCTCTGCTTGTCGTAAATCAGCAGCAGTCCAAGGTAAGTCATTAAAAATGACTTTATCAGCAGCGGTTAAAGTAGCTCCTACAGCCATTGACTGACGAGTAGTTACGAATACCCGTTTAGGAGAAATGAAATCACCATTACCATCTGTTTTTTGAAATTCTTCCTTTACCGCTTCCCTTTTATCATCGCTCATTTGCCCATGGTGCAATAAAGAAATATCACCTAATTCTTCATGAATCTTTTTAGCTGCCTCAACTGAATCAGTAAACACAATTATCTTTGAATCAGAAGAACCTAGTATCTCTTTAGCCAAATCAATAGTAGCAGGAACTTTTCCAATTGCTACAGAAGCTTTAATTTTAGCAATATCCCCAATATCTTTATTTGCACCATAATCAGGTAAATTAGGTATGTCTTGTTGAATAATAGAAGTGACTTTTTCAGGTAAATCTTTTAGAACTTCTTCCTTACTCCTCGCAATATAGAAATCCTTCATATCGCGCCAAAGTCCGCCAATAGTAGCAAATTTTATTTGATTTTTAGATGTAAATTTACCTGGCGCAACAACTTCTAACTGGGTAAACAACTCTTCTTTTTTATTTTTAACCGCTGTTCCAGACAATAAAATATGATGATTTACTAATGCCGATACCTTTTGAATCGCTTTTGTCTGTTTAGCTTTAGGATTCTTCATCCTATGTGATTCATCAACTACTACTGTATCAAAACCAGCATCCTTTAAATAAGGATAAAACTTATCTAAAGATTCATAATTAACAGTTACAAGGTTCTTATCTTTAAAATTTGGAACTCTATTATTTCTTATATCAGAAGACACTAATTCAGTTCCTTTAAACTGCCCTGGAAAAAACTTATCTGCTTCTTGTAACCAAGTACGCCTTACTACTTTCGGAACAACTAAAATTGTTTTCTTATTTCCTTTAGCCAACCAAGCCAAAGTTTCAAGCGTTTTTCCAAGTCCCATGGAATCCCCAATTAAGGCATTTCCATTTGTTTTATCTAAAAAATGCACTGCTTCATTTTGATAAGGAAATAATGAATATTTACTATCTAATAATTTCTGTACTTCAGGAATTGGCTTTTGTAATTCAGCTTGATATCTCGCTTTTTCATTTTGTGCTTCTTTCAAACCTTCTTCATCTATATACAACTTATAATTAGGCAATTGCTTCTTTATCTGTTGTAAAGCTTCTTCTACTAGATTCAATTCATGCGTTTCTCTAGCCCAATTATTATCTTTATTTGCGTAAAAAATACCGGACAATCCACCAGTTTTATTAGAAAACAAATCATTAAATTCTGGAGAATAGGTAGACCAAAAAGCAAATTTATCTTTACCTATTTTCTTAAGAACAATTGCATCCTTAATCCTTCTATTTTTAATGCTTTGCAAAGCTTCATCTACAGTAAGATCCTTTTCGTCTTTTTCAGATACATTTTGTTTTCGTTCCCCCTTAATTGGGTGAACTTTTATGCCTATTTCCCCCATATCCTTCTTATAAGATTCAAAATCAAAATCATCTAAATATTGTTCTTTAATAAAGTTATCGCCATTACTAAACCACACATTATGTTTTCTATTAATCTCTCTAAATTTATTAAAGGTATCTCTATCAACCCTTCCATCTACCGGAAGGGTGAGGCTTCCCCAAGTTTTATTATAATAAGGTTTAATGTTCGCTTTATATCCCTTACCTTCTCTTACATCTGCTAATCCTAATTTATGATATTCTTCAATACTATAAGCACCGACTATTTGGCGTTTATATTTTTGAAGTAATTGTCTCTTTGCATTTACACCAGTTACAGATCTCCATCTGTCCATATCCACATAACTAAATCCAGTATCATCTTTTTCACGAGGATTAATTGCTTGATGACTATATAAAGCCTCGCCTATTCTATCTAAAATTTGTTCAGCTTCTTCATCACTATATCGGTCTTTAGTTTCTGAGTAGCTGTGTACTTCTTCTTTCCAAGGTATGGTGTGTTCTGGATCAGCCCATTTACCTCCACGTGGACCAATGAATGGACCTTTTTGTGCTTTATTTAAATATTCATTATAGTCTTCAATATAGGAATCTGTATCTATATCGTAATGAAAATATGAAATACCTTCATCTTCACTTTTATTTAATCCATCTGCCCTAATACCCGTATTAGGTTTAATCTGAATAGCTCGGTCATCCCAAAGTTCAACCATATGCAGATCTTTTTCGTATACTACCGGTAATTCTTCTCCAATATATTTTTTGCACCATTTCTTTATAGCAGTAATAGATGCTCTAAAATCGCTAGAATTTGGATTTGCCCTAGCGGTCATAATTTTTACATTTTTATTATTAGCAATCCATTCCTTAACCCTATCAACCATTCTAGGAATTGGCTTACCGATAGAAGCAGGGCCTTTATATTCATGATATTCAGCTAACGTCCTATCTAAATCAACACCAATCCAAGAAGGATCAGAACTAAGACTCTTATTTAATTTTCCCTTATCCAATACTTTACTTATATCAACAAGCATCGCATTGGTTTGGTCTTTATAACCTATTTCCCATTGCTTCAATACTTCTAGTAAAACTGGATCAGTAAACAATTTGTCTTTATTGTCTATCGCTTTTATTAAACGATTTTTTAAATCAGAATCTACTTCTCCAATGCAATCAGCGATAGACTTTACTAAAGAAACTCTTTTGGAAAAAAGTTCTTCCTTCTTTGCTTCTATTTGTATGTGCATTTTACTTATGGGTTGTTACTGCTTTATCAGCAACTGAAAAAGGTTCATTGTAACTACTTATACCAAACCATGCCGCAAGGGATAGAAGTAAAAGAATAAGCGCTTCAATTAATCTAATTTTAAGATTAGTAGATATTGTAAATTTCTTTTTATTTGGTGGTTTAGAATCAAATAAAGAACCCAATTTATCTCCTACTGATTCTTTTTCTTTCCTATCCCAAGCTTTATACAATGGACAAGTATCTTGGGCTAATCTAATGCCGTGCTCTATCAATCCAGGAAGCTCTTTAATCACTGGAAGTACTTCTTGCGCTACAGTCCGCTCTAGTCTTTCAAAATTAACAGATTGCTTTCCAATTTGAATCGATTGCTCAATCACAATTTCATTGAACCTAGTAATTTGGCTATCCATTTGTTGAGTATAAAGTTGTAATACTTTTTCTATACTCTCAATCTCATCTTTCCTAGCCATTTATTCCCCCCAAGCACAATAAAAACCAGATAAAGCTACAGTTAATGCCTTAATGCTAAAATCACTAATTAAAGCGTTCATGAAAAAACTAGCTTTTGGGTAAGTAGTATCCGTATGACGTATCAATGAAATAGGAACATTACTGCTATTTACAGTTAATTCGCAATCATTGTTAACTACTAATAAAATACCTTTGACTGTATCAATATCCCCAAAAGAAAGAGCTTCTGTTCCTCCTATATCAATATTAATAGTACCAGAACAATATTTATCATATTCAGAAACAGTAATCTTAGCTAAGTCATTACTTAAACCAAAATATAAATCACTTAAATCTGATTCTTTTATAATTCTAGCATTCACTATATGTTCCAATTTCATAATTATTTATCCTTATTTAAGATCCGCAACGGCTGAAAACCATTCTCTACGTCACATTCATTTGATGGTTTAACAACCGATGGAAGTATGCCATGCATAATTTTAATTCTACATTTATAAATAGTTTTAGGTTTAGCGCTTCTTCGCATAAAGGCACAATTACGACAAATATGTTTTATCTTAGACATTATCCCTCCTATTATGGTAACCTTCTTCCCAACTAAGACACCTATTATAAAAAGAATCATTCGTAGTATGTTTAGACGCTTCATAAATTAATTGATTAGCATCTTTTAACAAAGACTCATAGTAACTAATTACCTCAACAGAAATATGTAGCCTAGATAAAGCGTCTGCATAACGGTCAACAAATTTTTTATCAATACTCATCTCAATTTCCTTATTTTATAAAACTACATCCAATACTAAACTTTTCTTTACTTCATCATCTTCATTTTGATCAACTAAATCATCCTCAGAATATTTAGATAATAAAGATCTTATATCTTGTTTTCCATCATCACCTTCTTCATCTTGTGTCATTCCGTTTTCGTTTTGATCACCTTCTTCTTGTTGCTGCATTGCTTGTGTTTGCTGTTTGTTCTGAATGTAAACCTGATTCAGTATAATATCCCCTTGTTCATCTGGCAATGGAGGTCTATCTTCTTCAGCCCTTAATTCATTTACCGTAATATAGGTTTGAACTCTTTGTTGATTTCTTTTAGCAACACTATCTTTTGTTTCTGCATCAAGCCCCATAAACTCAAAAGTAAAATCAGGGTTAATAGGTTCCACTATATGAATGGCAATTAATTCCCCTACGTCATTTAATAAGGGACGTAGTCCGCGCTCTTTACTTTCTATAATTTTTTCAGCAGAAGAACTTTCAACTAAAGCTCTCGATTGACCAGTATTACCGTAATTAAAATTAATTTCTGCTGGATCAGTTGCATATACAGCAGAAGCTTCTTTAATAAGAAAATCCATCCACGCAGAAAATTCCATATCCCTATGTGTCTGCTGCATATTAACCCATTCGATACCCTCGGTATTAGTTATAGGAGTTTTCCATGCGTTATTAACCGAAGAAAGTAAAGTGTACCAATGCCTTTTGAATTCAGCAAGTTGCTTAGCATTAGTTGTTCCTTTAAAATTCAAAATACCTTTGGCACTAGAACCTTGTGTAAAAAACTTCTGATTGTATTGATGGCCATACAATAAGGAAGTAATTGTAGACACCAATAATTCTAATTCACTTACCCCATATCCTTGAAGCCTGATATTAGTATTAGGGTGTCTTACACCAAATACCATTTCATATTGGGTATATTCGTTAATCACTACCCCATCATATACCTGTACATATCTGATCTCTTTTGTTTTGTCTTCATCATTAAATACATTCCCATTATCTGCAATTCTAATGGTAGCTGCATCTGTAGCATACCATTCGGCGGGGAGACCTTTTCTATTAGGAACTATTTCAAAACACATTTGGTCATATATAAGGGTATCAAATACTAATTTCTTTAAAAAAGTTTTAAAGCTGTCTCTGCCTCTAGAATTATTTGTTACTCCCGTATTTAATAAAACATTATTCATCTGTGCAATGAATCTCTGTTCTTGCTTAGTAGTATTCTTATCCTTATCCTTTAATACTACTCGAAATCCTAATGAAAATTTATCTTGTTGAGGAGTAGCAAAAGCCGCTACTTGATTCATTCTTAAAAATACAATTGCTTGAACAATTGGAAGCTTACAAAAGATATTCCACAAAGTAGCATACGTAATAGATGAAGGACGATCCTTATAGCCAAATTGCTCTACTACGGAATAAGGATCAAAGAAAATAGACTTAGGATCATTATCTGCCTTTTGCGCTGGATTAGATAATTGTTGTGCTTGAACATTGATTGCTTGTCGTGACTGCTCAAGTTTAGCTTTTATCAAATCCGTAGCAATAGGCATCATTTCTTGAAAAGTACTAATAATGCCCATAATCAAAATCCTTTATATTACATACGACCACAATTCGGACAAACTGTTATTGCTTTACTAAAAGTATTACTGCAATGTCTACACTTGCTAACAGTACTTAAAGAAATACCAGACAAAGGCCGATTCAGTAAATGCGCTTTATAAAAAGATTCATCCTGCATAGAAAGAACAGCCATTTCATCAGAGGTCATTATTTTATTTTCAATAGACTTTTGAATAGGTTCATCTGGTTCAATATAAACCAAATCTTCTTTAAGCAATTGAGCCTTTCGTAACGCTACCTCTCTAGCCATATAGTCATGTGCGTGAGTAGAAAGATTAAGGCTTTTCCTTGCAGTGTTCTCAATAGGCTTCTTATGATCTTTCATATTTTTCTCGTCTACTTCATCATCTTCAGATAACTTTTTTACAGATGGTTTTGTCACCCCTCTATCAGGGGCAGTACTACCACTACCAGGAGTGCCAGAAGATTTCCCTTTACCATCTAATGTTTGATCTCCTTGTTCCTTACCTTTTCCAATAATAGGTAAAGAACTATCTTCAATTGTAGACTTTAAAAAAGTCTCTAAGATTTCAATTTCTTCATTTAAACTTTTAAGTATTTTTCCATGAACGTTTGAAGATTCTTCTTTATCTCTTTTCGCCCCATACTTCTTGACCCAATTAATATGATTTTGTAAAGTATTAATAAAATCTTTTCTTCCACGATAAGAATTTAAGGCATCTTTTAGTCCAGAACTTATAGGAATATTCTGTTTAGCAATAACCTCTTTAATCTTATCATTTCCGTATGTACCAGTAATTTCTTTAAATAATTTTAACGCTTCTGTATCTGAAGCAGTATTATGTATCTTGTATACACTAGATTGAATATGTCCTTCTTCTTTAGTCATTCCATACTTTAATTCTTTATCGCTCCAAGGTATTTTATGTTGTGGATCTCGATACTTTCCGCCTTTAGGCCCATAATAAACTTGACCAGCTTTTTGCAAATTAATATGAAACATTGCTTTTTCCATTTCTTTTTTTCCTTCCAATAATTTACGAGCCCTATTCTGTAAGGCTACTTTTTGTTGTTCCGATAAACCACACTTAGATTGAGGAATGCGGGCAATTGCATTCCTTACATGTGCTAAATCAATTTTACCATCCATTCCTCTATAAGGAAAATGACGCAATGAACGAGGTACCGTTTTACCACTTTCATCTTTCTTTCCACCTGATTCAATATAAAGAAACGCACTATCCGGCAAATCATTCATATGCGCATTTGACCAAACTGCCTTTTCCATTTAACATACTCCTTTTATTTCAATCTTTATTCGAAGAATACTCTTCTATATCTTTTTCTAAGGCTAGAAAAAAGTTCTTTAGCTTCCTCTAGTGTAATATCTATAGACAATTCTTTATCTATAAATAAAATTGCTATTCGATTACAATCCCAACGGCAATGTGTAAATACCCTTGGAGATTTAGCCATTAATTGGCCTTTTTATATTCTTGAAGATTCAGACGAATCCAAGAAGGCAAGGAGGCATTATCCTTTAGATAATGCAATGATGCTCGTTCACAATGTCGATTTGTACACGAATACACATTGCGCTCTAAATGACCAATTCGAAGATATTCTCCATTCACAGGAGATCCACATACTTTACAAAAAAGTTCCATTTCATTATCCCTCACTTTCTACCCAGTAAAATTTACCTTTACTGATTTTCAAATTTCCTTTCTTTTGTAACTCAGTCATCACACTTTCTATCTTATCTAAACCATGTTTTTTTACAAGGTTTTTAAATACTTCAGGATTTTGCGCCCCATTACTCAAAATATTTTTTATTTTATTTCCTAAATACCCTGAAACAGTATCAGGGCCACCTAAATGTGCCCCCTTACTTCGCTCGTATGTTTCTTGATTATAATAATAATTATAACCATTTCCATTCTTCTTAGGTACCCTCCTATAGTAAGAACCTCCTCGAGGAACCGCTTTTCGTAACATAAAAATAGGTATACTTTTTTTCATATTTCGAAAATATTTAATAGCACGTACGCCAATTATATTCCGTAAAAAAGGATCTAAATTATCTGAAATGGCCTTCAGAACTACTGATTTTCTAAATTCTAACTCATTTTTTTGACCAGTAATCTGCGTCTGAAGAAAAGTTATCCACTCCTTTTCTTGAGAAATAGGGAATCCTAGCCCCTCTACCACATCTTTAGCAGTAGACACAGTGGACTGCGTCCATTGATTAAATTTTTCAAAATCCGCTAATCTTTGCGGCCCATAACAAATAGGGTCTAATCTTTTAGGAACTTGCCCTGGCCAAGTTTGCCGTCTAGAAAAAATATGCGTTACAGGAAGCATTTTTCCCTCCTTCCATTATTCTATATATGAAGTATTTCTAGAAAAAAGACAAGGTATTAACCAAAAAGTAAAAACTAATCTATTTCTTCCACTACTACTTCATCCAAATAAACAGAATTTTTTACATTTATCCACGCATCAATACCATGAATAAAACCATCTTCGTACAACGCATCAATATAAATCTTATCCCCTCTTTGAAAAGTGTCATCCTTAGATCCCTTAATAACTATATAACTAGTATTTGGTTTTACATCTCGTAACTTCATTTCTCTTTCTCCAATAAACTACTCAATAAATCGATTTCTTTTTCTAATTGCTCCTTTTTCTCTTTTATCTTTTTCACAAGATATTCAGTATCCACATCAACGAATACTTTATCCAAATAACCAGATTCTTCTAAATCATATGAATCCATCCACCCACCTGCATTTTGATTCAAAATATCCTTTGATTTTTCACATAATTCAACACTATCCCCTATTTGAAAAGCTTTGTCCGTTGATCCCTTAATAACCTTATACCGAACATTCGGCTTCATATCTCGTAGTTTCATTTCTAATCTACCCAACCACATGTATAAATAATAGAGATAGGAACGTCTACTATAATAGGAGAAGATGTATCCAATTTGTAATTAACCCATTTACCCATATTAGGATCATTCTTATTTGACCAATAATCTACATTCTCACATATATAATCAGCTATTATTAAAACCTCTTGAATAGCATCTTCTTCATCTACATTTACATAATGCCCATGTGCTTTCTCTAAGAGTTCAATATCTTTTTTTATAGGATTTTTTATAAGATAAAGATTAGAAAAACCATCAGAAGTAAACCAAACAAGTAAAACATTACAATCCACTAAGATAAACGCTCCTAGGCTTTCTGCTGCGCGTAACTTTAATTCCTCAACAGAAATTTGGAGAATTCTCGCAATGATTTCATTTTGAGTATCACTAAATGGGCATCGTTTAGCTCGCTCAATATCTGATACACAGGTAACTGATACTTCCAGTGCTCTTGCAATATCTCCAAGAGTTTTTCGTTTTTTCTTTCTTTCCTCACGAAGATATTCTCCATACAATTTTCTATTCACAGGTATATCCTTTATCTCTTTCCTGTCCATTCCTACTTCCTTTCATTGCGTCTAAGTACGTTTTGTAAACTCAATGTGTCTATCTTTTAACTCCTCACCTTTTTCAACAACCCCATGAAGAGAACTAATCACTTCTGGATTAATACCCATATGCCCTTTTGTGTATCTATGTGTATGACGGTATTATCACACAAATTAGGAAAAGCCTCTTTATCTTCAAACGTGATCATAATCCTATCGCACCCACGATCAACCAAAACAGTGACATTTTTAATCAACATTTGTTTTTCCTTTCATTTAGGTATTAAAGTACTTAATTATACCTTAATACTATTCCTCTAAATATTTTACGGCAAAATGGAGGTATTGTCTATAAAAAAGTGCCCTTGGTAGGAGGAAAGGAGACTCACTGCCAAGGGCAACCCCAACAAAGATACAGGAGGGGCACAAAGTGCCTATCTACAATATAGCCCTTTTTTAGAAATTAACAACACTGTGGAAGTAATTGTGCGATAGCAATAATTAAATCAACCTGTGCTGCAAGATCAGTCCTATCAATATCCAAGGCATCCTGTTTCCGATCGGCCAATTCAACTAAAATCTGTTCCCTCGGTAAATTAGCAACATACGCAATGCCCTGTAATACCTTTGCCCTATCAGCAATATCAGGCAATCCCTGATAATCAAGTAACTTGTGCATTAATGGGTAAATAACATCTCGAGAACAATTCATAACTTCCGGCAATAAGAGGTTGGCCGTATAACATTCCCCACAATTCTCAATTACCTGCATAACCTTAGAGGTATCCTCATTCTTACCATGACAAACTCTACCAAATACCTTATAGCACCCAACAGGAACATCCATTTCAACATGATTAATATACTGTCCACTAGGAGGAAGTATATTAATTCGATAGGCACTATGATAATAGCGAGTACTAATCCGATAACCTGCTCCCTGTTCCACAGGTGCCCATCCGATAGAATTAGACCCACCAATAGTCAAAGTAACTGTAGGACCTTTATCATTTGTTTCAATGACAATTTGGCCATCTTGAATATAAACTTTACACCCCGTAAAGTTTCTATTCTTAATTTGAGTAAAAATCTGAGACTGCGTCATTGCTGGAGCAGTAAATGTGAGTTCCTCCATAGTCCCACTGCTTACAGTAACCTGTAGAGTATTTCCACTTTGATCAGGTAAAGGATATTCAGATAAATCCTTAACTACAGCAGCATACGAATATCTATCCTTTAATTGCTGTACAATAGGAAATACATCATATAACGGTGTCCCATTACAAAGCTGAACAGCTAAATCAAGCATCCAGCAATCAGTAATTGGTGTACAAAGATGGTCTCTTAAAAGAATGTTTAAATGTGATGTTCCCATGATTCATACCTCCTTAGTATGAGTGTTAAAGTGAATTTAACCCATACACCACATCAACAATAATTTCAATACAAATCTTTATTAAAAATGAAAATAGATAAACCACCCCCTAAACCAACCATGCCGATATAATTTAGGGGGTGTAACCCAAGGAGAAGAAAAGGACATATGACATTAACTAATTTAACATCTATTAGTAAATAAACAACTTATTTATTTCTTAAAAGCCGGTCTACCTTACGTAAATTTAAACCAGTTACATCACTGCGCCCAGTTCCCCAGCATTTATCACAAACATCTTCGGTAATAGATTGACCACCAATTCCTCCTTTCCAAGTTGCAGTAGAAGAATATGTTTTCATGCCTTCCCCTCCACAAGACGAACAAATAACTCCCGCCATTGAAAATACCTGAGATCTCATTCTACGCAATTCTTGTAATGCGCTCATTACTCGTAAATTAGGGTCAGTTCCAATTAAACAATTCTTTGCTCGATCACATGCTTGCCGCCACTCCTCTAAAAGAAATGATTTTCCATAATCATTACTTTCATTCCAAACAGTCATCTAGGTATCCTTTGCCTTTCTAAAGAAACTACTGTCCGATTAGTATAATCAATCTCAATAGGAATATTTCTATATCTATTTTCTCCATTACTATCTTCATAAATTACCTGCATCCAATTAGGTATATTAGCCCGTAATGCCTCAAAGTAAATATCCCCTATTACGAAATACCATTTATTAGAGCACTCTAAAATAGAATAGGTATTTCGTAATTCAATTAATTTATCCATTATTTCAAAAATATCAAACATCATCCCTGGTATCTAAATGACAAAAATCACCACATTCATTCATATATCGACGTTCCCCTATAGACAATAATCGTTCATCTAAAAACTCATACAATCCACACTCAATAAACTTATGACATAAAGATAACTCTATCCTAATTTTATCTGGAGGTAAATACTGTGTTATGGGATCTCCAAAACAAGCACAATCATGAGTACAGTATCTCCTTTCAGCACTACTATTTCCAGAATAAATACATTTAACCTTAATCAATTTTCCTGCTCTATTAATATACAATAATCCACGCCAATCAATTTTTACTCTTGGCATTTTACCATTTTCAAAATTCTTTAGTACATCTGCTTTTACATAGTTTGATTGCTTAGACATTTTAATTCTCCTCTTTTCCAAAACATAATTCTTTTACACCTTTATGTTTTAAACAAAGATATTCCTTATTAAATTTTACCACCTTATCCTTAGCTATTGATAAATCAATGCTCATTGATTTTATAACAGAATCAATACATCTATATAATTCTTCATCAACTAAATCTTCTTTATAAATAACCCGGTTACAAATTTTACATAAACCTATAGCATCAGTAATAGTAAGGTAAACGTGATTGGAAGCCGTAGTGTTGTACATACTATTCTCCTTTCTTAAATTTCATTAAACGAAATCCTTTTTTAAAAAAGGATAATCTTTTATCGTTCACTATCGCTAAATGTGAATATTCTCTAGATTCATTTACCAATTCTTGCAATTTAATAAATTGCTTATCTAATTTTTCTAAATCATAATTACACACATTCCTAATAAGTATAATAGAAGCAGATAAAGCTTCCTCTTTTATTTCACAAATTGCCCAATGCGGACAACATCCACGATGCCCACTAATATATTGAACCATGGTCTGAAAATAATCCCTATAGATTAATTCTACTTCTATTGGCCCATTATTAGTTACTTCCCAAACTTTTTGCCCATTCTTAATCCATTTATCTATGTCTCTCTTTTTAGCCATCTTGTCTCCTAACTTTTCCAACCATGCGCTAAATCCTCTAGCTTAGCTAGCTCATCCCATTTACTAAATAAAACTTTTTTATATAACACTTTTTATATAGCACTCTACAATAACCACAAATAAATTTTCCATTCATTTTTGTTGTACTTAGTCTACAACCACAATGAGCACACATTCCTTCTTCCATATAAGCAAAAGGAAGATCTTTTATATCTATTTTCTTTTTGTTAAACATCATCAATACCTTTCATTTTTGATAAACCTATTCGACAAAATGTATCTATTGAAGATTCAATCTGAGTATATTGAAAACATGGAGTTTCTTTATACCATTCCTCATTGTGAACAGCACACATATATTTCCCTGAATGATTTCCTATCAAATGTTTACAAGGACCATTACCTGCATGATGTATTAAATTACCTTCTTGAATACCTAATTTAGGATTATCTACTATAACAACAGACAAATGAGTACAGCAATAGCCACAATGCAAACAAATCATTTTATTTTCTCAGACATATTTTATAAATCCCATTCCCTATTTGCATGGAAAATAGATTCAACTATACTATATCCATTATTCATATGATCCATAAATGAAACAAAAAATTCAATTTCCATTCCTAATTGCATAGCCCATTTAAAAGCTTTTGCAAAAGACCTACTTGCTTCTATTTCACTTTCAATATTTTGATTCTCTGGCCAAGCTTTTATATTTTCGCATCTACCGATACTAGATTCCCATTTACATGTATTAGATACAACATTTATACAAACTCTACAATTACACTTTTCATAGTAAGAACAATCCAACATATTTATACAGCTAATACCCTCATAACCACAATAATGTTCTTTATCACAAGCCGTTACTATTTTCTCAGACATATTTTATAAGCCTCCTCCACTTGTTTAGAATTTTTAAATCCTTTATACCGTTCTTCTACCGGGTAAGTCTCACACCATTCCTTCACAGTCCTATATTTAGCACCATAAATACTATGTGCCAAGCAATCACTAGGTAATAAAGTCTTTACTACTCCTTTATTTACTTCATATTCTACTATAGGTTTTCGACCTACATCATTGACATCTCTATCAAATAATTGACACCTCAGACTAAGAAAAGGAAAGTAATAAGCAATTAATTTCCATTCATATTCTATCCATTCAACCGTTGCATTAGGCCCTATATTCCCATAATGACAACCAATATTTCCTTCCCAATCGCACCAACCATGAGGACCTTTACTATATTCGGAAGTAATCCATTCATTACATAAAAAAATCAAAGGTAAATAGGTAATACATCCTTTAAAACCACCATGTTTACTTTCCCATATATTAAGACTATCTGTTCTAATAATTATTTCAGAAGCCTTTTCTTCAGTAATTTGGTCACCCAATACTACCATAGCTGAATACTCCGGTAATTGGATAGATTTTAAATCTAATTTAAATGGGATTCGTTTAAACGTATTAACTAAATACTGAATTGATCTTCTTTCCATATTACTAACCTTTTACTACGTTTATATTGATATCTTCTTACCTTTTTCCAAGTAGTTTTACTAGATATAACAGGATACCACATTACCTGCCACATACGATCTCCTGTCCATCCCTTTTTATTTCTATTTTCTAATCGATGATATCTACAATATGAACAAGAAATAAGATTTTGATTTTCTAAATACCTTTTTCTTAATCGTTTATAAAGTTGATTATTATTAGTGGTTTTATATTCATCTAATCGCATTTTATCCCTTCCACATTAAGCTAATATAGTGTAAAGCGTCATCTTTGTCATAGAACAAACTTTCTCGTTCTCTTATAGTGTAAATGTCTCCATCTAGTTCACTACGAAATAAATAAGTAGGACAACAATTACATTCATCAAAACTACCTTCTTGTACAATATGTCCTTTTTGAATTTCAATAGATAAACTCCTAATAGATACATAATAAACAGATAATTCTTTATCAATACATTCATAAAAATCTGAATTGGATCTAGGGCCTTTTCTTCTAATCTTTTTTTCATCAGGTGAAAAAAGATATCCATTATAGCGAATATTTTCATATGCCATTATTCCCAAATCCTTTCTATTTCAGATAACACTAATTTCTTAGTATAAAAGATTCTTTCAATAGGTAAACTCCATCGTTTACCTTCTAATTCATCCCAAGAGAATACTAACAAAAACTCAGGGGAAATAGAATCTACTCTATCAATTCTTCCTTTTATTATTTTTAAAACCGATGGCTGGATTAGAAAACTATACACTATAGTTCTGCTATTAATACAATTGTTAATTTCTTCCTTAGTCCTTGGCCCAATAGGATTTGTATTACTCTCACTATTTTTATTTTTACTCAAATAATTTTCTCGTAGATAATACGCATGCGATTTACATACTCCTACTAAGTCACTGTCAATAGGTTCTTCTAATACATCATCTCTATCTAAATCCGTATATACATAACACTTATTTATGCTATCCCCCTTATCTATCATTATTCCATCTATTTTAAAATTAATATATTGACTATTTCCTTCATTATACACAAAACAAACCGTGCCATTATTCATTAAATCTATTAACTCATTTACCTTAAAAGGTTGCCATTCCATTATACCCTATCCTCCTCTATATCTGCTTGTTTCCAATATTTATTTAAAGCCAATATAGCACTTTCTCTGTCATAAAATAAATAATTCATGGGCCTATCATATCCACCAGTACACCAAATAAAAGACCGAGATGTCTCAGCCACTGGACAAACTAAACATAAAATCTTATTATATTTGGGAATCCATTTATCAACACAAATTGATTTACCACTAAACCGATTATAGGAATCCACAATAACCCTAAATACAAAACCTTCTTGTGTATCTTCTCGTATTAAAATAGTCCAAAGTTCAGTTTTATTTTTAATACACTCCCTTACTTCCTTTACCGTAGTTAAATAACTTGCCATGTTATTCACCATTTACCTTTTTCACGAATTGTACTAATTTTTCCATTAGTTCCTTTTCCAATTCTTTTGCATCTTTAATAGTTTTCTGGACCTTATCTAATTCACTAGAATAGTGTAAAGCCCATGCATGATCTTCTGATAAACCAATCATAGGCGGGATTACTTCGCCATGAAAATTTACTCCTGTACAAACTACTTTGCACCAAACTGAAGTAAAAACTATTTTGCATATGAGTATTTCGTAAGGTATATTCCTATCAATAACATAACAAGGTGTTTGATTATTTAAACAATCAATTAACTGATTAATAGTTAATGCTTCATACATTTTCTTTCTCCTCTTGTTCTATTTCTATACTCTCTAAATAATTTTTCCACATATTTCTTTCCAATTGTAATTCATCTATTGAGGAAATAAGTTCAGACATTCGTTTAACAGCGTATAATGCTTTAGCATGCTCTCTACTTAATCCCACTAATGCTATAGGTATTTCTCTACGCGCAACACCACATTCATTCTTCATAAAGACATATTCTCCTTCTTCCTCACAAAAAAACTGGCAAATTCTACCAATAAAATAAGAATCTATAGCACTATCATAAACATAACACAAAGAATTCTTATCCTTTATCAAATCCCTAATCTTATCTAAAGTCAATATGTCATTCATTTTATTTCTCATTTCAATGCCGCACTGAATCATCAGTCATACCCATTAAGGCTATATTAGCCATTAATTCTTTCGCCTCATTTCCTAATTCTTCTATAATAACCTTTCTATCTACCTCTAATACCATTTTAAACTTCTCAGGTAATTCTAATTTTGGTCTATTGGTATTATAAATCAAATTAAACGCTTGTAAAAGTCCATCTGCTATACCTAAAGTATAACTAGATACATAAGCATTTTCAGGATTATTTGCAGTATTCGCCGCAATGGCTAGTTCTTCCATACGTTCTTTAATTGATTTTGATTTCATCTCTAATCCTCTACTTTTGTCAATGTATCTTTCCAGTTTGATATTTTTAGATGAGAATAATACCTATCTGAAATGGTCCATGAATTAGATTCATTAATTGGATTACTTCCGTATGGAAATCCAAAAACATCACCATAGCGATTAATAGCAATTGAATCAATACCATCAGGTACTTCTACCTCAATCATTATTTGCACTTTTCTCATATCTAATCCTTTTTTCTTCTTCTAAAAGCCCTTCCCAACCATACAAATAAAAAACTGATTGTAATCTAACCGCTATATGACAAACCTCAGATGTATCAAAAGAAAATATTTTATAAATATCTAATAAAATATAAGTAGACAAGGATACAGTACTTAATGGTATTCCATATGTTTTAAATAAGTATTCATGAATTAAAGACTGATACTGAGTCACTACATACCTCCAAAATACTTTATAAAGCCTTGTATTAAAGAATACAAGACAATACCTACACCAAAAAATACCGTAAAGTAGAACAATACTTGTTGTAGTTTATTAGGTAATTGGGTTGCAACTATTAAAAATACTAAGAAAAAAGCCCATACTATATATAATATTTTCACTTTAAAAAACATCATTTATATCTTACTCATATTTCTATCCCCTAATATTAAATATATAAAAACAATTAAACAATATTAAGGCTACTTTGACTATAAAAGCAGAATGAAAACATATATTGATTAATCTTTTTCTCTTTATAACCAAAGCCGTACTTAATAAAGTATCACTAACCAACCAAAAAAGTAAATTCAAATAAATAATCCCTATGAATGAATGAACCATTTTACTTATTCCTTTTTAAAATTTTCATTTGTTTATCCCACATAATGCAGGCTTCTTTATTAGAATTACAAGCAGAAGTCCTTAAACAACATTCATCACATACTACGGCAAAATAAGGTAAACTAAATCTCAAGTTATTACTTCCACAAATACACCTTTCCTCAATTAAAAACTCTTCTCCATTCTCTGATATCTTAAACATCTCTTAACCCACCTTTCTATTCTTTATAGGGGCTATCCTTTTACACTTCTTTAAACCCATCACATTCATTCCACGAATAGCGTTGTTTATAGAAGCTATTTTCTTATTTACTGAGTAAAGACCTACAGCGAATATAAAATCAATAGCTTCTTCCTCCGTCTTAAACATAAAAATTGTTTTACTATGACTCGACACTTTATAAAGTCCTGAAAGTATCTTGAACATACCATTATCTACAAAACAATAACTATAGAAAAACAAATCCTCTTTATAACTTCCTAAATGATTTGCGTGTGGTGCTATATCTTCTACAGAAACTATTAATACTTTATCATATTTAAGACTATTTAAATGATCACTGACCACTACTCTATATATTGCCTCCTTATTAATAGCAACCATTTCTAAATCAGCTCTATTCATTACGTTCTTTGGTTTACTCCTTATATACATTACTTATCTCCATATTATTCAAAGTCAATTTATTAAGGACAAGCATTCATTATATAGTTAATACCTAAATATATTTAGGTATTTAAATACCAGATTTATATGTTTTTTCTGGAAACATTATTCCGTTAATGGCCTATACCCACCTTTTCCTATTACCTCAAGCGCCGTTGGCTTAAAACACTTAGTTTCTCCATTACTAAATTGTACTTGATAATCCCTTAACCCACATGATGATAAATTAAAATATCCATACACTTTACCTATTTTATAAAAGTGAGCAGAATATAGATCTATAACTCGTACTATATCATTTATTTTAATATCAATTGCTAGTTCTGGATGCACCGCCATTAGTAAACTCCTACCTTAATCCTAAACGAGTTACGTCCTCACACACTACTTGTTTTACTGATTCTAGTTCCTCTAATTATGTATACAAAAAAATTTGGCGCCAATTCATTATATAAAAACATTTATCACTAGTGATAAAATGCTTAATGTTATATTGCTTATCATTCATTCTAATTCTAGATACTCCGCCAGTATGCAAACCATATCTTTCACAAAAAGTAATTAAGTACTCTAATACTACTTTTAAATGTTCTTTAGTATTGAATTCATCTTTTAAAGTAATATAAATATAAAAAGCAAAATTAATAAACTCTTTTAATCCTAATTTCTTTCGTAATCTTTTTCTCATCACTTACTGCCTTCTATAGACTTGTAATATTAATTTTTTTAAATTTAATCTCTATTTTCATCTCCTATATACTGATGAGTAATTAAAGCTAACTGCTTACCTGCTTTAACAATTTTCTTATTGAAATCATTAATTACTGAATTTAAATAAAACACTTTACTATCTATATATTGTTTCATTTCTTTATACATATACCTTAAAGCTTCTTCTTCTGTTTCAAACAAAAATTCATCTTTTGACCATGGACAACTTTCTCCTGTTTTACAAAAATGCATATACTCGAAAGTAACGCGCATTTCATCATGGGAGCCCTCAACTGATGTAACAAGAATAGGTGTGCAATACATACTGTATTTATTAGAAGTATTTACTAAATACAAAGACACCTTTTCTTTCATAGCTTTAACTACATTTTCTTTCTTCATACAAAATTTCATTATTTTTATCCTTTTATGATTTCGTGCAAAGTTTGGCGCCAGTCACCGAATAGGCCCAATTCCAGCGTTATTCCTGAGAATTCCATTCTACCCTTTGAGATCCACATCTCCCCGTCTTCATCATCATCTGCAACTGGTTTCTTTTCATAGTAATACACATCCCCACTCTCATCAATTGCGTAACACGTAGCCCATTCAGGCACAGTAACCTTAATTAAAAATTCTCTTATCATTTTTCACTCCTATATCTCCCAGGGATTCCACGGAGTTTTGATTCCACCGTGCTTCCTAGGTCGTTCGAGTTTCTTGCCTGGCGTAGATTGCTGGGGAGCCAATTCAACCAGTCTCCAAAAACTGTCTTCTTCTGTAACTAAATCCAATGAATCAGAATGCACTGGAAAACTAGGGTTCCATTTTTCTGATGGTTTAATGCTATGCGCTATCCATCCATTATTTTCCCAATATATTTTAAATCCTTCTCCACAATAATCCCACGTGGATCCCTCAAACTCAGGGTGCGGGCACGGGGCTTCCATGGTCAGGCCGGTCAACACGTACGGTATTGGCTGGTCGTCTTTAACATCATCTGCACAGTGTGTTTCTTTTACGTCTGACGTTTCGCACCGTTTATCCTGCGTACAATCCGGTAGTCGGGCGAGCTCTCTGTGCAGCATGATACGACCAGAAGCAAAATCTATTTTAATGTTGCCAAACGAAAAACCCATGACCCTATGTATTGTCCCAATATCAGGATAAGCAGTAGCGCACCGCTTAATCACCGCCACCCTATCTCCTACTTCGAGTTTGTCACCGGTCCTCAGAGGCCCTAGTCGATAGCAGTATTCTTCGTGCCACCAATGATCTCCACCGTCGACGAGACCGTCAAATCCCATTGTTCCAGAGCACTGAAATACATGCTCTCCACCATCTTCAGCGTAAACCCAGTCACCTTTTTTGATTTCATTCATAATAACTCCTTTGAATGTATTAGTGTTCAACATAATAAATTCCTTTATTTAATCACTATCATTTAATGTTTTAAAAATTGATACACAACTTTCTATCATTGTTAATTCTACCTGCATTGCTTCTTTAAAAGCATTACTCACCATATCTTGATAACGAATAGCGCTCTGACTTTGCGCATAAACTTTATCAAGCTTATCTAATTCATTATCTCTAATTTCCCTAGACACCTTAAAATCTTCAGCTATTTGTAATAATTGCTTATACAAATAATTGGCTTGAACAGATTTAAATTTAAAACTATCCACTAAACTTCTTTCCATGATCATTTATCTTTCTAGAAGTTGATTTAATGAAGCAGTTTTTATATTTTCAGCCATAGCCAATATTTCATCAATCTCTTCCTCAGTCAGTATCTCTTTCACTTCTTTATTCTTCTTATCAGAATAAAGCTGATTAGCTTTCACAGGCATTGATTATTCCTTATTTTCTTTTCAATAAATCCGTACATGGATAACAATGCTCATTATAACTAGGTATTCTATCGCCCCATTGCCATTCATCAGTTAAAGCTAATGCCTTATAATCACTATCTCCAAAAACTTTATAAATAGGTTCACCACCTCTTTGAATAAATACAAAAGCAGGTAACCACTCTATTTCCAAATTCCTTTTTCTAAACCAATACCAACCTGTTTTTAATTGCTTACCCATGTTCTATCCACCATTCCTCAATACCTCTTTAAATATTTACATAGTTTGTTTACCTAATAATAAATTCCTTTCATATAATAAAATCCCCCCCATAAAAATCAGATATCAGGATAACCCGTACAAGACCCGTTATCACTAAGTAAATATCCTGAAGGTAATGGCTCTATATTATACCCAGTGGCAGCAATCAATAATCTAGGTATAAAATAATCTGCACATAAACGTGGATTACTAATAATAAATACTCCATCCCGAACATATCGCAATTTATCAAAACGTAAATCTTGTAAATCATGATTATTCACAACGACTAATCGTCCATAAATCTTTACAAGACTAGACATACGTACAGAATATGCCGAAGCATTAACAACCGTCAAATCCCCCTGAATACAATAAGTAGGTTTCTCCTCCCAATAGTCTGCATCGTCTTGATTATCGATATCAATGGGATTCCTACATTTATGACGAGTAACTACGGTAAGTCCTGCTTGATCTTCTATAGCATCCATTTCGAAATCTTGATCTTCACAAGCAGCAAAAGAACAAAACAAAATCAATAATAAAATGTACCTCATTTAGTGTCTCCTTTTCGCAAATAGTCTAATAATTTTTCTCGATAGTACTTCTCACCTTTTTCAAAAAATTCATAACCTATCCATAACAATTTTTCATCTGCACCCTCCTTTCGTTCAAATATCCAACTAATTGGTATATAGATAATATGGCCCCTATAGTATAATATTACTTCCTGTTCTCCTGTACTCTTCAAAAATGAATCTGAAATTTCAAAACTATTAGATTCAATAATTTTAAGAAACCTATAAGGATCAAATTCACCCCCCATAAGCACTATATTAACAGTATCCTGATAATTATCAGATATATCGCAATCAGTATTAAAATCCATGTAAGGCACTACAAAATACAAAAAAACCTTAATACTATCATGTGCGTCATTGAATTTAATCAATTCTTCTAATCGTTCTATTCTCATCATTCGCACCTTAACCCAACGCTATTCATATCCAATAATGTATTCATTGTTACAGGCATATTGCCTATATAACCAACTACAATTTCCCCGTCGCACACCTTCCGAAAATTTCCTTCAGCTAAAATAGAACCATTAGCGGAATTTAAATGTACATAGTATTTTTTAGAAGTCTTCTTGATATAAATAGTTTCCCCTACACTATTTGTATATGTCGCAACCAACATTTTCTTTTCCATAATATTTCCTTTCTTTATTTAGGTATTTAAATACCTAAATATTATAAACCACTTCATTTATAGTATACGGCATTTTGCCGGTATATTCAAGCACTACTAAGAATTAAAGCTTCACAATGTTTAGCTACTCTATATGTAAAATCCGGATTACCTCTAGCTCGTTGCATAACGCTAATAATTTGATAAATAGAAATACTAGGTAACCTGCTCAATTTTTCACATTCTAATTTTACAGCTTCATAAACGCAGATAGTTTCCAACAATCGCCATTCATCGGAAATTCTGTTTTTCCGATGTCGCATTTCATTCATTAAAACTAACTGAATACGTCGTGCAATGCCATCCTCAGTAATTTGAAAAGATTGCATGAAAACCTCACTAAGTTATAGTAAGTTTCCTTAAATATTTAATTTCTCGCATATATTCCTTATTTTTATAAGTAAATACAACACATTTAAATTTCCCACGTACCCAAAAAGCTTTAGCCGTTATTATTGTACCAATTGGTATAATGGTATCTTCATAAACAACAAATTTTTCTCCTCCCACCATGTCCTGTACACTAATATACTCTAATTCAATATGTTGTCTAATGTAAGAGATAATTCCCCATTCTAAGTCAGTACACCAAAAAGATTTTCTCTTTTTCCCTTCTTTTTTTCTATTCTGAATAAATCTTTGCTGCCTATTATTCATAATTATTCCTTACCTATATCCTTTCATAACCCCCCTTCTTAAAACTGGATTCCACAAATTCAATTTAACTTCCCCCAATCCTTTGCAATGATAACAAGTACTGTAATAAGGTTTGTCATCAGACCTAATTTCCACTTGACCAGATCCTTGACAATTTTTACATGCTACCCCAATTTTGTTCTTTTCAGGGATTATGCGCATCCTATACCATTTTTTAGTACGTAATTTATTATGGGATAAAAGATCTGTAAAAGACATCCATTGTGTTTTATCTCTACTCATTATATAGGCTTCAATATCTTGCATAGTGACATTTTCTTTAAAATTAATATCACAAAATTTATTAACAGGATAAAACCTCCCTAACCCATTACAAACTTTACATTCAATCTCATTGTGGTGCTCTGATTTACGATATTTTCCCGTACCGTTACAATATCGACAAGCATAGGAAAATAACCCTACGCCATTACAAATAGGACATTCTCCAATACAAATAGGACATTCTCCAATACCCAATACTTGCCCTTTATCGTGGTATATATGATATCCTTTTCCTAAACATACATCACAAGGCCCTACATCAATCTCCGTAATAGGGAAGCCTTTCCCCAACGACGTAATTAAATCCCCCTCAATAGTCTTATCCGAGATAGATGTGTTAATTCCCAATTCTTTAATTTTTTCAAACAAAAATTCATACGCTGACGTTAACTCAATAAAGGCTGTTTCACTCCCCCCACAATCCGGATGCCTTTGCATAGACAATTTTCGAAATACAGATTTCAATTCCACATTATCTTTAAAAAAACCTTCTTCTTTTTCAAAAACCCTTAACGCGTGTGTTAGATCCATAATTGGTCTCCTTTCTATTTTCTTTCTGCTCTATATCTCGGAACAACATGTCGGCCAATCTCTGCTATAGCGCGCTCTTTACGACGTTGAATGGTACGCCTCCTTTGCCTTGATATTTTACGAACAACCACATGCCCTATTGATTTTTTATCTTTCTTTTTTCGCTGCTCCTCCTTAAAGGCAAAATACTTTTTTGTAACTCTGTCCGTATTCGCCTTTTTATTAACCAGAATTCCATGGTTCTTCAATTCTTTAATCATCTCCATCCGAGTCATTTTCTTTTCTTCTTGTTTTCGTTGATATCTACTTTCCATTAATGTTATTCCTTTCCATATGTTTTTTGATTATATTAATCGCATCGGAAATACCACTAGCTGCTCCCTGCGAAAGAGCTTTATACTCTGTAGCCCAACTACTGTAACAGTTATTTGCCTCCTTCAGCCATTCTTCTTTCTTTTGTTGTAATTCCGTAATAATTTGTTGCCGTACCGTTTTATCCATCATTCACACCTTCTTCCTTCCTTTTCCATTATCTCTTTGGCAGTAGACACAGGGGACTGTGCCCACTGAATTCACACCTTCTTCCTTTTTAAACGACACATTATCCATGTTCTGCAACACCTCTACATATTTTTTAATTATAAAAATAGCATCAGAAAGACCACTAACAGTTCCCTGTGCATGAGCTTTATGTATTACCGCCCAATCATAGGTGTTATCCGCCCGTTCTATCCATTCTCCCTTTTCTTTCTCCAATTCCGTGATAATTTGTTGTAATACTTTATTCATTATTCGCACCTTCTTCCTTTTTTAACGACACATTATCCATGTTCTGCAACACCTCTACTTTCTCTTAAGGAATAATCACTAACACCAGAAGGATGATACCTACTATTCTCTATCTTAGATAAAGCCGTTGCATATTCCGCCTCTGTATGCCATTGACCTAATAAACCTAAACGCTTCTGTTGTTGTTTGGTCAGTTTGCGGAAACCCCTCACCTTAGCATGATCATATAAAATACGTGACGCCGCACGGTTAATACTAGCCAATGTACAATTATTTTGATCTATATATTCAGATAATTGTACCACAGCGCTCTTTATATCGCTATTGTCTAGAAATTTATAATAACGATCAAAATGCCATCTAACAATACCTTCAATATGATCTGGGTTTTTTAATTCAAAATCCTTAAAATAAAAATAAGAATACATTAATTCACCGATATGAAGATGAATTTGTTCATCATCACATGAAGAATGTAACCCCACACAAGATGATGGAGATTGATGTGCGGGTACAAATTTAATGCAAATATGATCGCGTTTTGAATGATCATATTTACCAACCTTCTTTGACAACTCAACAACCATTACATGGTCATCCGGTATTAAAGTATTTAAAGATCTGTCTACAATATAAAAATCTATTACGCTAGTTGACACTCCCTTCAATGCCCATCGCTGAGCTTTTTGTGTTTTTGAAATCCAATGCCACTCTTCAAGTGGCTCCATATATGTTGTGTCTATATCAACACAACGAAATACGTCAATAATCTCAATAGGCTTTTTCATCTTATTTTTTTCCTTTTCTACTCGCTCCCAACCTTCGGCCTCGTTCCTTCAATTCCTCTATTTGCTCCTCAGTCATTTCCCGCTTGCAATCTTCCCATGTAACTTTCCCTTTATGTTTGGGATTAAATTGACGCCACCAAAAATCAGGCTCCAATTTTCTGTAAGGCTGATATTGATAAAATGGGCATTTCCTTGATTCACAGTCCACCTTTCCGTCTGCCCAATGCCCCATGCATTCCCAACACATAGCCTCCCCACATTCTTTCCTCAAAGGAGGTGTTTCGTAAACTACCTCTACCGATTTAATTGGCGTACGTTTCATATTATTTATCCTTTCTGTTTTATAGGAATTCTTCTAATAGATTTCCTAATCATTTCTATTGGCCTACTAAAATTCCATCTATAACAAAGCCATTCATCAAATAAGTTATTCTGATCAACGGTCCATCGCCCATTCTTTATTTGCCCAGTTTGAGCGCACCATGCAATGCGTTCATCCTTTATCCATCGACTATAAGATTCGCTGTATAACTGTAAAATTAATTCAGGCGTTAAATTAACCAATTTTGCATATAAGACTAATCTGATATGATATTCAGTCATGACAATTTACATCCGAACAAAATTCTATTTTATCTGCTTCAGTAAAAGTATTTCCTGTATTGATTGCATCCATGACCGATCCAGGAGATACTATGTCATCCATACCAATATAATGGCCTAATTCATGCAATACCGTAAGTGTGAATAATTCATCCGATAATAAATATCTAAATAACCATACATCACCATTTTGGTATGCATGACCTAATAAACCCGCCCATTCCTCCATCTGTGGATCATCGTAAAAACATACAACAAAATCCCTCCCCCAGGCTGGATCAGACCCAACAGTGAGCGCCTTTCTGTGATTCACTTTGTCAGTACCCTCTATACTGATGAAAGCTTTACCTGTTAAGTTTTTCGTCCACGTATTAAGGTAACTAACAGAATTTCGAATAACTTCCTGATCTGAATCAGAACATGTATCGTCGATCCACAATTCATAAGGGGTTGTTTCACAACCCGTACAATAACAGATAAGTAATGCAAAAATCACAATTTTCATTTTAATACCCCACGTCCTTCTTTTCATTCTACCTATATCTACCTTGTGGACAAGATGGCCCACAAGGTTTTCCGTCTAGATGTACTCCTCCCCCTCGAGCATAGTATCTTCCGCGCGGAAAAGACTCTAGCGCGTCATGATCTGACTCATTCACCCTTTCAGTGTCAGTCATTCTTAGATGAATAATCGCATCATTGACGACTTCTATTGGTATATTCATAGAGGATGCAATATTTCGAATTTCTATAGCATCCAATGTTGAAATGTGCCAATTTCCATCGCTTAATATATAATGGGATCCAGAGCTAGAGCATGCTTGTGGCCCCACAAATTCTTTTGCAAGATCACACGCTATATAGAATACACGATCGTCGTCTGTATTTAAATATACAAACCATCCCCCTAATTCACGAGTTACAGAGTGGCCAAATTGGTCAAACCATTCTCCGTTAATTTTTTCAGGAAGAATATCTCCCCACGTTTCCCCTATTACGCAATCTTCGATGAAAACTGGCAATGGACCAATTTTAATTTCACGGGCTCCGCTAACTTCTTTACACATGACATCTTCTCCTTTAACTGTCTATTCTCGTACGCTATCTCTGATAGTAAACACTCCCTTTCGTAGGAAAGGCGTACTGAGTTACGAGCATTTTGCTCTGATTTATACCCTGCATGCCAATACAAACGAGCTTGGGACAATTCTTTTTCCGCATGATCTTTAAAGACCATATACTCGCGCCTTACGCGAGAATTTTCTTTTTTAAGTAATCTGATTTCATTTTCATTTTGTTGCTTGTCGTAGAATAATCGCGACAACGTCTCAGACAGTTTTTCTACATTCTCCTGAGATGTCAGGAGATTGTCGTTAATGCTTTTAATGTCAATCACAAGATCATCTACAATTGACATTGCATCTTCTAAATATTTTGAGACGCTATTTATAACGCCTATTTCAAGGAATTCTCTCGCTAAGGCAAGAGAATTATGAAGTTTGTTAATCATTACACTTCTCCTTCTTTCATCACCCATTTAGGCCTAGTAAACTTCCATTATTGCAGGCGGAGACGGTTCCCAACCATCCACACCATCATAATCACAATTGGGGCATTTATCTTCCATCTCATCAACTTGTGCTCCACAATCCGGACACCAAAACACAAGGGCTCCTGTATATGAATTAATATCTAATGACATATTCAAATCCTTTCTTTTCATCCTCAACAATCACTTGACAAAGTCAAAATCAGTCAACCCATTCAACATGCGTCCAATATCCACCTCCATCACCATACGGACACGCCCCCGCCTCCCAGTTCCCCGGGCCGCGTCGAGGGTCATCACCATTCTCATAGGTCGATACCTCGACATCCTCAATAGCCTGTTCAGCAGCAAGCTCCCCTGCCCTCACGAGAGCGTCATCGAAATCATCCCACTGACTATCGATCACATTTCCTCTAGCACAATCTATTACCTGATACATATTACTTTCCTTTCTGCCTTTCAACACCCGCCTTGAGGGGGACGAGCGAAGTAGAAGTCGAGGGTCAGTCGTGGATCATGGTTCGCGTATGCTTCGTTAATTTGATTGAACCGACATGGGTAGGCGGCCCTGGCCTACATGAGATCTGCGTCCAACCCGAATCGTAATCGCTGTCCGGCCAATCAGTAACCACTAGGTTGGGGTTACTTTCCAGTTCGATCTCAAACATCTCGCCGTGCTTTTTACACGTTCCTCCAGATCGTAAAATCTCTTCCACGGCTTTAGAATCGACCTGTTCGGCCCAATATCGACGACATCTCTTCCATTGCGCCACAGTTTCTTCGGGGGCATCAATCCATTTCCTGGCCCAGTCCGCCACGGTGTTGTCTTGACGGATTGCCTCCGATAACAGGTAATCCCCCCAATCGTATAGTTCCCTCGGGTGTGTGGCGTATTCGCCTGCGCCACACACTATTCCATCCTCGTACAGAATGAGCCCTCCGAGGTTTTTCCCTTCCTTCACTACGTCTAGCCACATGGAGGAGATGCCGCAACCCTCTATCCACATGGACACGTATCCGCTACAATTATGCTCTACGTCAAAGGTTAAAAATCCCCTTTTCCAATCTGGGATTCCTTCGAATCCATATGGTTCCATATTCATCTTTTTATTCTCCTTGCGCCTGTCGCGCGTTTAACGGGCCACTTGGGGCTGAGGGTCAGTCAACCGGAACAATATCTGTTGGACGATATCTGTATAACCTGCCGACCTCCCTCGCCGCCCGCCCTCTCCACGCGGCAGATATGGGGCACCTCAATACCATGAGCGGGTATCCACCAATCCTAGCATCAAAACAGTCTGGATCCTGCGGAACAATAAGGCGCTCTCGTCCGCAGTCTGGGCACACTATACACTCCTTGGCATCTTCTAAGGCTTTTATCCTCGCAATATACGAGGGGCACTTGTAGTCCCGTGGATAAAAACCTGCCGGGTATGCATTATCAGTATGAGGGATTACCTCATCCTCCATCTCGCAATACACGACGACCAAATTCCCTGGTTGCTGCACATAATCGTCGTCATAATCGATACCAACCATCCCGTCCGGCAATTGTTCTCTACCAAAAAATACACCTCTCATCTCTCAGTCTCCTTTTTTGTTCGGCGCCCATCGCCGCCCCCGAGTTTCGGGGGGGCGGCGTGGGGGTCGAAGGTCAGTCGGCTACCAATGTCCATCCGTTTGAGGTATAGGTGTTGCCTTCGGTGTCTAGTACCACGTGACTGTACCCCGCTCGGGCCTGGGAGTTTGACATGTCTGCGGCGGCATCCTTGGTCTTGTGCGTGCTGTAGCAGTCACCGTAAAAGGCAGCCAAGACCACCGCGTATTTCATTCCGTTCCGAAACTTGATCTCCCTGTCGTAATGCTCGCTCGCGATGCCGTGGATGGTTCCGGTTCCGGACATTTTTTTCTCGATCGTGTAGACTTTCATATCCATCTCCTTGCGCCTGTCGCGCATTTGCCGGGCCACGGTTGGCCCTCGGTTGCCTTTCGGCGCCCATCGTCGCCCGCCACGGAGTGGCGAGCGGATGGAGGTCGAAGTCACCAGCTACTGTGCCCAGAGAACATCCCCCTCGACCTCAATGAGCGCCTCCTCGTACTCGTCAAAATCGTCGCACTGACAAGGCGAAAGTCCCTTGTCGGCCAAAAGATTTACGGCTAACTCAAGATACTCTTGTGTCCTATTCAGTCTCATTTCGACACCTCACACCAATCAGCTAACTCCTCTCGGATTTCCTCCTTCGACATTCCCCCAATTGCGAGAGCGAATTCCGTGGCATGTTTTGCAGAAGAAGTAGTCATCTCTCCTATAGACTGCGCCGTTCCGACGAACCATAAACCTGCGTAATAGTTCATCGCCTCACCACAGTCCCTAAAATCTTCAAGCGCTTTTTTGAAGTCTCGATACGTTTTCATTTTCTTCTCCTTTGTTGTTGCCTCGCAGCTCATACCCTTATGTTAGTGCAAACGGTATACCAAAGCAAGTAAATAAGGTTAAAAAATAAAAACTAATGATTTAAGGTACTTAGAAATAATATTTAGGTAAGTATATACTTAAATATAATACTTTTTGCATACCTCAACTACGCAAAAAGTGCGCAACTTATAAAAATATAATAATTTCAATATGATACTAAATAGGTAAAAAGGTAATAACTTATGAAAAGTTTGCGCACTTACCAAATATAGCCAACCCCTTTGTAGATATAATCCTCTAGTCTAAGATCTTCCTCAAATTCATCTCCTTGTCGCAGACACTTTCCGCAGTAATATTGAGACTTGTATAGATATAACGTAGTCTTTACATTACAGTTATAGCAATAATCTATTTTATGTTTAGGTTTATATACTGTGGTCATTATTCCATTGTTGATAAACTGGCACCCCTTTTGCGTTAAAACGTAATGATGACTTTTATTTGATTTTTCTGACTTTTTTAAACGGTTTAATAATCCTTCATTTACTAATATATGTAACCAATTTCCCATTTGTTTTTTAGGTATACCTAATATAGCAGATGCTTTATGATATAAAAAGGGAGTAGGTATAGGCTTATCCCTTACTTCTCTATAAATATACTTGAGGATATATAGTTTTACACTTTTTTCTTTTACATTATTCATTTATTCCGCCGTTTTCTAAAAATAAATAATTGACGTTCTTCTTCAATACAATTAATAACCTTTCTTCTATTATGATCGCAACACAACACTTCTTTGTCATCCTTTATAAACTTATACCTGCATAAACCATCTAATTCCCGTTTTTTACAATCGCATTTCTCATCAAACATCAAAAACCTCCTATTCCAAAATTATATTGATCATCCAATCGCTTTATTTCTTGTAAGGCAATAATACTATGTATTTCTGAACATCCATCAATACTTTCTCCAGCTATTTCGTGTAAAATATCTCTGTATATAGGATAGTCGTATTCATTGCAAATAATACCATTTCCTTTCTTAATATTATTAATAACATATTTTTTCTTTTCTTCTAGATCTGCATTAGATATTTTAGAATCAGTCGCTGCTACATTATCCATTAAATTAGATCTACGAGGTTCTATCTCAACGTCATCACCAAAACTAAAACCAAAAGCACCTCGTTTAATTGCTTGATTGCATAACCAACAAGCTAAAACGGTGTCATCATGCTGGCCAACTGATTGAACCCTACCATCTAAAAAAGTCATTGATCTAAATTCATCAATCAATATATCCGTTAACTCAATACTATGGGCATCTCCTCGAGGAATTCTAAATTTACCATTTTCAAACAATACACGTAATTCAGGAACACCAAATTCTAATGAATTTTTATTTTGCGCAGTAGTTACAAATTTATAAATAGGTAAATCAGTTTCCCTTATTAATTCGTCTCCAAAAATTCGTTGCATTTGATTTGCTTCTAAAGTCATTAATCCAGGATCATATATACGTCCCATTCTATTAATTTCAGATTGCTGTTCTCTATAAGGCAATCCTTTCTTTCGAAACATATCGATCAACCATCTATTTCCAAAATTGTCTAAACCTAAAATAATAATAACCGTATAATCTGCCTGGACAGTGGATGAAATGGCGAAATCAACCCCGGCATAAGGAACAATCCCTTTATCTAACCAAAATTGTAAAGGCATCCCTAACTTTAAACTAAATTGTTCAACGGGATTACCTCTAAATAGACTAATTGGGAATAAACTCATTTCATCACTAATTGGAGAAACTAAAAATTCCCTACCATATCTAATAAGTCCTATTTCATCTTTTTTAGTAAGTAAACGCTCTAATGAATATCTATCTGGCCAAAGAATATTATTAGCAATTTCTCCTGGATTAGATTCAGCCGGATACATCTTAAAAACATATTGTTTATTTTTTTGTAATTCCCCATATAAATCATTTATATGAAATGGGGTACCTACTACAATTATTTGGCCTGAAGGAGTAACCATGTTTGAAATAGCATTAAAGAAATAATCATTTTGTTTATTTCTAACTGTCTCACTCCAAGCAGTTTCATCGTTAAGCCCGTCATCTACTACAATCCATCTAGGGTGTGCACCTCGAACACGCACACCAAAACCCCTAGCATATATCCTATGTCCATTTGCTAACGTAATTTTTTTAGAACCCCATGAAGATTTCTTTTTAGGAACTAAATATTGTAATTTAGGATTAGTCTCAATTTCAATCTTAATCATTTCTAAAAATTCAGATGCCTGTGATTGGGTAGCTGAAAAAATAAACCCGCATTCTCCAGGATATTTAATTGCTTGTCTAATTGGGTAAGCAAAATCAAAAAAATATGACTTACCGTGATCTCTAGCACTCAATATACAAATTCTATTATTATAAGCAATTAATTCATCCCATTCAAGGTGGTGGTCACCAATTAAAAATCTACCATTATAAGGAGGCTCAATAGGCCCCGTTAAAATAGAATCTGCAAAATAAGCAACTGATTCAAGTATCATTTGCTTATCTAATTCATCTAACTTTATTTCACATTCAGGATTAATATCTTCATAATCAAAATTAGATTCTTCTTCAGTTAAATCTTCTTCAACTATTTCATAATTAAAATTAGATTCAAGTGAAGCTAATAGTAATTCATATGAATTAGCAATAGTAGTATTTCTATCTATAAAGGGAATAGCTATCCGTTTAAATGGATTAGTTAAAGGAGTAGTATTTATTATAGGAATACGCTGCATTATTTTTCATGAAAAGTAACCTTTTCATAATTGTTGATAATCTTAGTAGTATAAATAGGTTCTTCCGATAAATCTATTCCTACAAATACACTAGTTACCAACCTATTTTTAAAGGTCACTAAGTCATCTACAAAATGAAAATAATCCGTATATAATATACTGGTAGAAATTTTCATAATTTATTTCAATTGTACGTTTCTATTATTAACAGCGTTACTAATATACTCGAAAACATAATCCGTTGCATCAGTACACTGAATCATACAATTAGAAAAACGTAATCCTGCTTCTGTCAACAATTTTTTATCCATTACATCGTTTAACGCATCAATATTTTTTACGTAGGATAGAGTACAATCTTCGGCGCATTGATTCACTTTTTCACGATCAATGCCTTGAAAGAATGCACAAGCATACACTATACAAATTACAATTAAACATAAACAAATAATTATAGTTCGTTTCATTGGCTTACCTCCTTATAGTTTTGAAAGCCATGATTCTTTTATTTTTAACTCACCTTCAAATCCTAACGTACATTTTTCATGTAAATCAGAATCATCATGGATAACCTTATAGGGAACCCATTTGTAACCAAAATCAGGGGTATCTACGTAAACCGCTTTACCTGATTTTTTAAGCAAAGTACATTTACTCATTGAAACAGCTGATTCTTCCATCTATTTACCTAAACCCTTTCCAAATAAAAAAACTGAAAAATCATCTTTTATTGGAACCCTATTTGTCTTTTTCCCACAATTACATTTCCATGCATGTATTTCATATACGTGAATTACTATACCACGTTTTTCATCAAAATAACAATCCTTTTTAGGTTTCTTGTCCATTATTCATTAATTAACGGCCAAATATACATAGTAATATTATCGCCTTTAATTACTAAAGGAGATGGATATTTATTATATATTAATTCAACTACATCAGATTTAATATGCGATAGACATTGGTATATCATTACACCATTAATTCCTACATTAAATGAGATATCAGTAGATCCATCAATAATACCTACATTACCAATGTAAGAATCTGAAACAGTATCAATTCCTAAAGCTTTTATTTCTATTTTTCTATCAATAATATTAAAAGAAATACCATTTATATCTGAAACATTAGAAGCTTGTTTAACTACATCTAATAATTGTTTTCTATTTACAATAGTATGGTGCTCATATTTATACTTTGTAGCTATCTCTGTATTAGGATATTTTCTATCCCCTAAAGCAACTATACGAATAATACTATCCAACATAAAATACAAAAAGTAATCATCTTTATACACTGCACCACATTTCACTTTTTTAGGCCATTTATTAAACAATTCAATGGGAATAATTATGTCTTCATAAGGAAAACTCATTTCCTCTAATCTAACTAATCTATTTCCATCGGTTGCTTCAATATAGTCTTTAGTAAAATGTAAATAAGGAAATCCATTTGCCTTAGAAGATTTAGAAGCGCCAAAAATAACACTATTCAATTTACATATATCCATACTAATAAATTGATAATCACTTTTAGGATAAATAGGCAATGGATATACGTCTGGTAGACAATCTAAATAGTAATAATTGGATTTACCCATAAGACATACACGATTAGTTCCGTCAAATGTTGTACTAAATTCTAAATCACCTTTGTCCTTTACTGCTTCAGACACTATTGAAGCATCCACTAAACAATCTAATAAAGGAGAGTCTATATAAGCAAAAGAAGAACATATTCCATCAGTGACAAATACTCCAGATGGATTCACTACAAACCTAATTTTATTAAAGACAGATTTACTACTATCCTTCGTTAAAAGCGATAGCATGCCTTTCAAAGCAGGCTTCAATTCCATGATGTTCCCTCAATTGTTTTAAACCGATACACTTCAATAATAGTTCTTTTGGTATAGCCCTACCTTTATCTAGAAATCCAGTAACAATATCCATATCTTGTAAAGGAAAATATAAAGAAACTATACAGTATCTAAGATGCTCAAAATTATATTTACGTAAACCTAACATATATAATAATCTATGATATTCATTATAGCAATCCAAACATAAACCCAAACCATAATGATTATTTTTTTGCGTATTACACCACATACATCTATATAATTTATGCCGTTTACTCCAAAAATCTTTACCAAGCCAAGTACATAATTCGTCCATTTGATCTTCAGTAATTACAAAACTTCCTTTAGTAGAAGTTCTACGCCATTTTTGAAGAAGAGCCTTAGCAGCCCTTCTTAACTGCGATTCACTATATCCAGTTAATTCTATCAATTGCCGTAAAGTATAAGAACCCCTAGTAAATCCCCCATTATAACCAATTCTCGATAATTTATGATATAAAGAAGATATACTCCTATTACCACTTTTCCTACAAAGCCATTTAATACTATTTGCCCCAATACCTTGAAGTAAATTTAACTCTTCTTTTTTAGTCCAATGTCTCTTTTTCATTTTTCTTTTTATTCAGTTCTCTATTTGCCTTTATAATAGCAAAAGCTGCTTGTCTTAAAGCTTCCTTAGAATGAGTTATTTTAGGAACGGACACACCCTGCCTACTGTCAACCTTTTCAGATTCTTTATCAGTTAATACCCCTCTAGTTATGTCAGCAATTTCTTTCCTAGCATCAAATCTAAATTTTTCTAATCGCATTAAAGCATTTAATAAACCTTCATAAGAATTAACAGTAGCTATGCCCATGTTTTCAAGCATTGAAAACACTTTTTCCGATATAGTGTCAGCATCTTTTAATTGATTAGTAATAGCCTGGACATGTGCCTGCCCAAGCTTCTCTAATATTTTTGTCTCTAATGCAATCCTATAATTTTCACGGTCTTCTACCCAATTATCCGCCTTACTCCATTTAGTCAATGTAGAAAATGCTACCTTATCAAATGGATAAACTTTAGATAAATCATTCAAAGAAATACCGGTTTGCGAAGTTACATATTTTATCTTTGCAAGACTTCTCAAACTTTTATTGTTTAATTCTTCTATTGGAGATCCAAATTCAATAGAAGAAACTTTAGAACCAGGTAAAACTTTTACATTTACACCTGGATCGTCAAAAGAAATTCTTGTGTCTTTAATGGGAACCCTTTTCAAAACTATCTAACCTGTCTTTGATATCTACTAGAGTTTGGCTCCATGTATCTTTCACAATCATTTCTAAATCATCCAATTTAGACAAAGGAACTTTCTGCTTATCTATAGTAAAATTAGGAACTAATTCTCCGTTAGCAATCTTAAAATCCCCTTCTACAATATTCTCAGATAAACCCAACTTTTTAGAAATTCGTAATTTAGCTAATTGTAATCCTTCCATTACAATTCGCTCTCTATTATATAGAAAGATAGTAGTCATTTAACCTCTATATGGCATTGATTTGCTAATTTCCTCACTTGTTTAATGCGATGTTTTGCTAATCTACGACCTTTAGGCGTTCCGCTACAACTACCTCCTTTAGAGGTATATGCTCGAATAGCTCCCTCTAATCCACCACATTTTTTAGATAAATAATTTACCCAATAAGAAAAACAAACTATTTGATCATATCGTTCATTCAAATTAAGTTGTAATTGTCTACGACAAACCATTCTGATGGTGCTGTGGAATTGCATTATTCCATGTGCCTTTGCTCTACCATTAGAAATATCCCCTCTAGCAAATTCATTAAATGAAGATTCTTTATAAGCAAAAAATACAGCTAAAAAAGGCATAAAAGGTCTTTTATCATATATCATAGATCCATTTATGAGATCTTGTACTAATTGATTACGAATAATTGAACTCTTTCTAAATTTACTATTAGGAGTATCCTCTGTTTTATGTAAAATCCAATCATTTAAAACAATAGAAACACAATCATTAGTTAATTCTTCAGACTTTGCTAGACTAAGAAAACAAAGCATAAGAAACAACACTATGAAACAACCAACTAATATAACTAACAAACTTTTAAATTCGTTATATAGTTTCATTAAATCCTCCTATAAATATTTTATTCTTTCTTATTTCTTCTATTAATAAAACCGCATGCGCGGTAGCATCTGATACATGCTCACGTTTTGTTTTAGAATACTTATGAATTTCTTCATAAGCACTCAACACCTCACTCTCAACTGCTAATTGAATACCTTCTTTACTTTTATCTTTTTTACCAAATCGTTTTTTAATGTCATTTGGAAAAAAGGGAGCAACATATAATTGACGAGAAAGCGCCCAAAATAAAACACCACCATAAACTACAGCAGATTTCCAAGCATTATTTCCAATAATAATTTCACTTTTTTGATTTTTATAACGCATAACAGTATAAGATTCGATCGCAACCGCTGAAATAACCTGGTTTAATTTGGCATTGTGGGAAAGGTATAAATGTTCTAATTCTTCATACACCTCCCTATATCTTCTAAAATCATCTATATTAGTTCTTAATTGGTTAATGGATTTTTTATCTTGCTTTTTAGTCTCAATATATTGGCTACCTAAACAATAATATTGACCAACATTATCTAAGCCCACTATAGATAATCCAGTAGTTCTAATACCTGGATCAACGCCAAGCACTACTAAAGAATAATTCATACCGTATCTAATGGGTGTCCTAATCATTTTTATATAACTTTACATAATCTTTTGTACGGATTCTTTTGCATCTAAAAAACTTTATATTATCAGTTATAATCATAACCGGCCTATCTTTCCATTCTATGGGAAATTTTTCCATTAATTGTTGTACGCTATTGTGCGTCATACTAGAAAGAACACTAACAACAATAACATTATCTAATTCTTGTTTAACTATTTGATGCTTTATATTTTCATCAAACGGAATTTCTAATTGCTCTTCGCTTGAAATAGGCTCTATTTGGTATAGAACTGTTTGTTTCTTCTTTATATCTTTTGTCTTCATTAAAAGTATCCTCCACAAGATTACTTTGTCCATTTTCTTTTATAACAGTAATTCTATTTTCAAACAAGGATTGAAAATCTGGATCGTGATCTATCACAAATACAGAATCCTTATCCTTAGCTAACAACTGAAGCATGTCCATTACTGCATACTTGCCACCACTATCTAAATGTCTAAATATTTCATCTAAAATAAGTAAGTTGTACTGCTTGGTAGAACGTCTAGAGATTATAGACGAAAGTCCTAAATCAATAGCTATTGAAATACGCTGTTTCTCCCCTCCACTCCAACTTCTATAATTTCTAGAAATTATGGAACCGTTAGGTGCCCATCTACAAATATTAACCTCGGGACTATTTATTATCTTCTTACCTCTACCCTTTTTGTAAGAACCCAGTTCTACCCAAATAGTACCATCCGTAAGAAGCTTTACCCAATAATTAATGGAGGCATTAAGTTCACTTAATTTTGTATCAAGTATGTACGATTTTAATCCTTTAGCCCCTAATGCTTTAACCCAAAAAACATAGCACTCTTTTAAAGTTGTAATACTATCTAATTGTTGGTTTATTTGTAATAAATCGTTATTACATCTATCCAATTTAAGGTTATCTTCTTGCTGTATAGATATCCACGGATTTATCTTATTAGATTCTTCTTTAATACGATTTTGAATAAAAATAATATCATCCTGAATAGAATTTTTTAATTTATTATTTTTGTCTATATCCGATATAGCATTTAATTGTTCTTGTATTTCTGCTTTTAACTTAACAGAATTATCTAAAAACAAAGCTTTTTCTCTCTCTATTTTACGTAATTCTATTCGAATAGATCCATCAATTGTATCCAATGTATTTTTTATATTATGAAATTCTGACGTTTTTACAGAAAATAAATTCTCTAATTTACTATATTCCTTTTGTAAATGCTCTATAGTAACTAACTGCCCGCAACTATCGCAATAATAATTACCATTATTCATAGTATAATTCAAATACTGTTGTTTATTAATAATATCAGACAATTCTTTATCTACAACAGCTAGCTGTTTATTAATATCTAACTGCTGTGCCAAATAAGATTTATATACAGATTCATCTGGTTTACTTAAATTGGCTACTTGGATCTGTAACTCTTGTATTCTGGTTTCATGTCCAACCTTATCCAATATTTGAATTGCATCATTTTTAATTTGTAATTCATTTTCCTTAATGCGTAAAGATTCAATAGACTTACTTTTGCTAATTTCCCAATCTTGTATATTAACGGTATAATTTTTACCTTGTAAACTTGAAATAATTTGATCAATGGTTTGTTTATTTCCTAGTATACGCTGTTCTGATAACAGTAATTCATTTTGCTTACACTTAACTTTTTCTAAAAGATTATCTATGAATTCAAGTTGTGATAATTTAGTTAATATTTCCATTCGCTTAGTGTCAGTACTATCTGCATAATGCACTAAATTTGTTTGAGCAAATAAAATAGTAGAATGGAAAATTTCTCCATCAATGCCTAATAGATTATAAATAGCTTTCTGTGTTTCTTTTATATCTAACTTAGTCAATTGATTGTCATCATTGACTAATAATTGCAAAACAGTGTTTCCTTTTCTAGATCTCTCCCTTCGAATTAGGATCATATCTCCATTATCTGATTCTATCTGAACCTCAACATAACAATTCTTACAATCATCATTGATAATACTGTCTATATGATCTCCTCGAGGTATTTTTCCATTAATACACCAGTCTAAACTATCAGGAATACAAGATTTACCTGCCCCGTTAGAATCCATTTTAGGCTCGTCTTTATTTATTCCTTGAATTAACACTAATCCTCTATCAATCAACGAAATAAAATGTTCTCCTGCATAAGAGCCATAATTACACAATTTAATATTAAGTATTTTCATAGTTCATTCACTAATTGATTAAATACTTGTAATAGTAATTCTTTATCGATTTCACCTGCAAAATTATCAATATAAGATCTTACATAGTCCATTGAATCATTACTACATACGTTCAATCTATTGTTTACCGAACTATCATTTGAAGATTCTACAATGCATCTAACTCCTTCAGGAACAACAATACTTTTCCTAAATTTTTCTAAATCCACTCCTTGAGGAGCTTTCAATTTAACGATGTCTCCTTTTTCAACACCGTTAATACAAGTACCTTGTGGTACTACATCAAATACATAATGTTTAGTCCCCCAATTCACAGTCTTATAAATAGGAACAAAATGTTCTTGAATATTTTTAGTAAAAACCATATAACCTTTTTCTTGATTTGCTTCACTTGCATCAATTTGATAAGGAGACCCTACATAAAATATATTACGTATATTCTGCCTTTTATGATAATGCCCAGAAATAACCATAAAATAGCTAGATAATTCATTAATAGACACACCATCATTATCTAATACGTTATTATAAATCTCAAACCCCTGAATACCTTGATGCATGAAAACAATTCCAGAAGGAATTTTACTTAAGTAGTCTAATAATATTTGTTTATTTTTTCTATATGGTAACCAAATAAAATTTTTGTAAACACAAGGCTGTTCAATCACTTCCACATTATTTAATTCTGAAAAAGGTTTTAACGCATTATCTCCTTTTTCATTTATTTGATCATGATTACCGACTAATAAAATAACTTCAATTCCACAATCATTTAAATCATGAAAATAATCAAATACCTTATTCTGTATCTCTACATCTACTTTATACCTTAAATGATAAAAATCGCCTAAACAAACAAGTAATTTATCCGCTTGTTGAACTACTGCATTCTTTAAACCAGGAAGTACTTCATTAAATACTATTTCCGAAGTACGTTCATGTAGATGTAAATCAGAAAAAATAATCATTTTTCAAATTTTCCTTTTATAATAGAACCATCATCCGCAACTAAATAAGTTTGATGCTTAGGCTTTCCTAAAAAAGGAGAACTATACATACGAATTAATTGCCCACCACATTCACAAATAGAACCATCAAAATTATAAGCCTCTTCAAAAGTATCGAATAATTGTTCAACAATATTACTACATTTATTACATTTAAATTCATAAATAGGCATATTGCTTACTCTTTTCTAAATTTACACGGAAATATTATCCAACTATCCTTCTCCACTACATGCTTTTTACCAGGGAAACAATGCATCATTGTACATCTATCACACCAACATCCTAAATTATCTAAGTCACAACAACAATCCATTTCACAAGGTTCTACTACATTACTTAACCCATCTAAATTATTTTCTTTTAAAAACAATAAAACCAATTCATATAAATTTTTATGATATAGATCATCCATAAAAATACTCCTTATTTATTGTTAGACATTACTGTGTAATAAACCGATAGCAACTTATTAAACAATAAAGGATTTTCTCTACATTTATCTGCCAAACCATTCCAACCTTGAAATTTTATTACTTCCCCATCTATATTAATTGCGCCCCAACTACCATCCACTACGATAATTTTTGCATTTTTTAATGTTTCATAAATAGACCAAGTATTATCTATACCAATTCCAGAAATAAGCGCAAAATCAGTTTTTTTATACGGATTCCCTAATCTATTTTTATCTAAAAATGCACCAACTTGTCTACCAATATGTTCCCCTTTATAATTAATATATCCCAGATTAAATAAATTAATCCTAATAGTGGCTAAATGTCTGACCGCTGAACCTCCATAAGTTTCTTTTTTTGTTACATTTCCAAAACCGCCTTTGTTCTTACCAAATGCTTCATATTGATGATTAGCAATTACAATAGCTACATTAGTTCTTCCTAATTTAGAAGGCAATAAACGACAAGCTTCTTTTAATACTTTAGCGGCTCCCGCAGGTTTGCCTTCAGCTTCTAATCGCTTTTTTACTTCATCTCTAGTTGCAGTCCCACCTAGCGCATCCCATCCAATTACTACAGGAACATCTGGAGCATTAATCGCCCACCATTCCACAGTATTGTACATTTGAATCATTACATTTTCTATATGTAATTCATCTCTTTTAAATTCTACGCATTGCAATTTATTAATATCGACCCCTATCTTACTTGTGTACCTAAAATCCCTTGCAGATTCTGAATCAAATAAAATAGGCACTCCACCTATGGACTGAACAGAAGCAAATAGGTGATCTATAATAGTAGATTTTCCGATATGTTGTGGCCCATAAATCTCTGTCACTCTACCTGTTGGAATACCTACACCATTCAATAACGAATCTAAAGCAATACTTTGTGTAGATATGTATTGCTTAACGTTAGCTAAGCAATCATCATTAGAAAAATCTAATACCTCAACAATCCCATTACCTTTTTTCTTTATATAAGTCTGGTATTCGGCAATTGGGTCTTTTTTAATAGGTTTAGGTTTTTTCCCAATAGAAATACGCTTCATTACTAATTACCATTATTTCCTCGAATAGAATCTTGAAGTTGTTGTAAAGTCATGGGCTGTTGTTGCCCTAAAGGTGCTTGAGTATTCGCCTGCTGGGAAGGATTTACATTTTGAGCTTCCTTTTTAATTGGACTACGGTTAAATGGTACATTAGGCGTAATAGGTTGCTGTGGTAAAGTATTCTGTTGGGAAGGCTGCGGATAGTACGGAGGTCCATTATAATTCCCACTTGAAACAGGAGGAGGATTAATATTCTGTTGGGGTTGTGGTACTAAATTAGGAGCATTAGGTTGAGGAATAGGATTAGACACCATTGGAGGAATTGTATTTTGCATTGAATAAGGCTGCCGTACTCCAGAATTGGGATATTGCATCGATGAAGATCCACCGATGTTACCAAGTCCCATATCTATGATTGCATTTTGCATCTCTTCTTCGCTTGGATGCTTAAATACAGATTCAAGGTCTATCAAATTAGACAATAATCCCCAAAATTGCTGTGGTAAAGGCTGTGGATCTTCATCAATACAACTATATTCTACATCAAACTTCCCTGGACCAGTTTTTGTTTTCTTTATTCTAATAGGTCTACCTAATTGTGGATCGCAAATATTAACAGATCTTTCCTCTAATAAATTACCAATTGCTTTATGCAGCGTAGCACCTGCTCGTAAAACAGCCGGTTGGGCTTGTCCATTATTAAAATGAATTTGTGGTGTATCTAATAACGCTACTTGATATAGAAAATTAGTATTAACACTCCCCCAATCTTTCGCCCTTTTCTGTGTACTAAGGTCAGAACTTTCAATAGCTAATCTAGCTACTTGGCATATTTTACAACTATCAGCTCCCGGACAGCCTAATGACGCACCTTGAGGCTTACTGACTGATTTCCAAAAATGGCTTAAAGCAATCGCAAATATATATTTTCCAGGTGCCCATGGTGGTAAAATAAAAGCCCTTATAACCGATTGGTAGCCAATAGGAACTGCTACACTCTCCCATTTAGACTCATTATTTGGGCCTAAAAATTTAACAAAAGTATATTGAGATCCACCGCGTCCCATAGACATTTTATGCTCTTGATATGCACTCATCATTTGATTAGCATCAGGCATATTATAAACAGGCATTTGTCCAGTAAATTGCTGTGGCATATTTTGTGACGGCATTTGTCCTTGCATAGGATATGGTGATTGAATAGGATATCCTTGTTGTGGAAATCCTTGTTGCGGCTGATATGCATTATTAGGATATTGAGGTTGATTATTAGGATATTGAGGTTGATTATTA